GATGAGATGGTCCAGCCGGGCGAGGGCGAGGCTGACGGCCTGCGTCAGGGCGCGCACATCCTGCCGCGCCGTGCGCAACTGACGGGCTGTCTCACGCGGATCGTTCGGGAGAGGCATGGGCCTACGCTCCTGCCTGCTCACGCGCGATCGCATTCCATAAAACGCCGACGACCTGGCGCCGCTGCGCATCTGTGAGCGGCAAGGCAAGCACGGGCAGGCACGTCGCGCAGACAGAGGGAGACGTCATCCCATCCCACCCCTCCGGGAGCGCGTCGACATCCACACTCCCGCCACAGAGTTCACAAAAAAACATGATCGTCCCATCACGCCACGCAGAACAGGGGGGCCCGCCGCAGGCTGCCTGCTGGGACATCTCCGCAGCAAACGCCGCCTCACCATCCCCCGTGAAATAGGCTTCAAAGTCTTTCCCCGTGACCAAGGCCGCAATCATCGCCTCTTTGAGGGTCGGAAAGCTCGGCATAGCCCGGAGTTGGTAATCAGCGCTGGCCTGCACGGGGTAGAGGCTCGGCGTACCAAAGGCGACCTTATAGCCCGTCGTAAAGGCGAAAATCGTATAGTGGCCGTCATGGGAGCGCTTGGCTTCGAGGGTCATGAGCTTGAGCAAGCGATCTACTTCAAAGCGCCGCAAGAGGGCCGTATGTTCTTCGGGCGTGAGCATCACAATACCTCCTGGCTAGACCACTGCGCCACCGTGGGCCAAATGCGCCCGCACCTCATCGGCCACGGTGCGTAGCGTCTCCAGACACGCCTCGCCCACAGCGACCGTTGCGTCGGGATCTTCTGCCACCCCCGTGGCCGTGGCACAGGCGGCCCGCACCTTCCGCTCCATGGCTTGGGACGGATTCTTCCCCGTGAGCAACGCCCGCGTCTCTGCAGCCAAGCGGGTGACACTCATGCGCCAGTCTGGATCAGACGTCTCGCCCGTCGCCCTGGCTTTGCGGACCGTATCGCGGATCGTTTGCAGCAGCATGCCGTAGTCGTCGTCCGTAAAGGCCGTACGCGCTTTGTGCAGGCGCTTCTCCGCCCAGCCATACCACGTCTCCAGCGTCTCCCCCGGATGGGCCGCAAGCGCATCGAGGAGCGCTGGTTCATGCCGCTGCCCAGGATCCGCCGCGGGCGCAGCCTGGTCGCCGTAGAGATCGCCGATCGGCGACGCGAGGCGCGGGGGCTCCTCAGCCGTCGGCGGGGCCATGAGCAGGATATTGGCCGTGCCCGCAAGCAGTTGGCGCGGCGTCCATTTCGGCCAGAGCACCGGCACCACGAATTTCATCGTTTGCGCTTTCTGATCGCCCCGTGCCGCCCGCTTGAGCGTGCGCTGCTCCAGCCGCAAGACACTCTCGATAATGGCATGCTCGCCCCCGGCCTGTGTGAGCAGGTCCAGCGTCCCGAGCAGCTCCGCAGCGGCATAAAACCCCTTCGTCTCCAGCCGCCATGTCCCCAGGCCCGGCACGTCCGGCAGCAGCACGTTCAAGCGCAGAATCCGCAGGCAGGCTGCCCCGCGCTGGGCCTGATCCGCCCGCTCCAGATCGTCCGCCGGGCAGATACAGGCTTTGCCAATCAGATCCAGGTTCGTCGCGCAATCCTGAATGACCGTGCCCGTGCATCGCCGCTGGCACCCGGACGCACTCCAGACCTCATAGGATAGGGCCACCGCACTCATCGTGGGAATGAGCACGTCCAGACTATTGGCTTCCGTGTACACCTCGAAATGCGTGGCGCGGCCGTGCTCATCCACCGGCGCCCCCTCGCCCTCCCAGGGTTTCACCGTGCCACCATAGAGGGACGCCACAAAGCCCAGCAGGGAGCCGTTTTGCGAGGTCAGACGAAAGGTCGAGAGCTTATGGGGATGCGTGCCCCCGCCCCGGGCGTTTGGTTCACGATCTCCTATGCGGATTCGGCCCAGCTCCGTGAGCTTCTTCGGCAGGGTGCGCTCCATGCGCATGTCCTTTCTGTGAGAGATGTTCTTAACGCCCAGACGCGAGGCGTGCCACTGTGCGGGAAATGCCACGGCCTTGTTCCCGTCGCTTCTCAATGGATTTCCACGCAGAAACAAACCCGAGGTACTTCTTCAGGTTCCATCGCTGCTCCCCATCCTCTAAGCGGACAAAACCGAGCGCAAATGCTTTGGGTGTGGCTTCCTCCCCTTCAAGCAAACCATGCTCTTCTAAAAAGAGACGTAACTCGCCAATCGTCTGCTGTTTTGATTTGTTGAGGAGTTGAAACCAACTGACCCAGCGAGGCCGTTTGTGACGTGCCCCGCGCTGGATACGTCGGCGCCGATAGACAATGTGGGCCTCATCAAGGGCGATGCCGGTGCGCGAGAGAGCATGGATCGCCAAATGGCATCCCTTACAGACCGTAATAACGTCTCCAGGCTCTTCAGAACCAAAACGCGCATAGGTGGTGTGATGGACATGTAGGTGACCCTGCGAGCGTCCGCAACACCAGCAGAGCGTTTTACGGACGGTGGCACAGAATGTTTGCCAATGGTCACTACGGAGATAGTGTGCGTAATCATCATAGCCCAAGGCCTTCGCACGCAGATCAACGTAGGTATCTATATGATGACCCTGTGCTAGGTGTCGCATGGTTGCACTAGATCCCCTACAAGCGTTAAGCCCTGGAAATCACGCAGTTGCGCCTCAGTATAGACGCGGCGATTCGTCTTGGTCCGTGAAATCGGAATGAGACGCCCCTCCCGTTCCCAGCGTTGGAGCGTCTTCACGGTGACCCCGAGCAAGAGGGCTGCTTGTGTTGCTGTCAATGTTTTCATAGGCACTATTATACACAAAAAAGCAGAAATGTACAGAGATTTTTTTCTTGCCTTGCTCTATCTACGATCATAGATACTCCTCTGCTTCAGAGAGGTCTGGGTATTTGTGTCCTTTCTGTAGGTGATCGCCCTCCTCCCTCCCTTCCGCATCCTCCGCATCGCAGGGCGCGTATCCCCGACAGAGGCAGTCCAGCGTACTCAAGCACAGCCCGGTGACATGGTCCTCCCGCGGATGGCCGCAGCGACACTCATGCATGCTCCCTCCTTTGCGAGGCGGCCTGACTGAGCCGCGCGCGAATCTGGATCAGATCCTTCGGCGTCCAGGTATACACTTCGACCTTCCCCGTCGCATCCCACCGCACCGCCGCTCGTTCCTGGCTCACGGTGAGCCCCTGCCCCGGCAGCGGCACCTCGACATAGAGAATCGCGGTGCCCCGCACCAGCAGCACATGCAGCCCGGCATCCTCCCCCTGCGGATTCCAACTCCACTGCCCCGCCCAGCCATATTCTCTCGCGATGCCCTCTAACGTGCGTAGGAAGGCCGTGAGTGCGTCATGCTCGGCGGGGGATGCGGGAGCAAGGGGCGCCGGGGATCGGGGCGTCACGCCCCGCTGAGGGGGCGTCCTGAGGGCCTGCCGCATCGCCGCGTCACTCGCATAGCGCAGGGGCATCGGGTTTCTCCTCCTGGAGCAGGGTGATGGCACACACGGGACAGATGAAGGGCACCGTGATCGGGTGCCAGGTCTTGCAGTGGTACAGCAGGGGGCGGGGCGCGGTCGGCAGCGGGAGCGGCAGGCCCGAGGCCACGGGCGTCGGCGCCAGGCGGGCCCGATTCTGGCGCATGCTGCGCTGCTCCGGGGTGCGCGCCGCCTCACGCCGGGCGGTATCATAGGCCTTGGCGCGCGCGAGATGGTCGGCACAGAGGACATGGGGGAGCGCCGCCGCCTGCCGGCAGCGGATGCAGCGGCCGGTCGCTTTGCGCCGCTGGTAGTGCTGGGGGGTCATGGCGTGTCCTTTCCTTGCACAGGTATTGACAGGCGGGTGCGTCGTGCATACACGAGTTTCCCAGCGTCGCGCCAGGTGATTTCTCGTGCCCCCTGCGCTATGGCGAGCCGTTTCTTGCTCAGCGCAATATCAAAATGTTCGCGGGGTGTACCCGCATGCTGGATCCACCGCCGATCGACACCAATCGCGTCGGCCAGCGCGAGCAACTCCTCGGTCGTATCGGCCAGCAGATGCACCATCTTCATGCGGCCAACGGGGGCGTTCATATCGTCAACATAGACGGCCATCAGCGTTCTCCTGTGTGAAGGACGGCAGGATCGGACGGGGCAACGTGATCGGCAGTCCATCGCCCCGCAGAATACGACCCTGGGTGACGATCAACTCAAACAGCCCTTTGGTTTTGAGCACATCACTCGCGACATAATTTGTCACTTCTGCGTGTCGGCCTTGCGCCCACAGGCGCGGCGCCAGCGCGCCATCCATCTCTTTCGCGCCGAGGCCATTCGCCACGCTGAGAGCGCCGAGGGAATTGAGCCCACGCGCAAACTTGCGGGCGGCATCAGCCTGCCAGACAGCCGCGAGAATATCGTAGCCACGCAGCATGAGACCATAAAACGCCGCAGAGAGCGCCTGCAGGGAGTCCTGGCCGTCCTGGAGCTGCGCGAGCAGGAGGGGCGCATCAAACGACGCGCCATTGAAACTCACCAGGAGCGCCTGACGATCCACCCAGGACTGCAGCGTTTCGGTGAGTGTAAAGACATCGAAGAAATGGAGCCGCTGATCCTGATAATCCCAAAAGCAGCCGATACTAAGTCCTAGAACTCCCTTGCGGTCCCAGCCAATCGGCTCAAACCGGTGCAGCGATTCCGGTGCAAGCCAGCGCTGTACGCAGACGTCTTGCTCCTCTCCGCAGTGTAGACAGTCCTGCGCAGACCGTTTTGTTTCAACGTCGAATATAATACAGTTAGTACCTTCAAGCATATATGTGTCGTCTCCACATGTCGAGTATTAGGTATATGGCACACACTGATGCGGATCCCCCGTCACGGCATTGACCGGGGGCGTCTGCTCCGCCCAGTGTCCGGGCCGCGGGCTGTCCTTCCAGACGCGCGCCAGGAGCAGGGCGTGACAGCCGGGCTGCGGGCACGGGGTAAAGGCCGGTTGCCACCGGGCTGTGTCGTCAGGGCAGGGCGGCGATGGGGGAGGCGGACTCGGAGACTTAGACCGCGCTGTGGCCATGGGGCTCCCCCTGGAGTGATCGAGGCCAGTGGGGTGTCCGCGCCAGAGCGAGATCGTCCCGCAGATCGTCCCACAGCGCGTCAAGTGCAGCACGCTGGAGACGGTGCGCGTGGACGGGCGAGGCCGCGACCCGATGCGCCGCAATCGCGGTGGCGAGCAGATCCCAGGTCTCCAGTGTGAGGGTGAGCACCTGGGCCGGGGCATCGGGCCGCAACTCCTCGACCGTCAGGCCCCGTGCGAGGGCATCAGCACGGACGCGCACGACCCGGACGCGCGTATTCAGCAGAATCAGCGGCCCCGCCAAGGATGCATACTCGGAGGCATCGAGCAGGGTCGCCAGCATATCCCACACCTCCAGCGGCAAGGTGATACCCACGGGCACCCCCTGCGGCGTAAACACCTCTAGCGTGGCCTGGGGCACGTCGGGACGCGTGTCGTCAAAGCCCACGCGCACGACCTTCGTGCGCGTGTGGGTGAGGATCTGGAACGCCGAAGCAGTCAGCGGATCAGCGGGCATACGGTGTCCTTTCCGTGGTACGTGGCCGATACGGCGGGATGATCATCCCCGCTGGGACGGGCTGCAAGAGTTGCGCTGCAGCCTGAAGATCACGTGCAAGGTCGGGGCGGGTCGTCTGCACCGCTGCAGCCCACGCGAGGCACTGCGTCACGCGCTCGGGGGCGGTGAGTTTCTCCTGCCACGCGCCCTGTGCATCCGGCCAGCGGTCGAGCGACCGCTGCGTCAGAATGCCCATGCAGCGTCCATAGGAGGCGGTCGTGAGGTCCGGCTCAGCTGTAGCTTGCCGCTGGGCAATCGCCTCAGCGATAGACGGACTAGAGTGTTGCATCATCAGGATCCTCCTGGGTCGTGGATGTTTCGCGCATGACCTGCTGCGCTTGGCGCAAGAGTTCCGCCCGGCGCACAGCGGGGTCAACGGTCGAGGGCTTCGCATAGGCGGGATGGGGCTGGGGCATCTGCATCGCATCACCGAGCATGCGCCGAATGTTCCGAATGGCCGCAACCCCTTCCTCATCCGGCGTGGCACTCCATTGTGCGACCTGCCGTGCATCCTGCGCCTTGACCCGTTGGCGTTGGTCGCCCAAATAGGCCTTGGCATAGGCCCGCAACGTGAGCGGGACAGGAAAGTGCGGTTCTTCATTGATCGCCTGTTGACAGGCCCATTCAATCGCGTCAATGGAATATCGTTTGAGTGCGTTCCAGTACGTCTCCAGGCGCAGATCAGTCAACTCGATATTGAACGTGATCGATAACGTCAGCATCGCGCGCTGAAACTGGATCGTCGGTCGCTGGTCCATTATGGCGCTCCATAAAACGTTGGGTAGCTAAGAAACTCCGATACTCGCGGTCACTGAGACGGCTGCGGACCTCCTGCGCCTGCACATCCCCCAGCGGCGGCAGTTCATCTTCGTAGCGGGCCTGGTTAAACCATGTCGCGGGCATCGGGATATACTGCTTCTCTCGCCCGGCCCACAGCGTCAGGGTCAGCCGTTCGAGCTTCTCGGCAATCTCGGCGGCCCGGGGTTCGAGCCCCCGCTGGGTCCAGATGGCGAACACGGCGACCTTCCCCTCCCGGCGTGCCGCAGGGTAGGCGGTCCAGGCGCGCTGAAAACCGGGGGTATAGTTCGTCGCTGGGGTCTGACTGGCTTTCGTACGCGATGGGCGAGGGGGACGTGAGGGCGAAGGCAGCGCGGGGGGGGGTGTGTGTACCGGGGCGGCATCATCGGGAGCGGGGGGTAAGGGGGGATCTCTCTCTTCTTTCTTCTGAGAGATCTTCTTAAGAGAGATCTTCTTTCGTTCATGTGATGAACAACTGCGTTCACCTGATGAACAACTGCGTTCATCTCCTGAACAACCCGCCTCTTGTTGTTCATCTCCTGAACAATACGACGATATAGGCATTGATTCTCTTGGGGGTTGTGTATTCGCCGGTTGTTCATCAGGTGAACGATGATTTATGGGTTGTTCATCTCCTGAACAACCATGCGTACTATGGCTTGATTCTGTTGATATTTCCGCGTATGTCGATTGTTCATGAGGTGAACAACTGAATGAGGCAAACTCACGCATATTTGCTTCCCAGATATCCAGGATGCGGATCTTGTCACTCGCATGATACCCCTCACGCTTTGTACTCACAGCGATGAGTGCCCGCTGCACGAGTTCCGCTTTGGCACCTGTGACGGTGCCGCGTCCGAGTTGGGCGCCTTCGGCCATCGTGGTCGTATTTTGCCAGCATTCCCCGCTATCACCCGCGACACTTTTGAGATAGACATAGAGCCATCGTGCTGGTAGTGAGAGTCCACGTCCCTTCACACCGCGGACCACAGAGTTAGGGATTTCTGTGCGATACCTGTGAAGGGCACCCTCATCAGTAATGGCATATCGTTTGTTGCTCACCGCTGGCTCCTAATCAACTGACAAGCGGGACACATCAGTACTTATAGCGTAATCCCCTGTTGCTCAAACCAAAACACCACAGGGGGATAACCGGGGAATCCTTCAGGGAGCACAACACCAAGTGCAGCAAGATGCGCGAGATGTCGCTCGGTAAAAACGGCATGGCGCTTCCTGAAGAGATCCTCGCGAAACTCTTCGAGTAATCGCGAGCGCTTCTGGCAGTTGCAGCGACGACATGTTGGGACAAGGTTGCACAGCCGGTTCGAGCCGCCACGCGCCCGAGGAATGAGATGATCGATACACAACTGGTCTCGGCTCACTGCAAGAGACACCCGCAGCGCGAGGCCACAATAGGTACAATGTCCCTGCGTTTTCTGTAAAATATCTCGTTGACGTTTCGTCCCATGTCCTGAGAGCATCTTCGGACCATCTTGTAGAATACTCATTGCCGTGTCTCATGCGAGACAGGAGACTGGTCTGGGATAGTGATAGGAAAACCGGGAGACGCGGGCATATTCTCCCGCGCCAGCTCATCGCGTAAGATTTCATCCAACACTTCATGCATGGCCTTGCGGCGGTGATGCGCAATCGCTCGCACAATGTCCCGCCCCTTCTTACTCACGGCTACCATCGTATAGTCACGGTCGAGAATCGACATACGCGTTCTGTGCTCCTTAGAAGAGACTAGGGTGTATCATATGACGCAGTTTAAGATAATACTATAAAAGCTCGGCAATGTCTAGGGCAAAAGAGCGGCAGGCCTCCGCCGTCCGAGACCCGCCGGCTTCTACTTACGATTGTCTTGCGCTGGCGCGACAGCGATGGACCGTGATGGCGACGCGTGTTCGCAGTATCTCTGCCGTGGCATCAGTGTCCTTAAACGTTACGATGATGACCGCATGCGCGGCCCAGGGGCCTTCGACCTCATATGCGCCAGGAAGGTCAAGCAGGGCATCAGTGAGGATCTGGACGTCATCAGCAGTGGGAAAGAGCATGGCATCAATGCCGATAGTGATACCCGCAATCCAGACAGGGTCGTGTGATGCTGTGTCGTGCATATGTGCGGTCCTTGCTCGAGCGTTTCTCGACTCGTCGGTGTGAGCCATAAGACCCCTTTCTGGGGACTGCCTGCTTGAGCTGGCAGGGGAAAGAAAGGTTGAGCCACGCAGGCTCAACGCTGTTTAGGGTGTGTTCATCGCTGTGTTTAGGCTTTGTTCACTGTTCCTAATTGACATATTATGGTAAACTTTCCTGTATACGACCCGCTCAGCCTTTCCAGCTTCAATCGCTGTCTGGCGCTACAACAGCGGGTACGGCTCTTTGAAACTTCAGCTTCGCCGGGTTGCAGAGCGGAGGGCTCTGCGTAAAAGTTGAACCGACGATGAGAGAAAACACACGAACTTGCTCAGGCTTTGAGGCTGCCACGTCAGTGTCGCCTGAGAGAAGCTCAAGGGCTCGGACTGAGCCTGTTAGGGTGAACGTAGTGGTTGTAAACACAAGCGTTCCTAACGAAGCCGCCTCGTTTACGGGGCGGAGTGGTCACCATGTCTGTGAGCAGCGTATCCTCCTCGTGGCGCTGAAACACGGCAGCAGCGTCCTGGATACCTGCGAGGCATTCCGTGTACAGATCTGTGGCCGGCTCATGGTCAGGCATAGATGGTCCTTTCATCACTCGTAACTCCTTATGTGCTCTTGACGGAAAGCGGCTATAGCGTGCTGCGAGATAAATGCGACGCATGCTGTCCTTTCTGCCGCCCCTACGTGAGTGCGGCGTTGTCCGGTGTTCCGCCTATGTCCTCTAGAGCCAGTTGTACAACAGCTCCAGGAGATACTCTGTTTCACTTGACACCAGCGGCTTCCGCGCCTCGTCGTCCAGGCACAGCGCCAGAAACGCGTCCTCGCTCAGCGTCGCGAGTTCGCCTTCGACCGCGGCCAGGACAATGCTGTTGGGCAGTGCGTGGGCACAGAGGCGGGTGCGGATGCCCTCGGCCTCGGGGCCCGCGCCCAGCGGGTCGAAGAGGAGGAGGGCGGCGGCCTGGGTGAGTCGGGGATAGGGGGTCAGATCCATAGCGGGTCCTCTAGCAAAAGGAGACAAGTCGTGGTAGCCTGGGGGCAGGACGACTTCGGCCGGGCTCTTGGCGAACCCGGCGCTCTGAAGTGTTCTCGACAGCCCAGCACCGTGCACGATCCATGGGAGGAGAGGGCGGTGCTGGGATTACCGCGAGGGTGTGAGGACCTGCTCCAGTGTCCGCAGGAGCCGACTCGCCCCCGCAATGCCGTCCGGCGCCGCCGTCTGAAACTGATAGGCACGCACATAGATGCTGGCTGCGGCAAGCAGCCGCCGCAGCGCCACCTCCTCCCCTTCCCAGGTGTCCAGAAAGCAGTGACAGTGGCCGCAATAGCGGGTCCGAATGTCGTCAGGATGATAGCTATAGCGGTCGCAGCGCAGACAGAGCAGGACCGGGATGCCCTGGATCTTCAGGACGCGATACGCGGGGGTGATCATAGGTCCTCCTCGTCCTCATGGACCATGGCCTCTGCGCTAATCAGACTGAGGAGCCGCTCCAAGGCCGCATCCCGGTGCTGGCGTGTGGGATAGTCGAGGGAGGCGCGGTGCGCCTTGTTCCCCACGCGGAGCAGCAAACCGATGCAAAAGCTATTGCGGTCGGGGAGGGGGCAGTCGGGGTCATGGTGCAACTCAAAGGGACAGACGTGGACGATATGTTGGGTCAGGACACAGCCGTAGTCATCACAAAACATCATCGGTTAGTGCTCCTTCTCATGGATTTCGTCGCCGAGTTCTTCCAGCGAACATTGACTGATATTGAGGGAATCACGCAAGACCCTCGATTTTGCCCTGGTCAGGGCCATGCGTGGAAAGTGCGGACGAATCTGCGGCGTCACGTTCTGCGGCGTCGCATCCCCCGCCTCAGTGAACGTGCGCCCATCGGCAAAGGTGGCCTCGGCCGTCGCCAGCGCCAACTCGGGCGTGACGCTGAGGAAGGTGGCCTTGAGGCTGACGAGCCCTCGCTCATGGGCGAGCGCCAGCAGCCCGATATAGCGGACGTACACGACGCCGTGCACGAGGACGCAATGCTCGGCCGGGATGTCGGGGGGGAGCGTCACAGCGGGCGTGGCGTGGGCGCCACACAGTGCACTGGCCCGGCGATACAGCTTGGTGGCCAGGAGGTGCTTGCACAAGCCCTCGGGCGCCTGGTGCAGGGCATCAGGGCAGGGGCACGTCTCCTGGACCCAGAAGTACGTTGGCGGCGCAGCGGGATCGCGCACGGTGGCCTGCACGGCCATGCGCACCCCCTCCTCTTCGGGCCAGACTTTGCCGTCGAGGACCAGGGCCGTCGCCATTTCGAGGCGACTATGCAGGGCCGGCGGCAGCTTCGCATGGGCGATGGTACTCACCTGCTGCACGGCCTCACGCCAGGAGAGGTGCGCAGCGCCGTTGACACCGTCAAGGGTTGTCTCTATACTCATCCCACTTTCCTTTCCACAGTTCCACAGCTTGCGTGACAGGGGCCTCGCGAGGGGTGGCTCGCCTCTGCGAGGCCCGTCCTGTTCCTAGGCACTCTTCGACCATTGCGGCCGTAATGCTCTCCGGAGTGCGCGATACGCCGCCTCGAAATCTCCGCCATCGTTGTGATCGATAATCGCCTCCGCCAGACGACGCGCCATGACCTTAGGAAGGGTCGGATTGACGAGACGTAAGGCGCGGGCGAGTTCCAGGTCACTCGGAAACGGACGGGCACGGGGATTGAGGCTCAGGCACACGGACCCGCCGACACAATACGTGCCAGGAGGACGGGCGGGATGGGAGATCGACGGCGAGGGATACTGCCGACGCAAGGCGGCAATGCTGATCACCAGGGCGGCCATACACTTCTCCTTTTCAGGCAAAGGCCTCATGACCATTAGTGTGCGAGAAGATAGTCGAAGGTGACTGGCATCTCATGCTGTTCTGGATGCTCAACACGGTCTGCGCATTCGACTATCGCCAAGGGAAGGTATTCAAAGCGTGTCCAGACCTTTGACATGGTCGGATCGCGCTGGCTAAAGACCAGCCAACAGTTATATTTTGCTGAGGGGGCAATGGTCATGGCATAGTCGCGCAGCAGATGCTGGACATCATTCAGCGTTGCGACGGTGGTGTTTTCTTGCACATGGGGCGCGGCCCCGCGTTGTTTCTTTCCGGCCATACGCTGCTCCTCTGTTCGTAGGTGGCTCAGGTCTCATGCACGACGCATCATGTCGTGCAACATGCGCTGCAGCGGTGTCGGTGGGGTAGCAGCGCTCTTGTCAGCGACGAGATGCGCCCACACGTCCTGCGGGAGACTGGCCCAGCCGCCGAGCTGCTCGCGCAACTGCGCCACCGTGGGAATGGCCTGCGGGGCACCCCCGAGCCAGAGGCGCAGGGCCGTGGTCTCGTCGGGATCATTGGGGTCGTCCACCTGCGCGAAATAGGTCTCTAGTGGAGGATCGTACCCCACGACACAGGTGAGGGACGCATCACAGGCGGGAATCGAATAGCGACTCATAGTAACGTTCCTTCCAGGAAGCATGGCGTTAAGGGCTCGCGATCTTCAGGATACTGGGATGTTCCTAGCGTCTATGGAACACAAGGCCCAGCGGAATACCGATGCAGGCAAGGTCAACGAGGACCTTGCCATAGAACCGCAGGAGAGGCTCCGGCTGGGGCGTCATGGGCACGAGGCCGAAGCTGGCGGTGTCGAACGGCGGGGCGGGCGGGGTCATACTCTGCGTGACCAGCAGGACGACGCCGACGGCCAGAAAAGGCAGAAAGGTCCATGCCGGCGGCACGCACGCGAGGACCTCTTCGAGCCATTCGAGGAGAGGGATACAGCGTGGAGGCACTGCGGTTGCAATGACCGTATGGAGCCGCCGGCGCCAGGTGCGTCCCGACGCGGACGGATAGGCGGACGCCTGCCACTGCTGAATCTCTTCAGGGGTATAGTCGGAGAGATTATGCTTGTCACTCATAGCAGATCCTTCTTGTGCGCTTGAAAGAGCGGACACTGCCCATCGACATTGATATCTCGCGCATAGGCGTAGGGTTGGTCGGTCACATAGACCCGTCCGAGATCATTGGCGGCCTTATACCCCGACATCCCCGTGACGGGATCGATGGCACGTTCGCGAGGGCTCGCTTGGCAAAATTGATCGTACCAGATTGCCCCCTTGCTGAGAAAAAATCGACACTGCATACAAATCGTCATGGCATGCTCCTGTTATATGTGTGGAGAACATTGGGACCTAGAGCAGTCCCTTCTCGCCGCAATAATCCTGGGCAATCGAGGGTAGTAAACAGGTCATGGATCACTCCTTCTTTTCCGAAAAGGTTGTATCACAATGCGTGCGCGACGCTCCGTCCATGATGCACTGCGACCAGCCAAGACCCTGGCTATAGCCATCAAGATAGCTGAGGCGCAGTTGGAGACGATGGGACACAGCGACGGTATGGAGGAGCCCTGCCACGCACACGACAAGGGTGACGAACAGTATCCATGCCGCCAGCCGCTTGACGTGCGGGCGGCGCATGCACGGGGTTGTATGGGACATGTGTCTGCTCCTTTCTCACGTTCTCAAGGGTGATCACTTCACTGCCACTCGTCCTCCAGCAGATCGAGCACCTCTTCTAGTGTTTCAGCAGGATACCAGGAAGACACATGCGCGATGCTCGTGTCACATGCCTGGCACACAATCTCGACGGTCGAAAATGCGGTGCCCGCCTCCGTCTGCCCTCTTGTCCACGCGAGATCACCACAATCCAGGTGCCGGCCACAGGTAGGACAGAACGTTGCGGCATGGGCCTGGAGGATGGTCGCGAGTCGTCGTTGCGCCGCGGCATCACTGAGGTCCATGACATTGCCTTTCTCCCCCTAGCACAGGGCCAGTGGGTTTTGAGTGGTTAGCGGACATCGACGCCCGCGCGCTTACCACATATCAGCTTTCCCTGGGCATAACAGGCGCGGTCGTGCCAGTGCAACCGGGGGATATACTGCGTCGAGGCCGGGCACCAGGCATGATGCCGCTCGATGACGACCGTGCCATCCGCACGGAGAAGATAGGTGTGATAATCGCCGGGACAGGTACACGGCTCCTGCATGTTACGAGGTCCTTTCTGGGTGGTGGCACCGCGGACACCGGGGGCGCCACGTTTGCCGGGCCGGGAAGTGGCGCGTGAGGAGCAGTTGCCACAGCAAGCCGCAGCAGTGCCACTCGCGCACGAGGCGCCCTGTGGCGTCATACCAGGTGTGGAGGGTCATGGGGGGTTACTCCTCCTTTCGCAGCTCAGTGCGAATCTCCATCCAGAGTTTCCCTAACATATTGGCACCATCTTCATGTTGACCCCATCCCCAATAGGCATCCCGCCATGAATCTTCGATCAGCAGCCGGTCGCCCGTCTCCAGTAGCTTGCGGCGCACATACTCATGTTGCTCGACTTTTGCTTGGAGGATGCTGCGCATAGTATCGAGACGTATAGTGAGCCAGTCTGCGCGCCGCAATTGTCCATAGCGCTCCGCAATCTTAAATGCCTCGTGCGCGGAGCGCGCCTGCATGATTTGCTGTTGAATGGCGAGCAATGCCTCGTGGCGCGACGGACTCACAAACTTCTCCCAGTGATAGGCATGCTCGCTCGTGTCGAAGTCCAGCCCTTTCCACTTGAGGCGAAAGGCCGAGAAATTCGAGAGCGGGTAAAATTCGTTCTCATAGAAATACACATGGGTCTCGGTATCGAATTTATGATGGATCACGAGTGTCCTTTCTAGGGGAGTGCTCAACCCCTCGCTTCCCCGCCTCTTCAAGCAGGCGATCCGTCACATAGGACGCAAATGCCCACACAACGCTCCAGCCAAACACCGCGATATCATGCTGGAGTACAGAGCGCGGGTCCCCAGGACGGCGCCTGTCAGTGCAGGCGGGCGACGGTGGGACAGTCACGGTGCGTGTTCCTTTCTATGCGTGTGGCGGGGAAGTGCTTATCCTCCCCCGCGTCTCGTTACACCACGAGCCAGAGGCCCCAGAGCAGGCACCCCAGCACAAAGCCACACAGCCAGCTACGTAGCGACATTACCGCACCTCCATGGCGCGTGAGGTACACACCGCCGCCGCGCCGCCGTGCAGCCGATCCAGGATGGCCTGCGTTTCCGCTAGGGCCGCCTGGCCAAGAATGGTGATCCAGGGGCAATCGGTCGGCTCCACTTCGGTGATGGTGCCGCTGTCGCTGAAAAAGTAGATGATGCCCTCGATCTTCGCCAGGGCCCCTGGTTCGTCGTACACATGCGCCCGGTAGACTGGGGGGGCCTTGCGGGTGGGGGTGGATGGTGCGATAATAGCCATGATTCTCAACTCCTATCCTTGAAGCGTAGGGGGAATCAGCCAGCGCTGGCCTACTCTTGGCGGAAGCGGCCAGCGCTGATGCTGTTAGTCTGTGGGATAAAATCCTTCGTCTAAGGTCAATACTTGCTCATTCCATTGCCATCCTTGCGCCGTCAGTAGCTCCTCAACTTTCTGCACGGCAGCATCATCGCCAGTTATTCTCGCTGCATAGCCGTCCTTCGTCGTGATGTCTATGTAACTCTCCATTGGCGCTCCTCCTTGGAGTTGGGTAGTCTCTCGTATGTTTAGGTGAAGTCTAGGTGGACTCGACCATGAAGTGGAATGTCTCTGACGCCAATGGCGCGGGCATAGCGCCAAAATATTGCCCACTTGAGGTTGGCTTGTATGGGGCCAGCAACGGTGACGCAGGCGCAGGTATAGGCGTCAGCGATGCGCAGCCGACAGGCCATTTCCATGTTGCTCATCCGTTGTCTCCTGCTGGGGGCCGGGTGGCCCCGGTGGGGTTAGTGCGTGGTGCTCAGCTCCTCGAAGCACTCAGTAATTTCTGTCTGGAGGTCAGGGCGCAGCGCCGCCAGCCAGTCACAGAAAGCTGACGCACACCCCATATCTTCGGCGTCACGCACCACGCGGTAGACATCCGAGCGGCGGAGTTGGGCGGGACTGTCCGCCGCAAGGGTTAACAGATTGAGGAAAAGATCCTGCTGCATCGTTCTGCTCCATGCCCTGGCGGACCAGGGCGCCAGGGTTAGAACACGTATTGTTGCTGCGAGGTATCCCAAATATCGACCTGCCACACATGAGGCAGGCATGCCATCGCTTGCGTATCAGGGATGCTGTCACTCATATAACTTGCGTGCCAATGGATCGCGCCATTAAAGGTCACAACGAGAATGCGATACATACGCTGCTCCTGCATGTGAGGGTATGCCCTGGGGCCATCCCAGGGCGTGCGGGTTACAGCCAATCGGCGTCAGGGTCGATCATGCGTTGTGTGTCTTCCCGATCAGCGATACTGGCACAGATGCTCATGTGGAATTGCCAACAGTCTTCTGGCTGTCCTGCAAGGCGATAGATCCCACAGACAGGACATAGCTCTTCGCCACAACTATCGCAGGGATACATCTGGAAGTCATGGGCGGTGCGCATCAGGTCTTCCTTTCTCTGCGTCGCGTGGGCTTTTTATGCTGTGCGGGCCTGGGGCTCTGAGTCAAAAAGAGGCGTGCAGGATGCGCCATACATCTCACTGTTGACGTATTCATGGATCACGATCTCTTCTTGGGCCAGCCCTGCTTCGTACGCCAGCCGCAGCAGCGTGGCAATATCACTGAGATAGTCGAGCTTGGGACGTTGGTTGTTGTGGCGGGTCCAGCGCAGCGCGCAATACATAGAATAGGCCCTTTCTCTAAAGTGAAGGCAGCCCGAGAAGCTCCGCGGTGGAGGCATCTTCCCATTGGTTGATCTTGCGCCGGCGGACGTATTCTGCCACAAAGGCCAGCAGATCGTGGCCAGGAATCGCGACCGGATGGTGCGTCGTGACCCCAGCGCGCCCCACCTGGACCAGGACATCGCCCGAGAGATCGCTGTTGTAATGGAAGCGGGTGCCGCTGTCACAGATGTGGGTCGGCATAGGTCTCCTCCTCATGGTGCCGCGCGGGTGTCCCACGGAATGCCGTGCGTAAGGCCTCACGCTCAGGCTTGTCGCCGCCTGCACTGCACTCCTGCGTGGTAAGCGTGTCCAAACGCCCAAGCAACGTTTGTGCTGCGAGCGCAACCCGCAGCAAGTAAGTGCGCTCGTCACTCTCCACAATCGCCTCCTACGAAGAGGGGGCATATGCCCCCCCCCGGTATATGTGTTAGCGCCTCTGCGCAATGGTGTGCACGTCATCTGCCAGCGTCACGAGTGTCCGCAGGGACCGTGTCGTTTCGATCAGCGCAGTGAGATGCTCATCGAGTGCTTTCGTCGTCGCGACCAGGGCCGCCAGCGGGTACAGTTGGGCGGCAACCTCTCGCACGGCCTCAGTGAGATTGTCGATGGCGCCACAGAGTTGGGCGCTGAAGATGGAGGCAGTGTCATCCGTCATGCGTCTGTCCTTTCTGGGGGGGCTGTTTTTCCATCTTTACGCTAGGTGTAAAGATGGCGATGTCACGCCTTGCTTAGCAAGGCAGCCGCCGAAAGCCTACGGGCCGCGCTTGCGTGGCATTCCAGGTTGTGATCTCATCTTCAGTAATCGTCAGCTTTGCGGACAGATCCCTGCGTACCTGCTCTGTCTCCCGCTCCCGCGCTTCCAGGTCTTTGAGTATTGCAAAGAAATCGCTGGTATCAGCCACCCCTTTGCTCACGAGATACGCCTGCCATTCTTGCGCAGTTTTCATAGGTGCATTCCCTTCATACCTTCATGCTGTCACATCCGCTCTTGCCGCTGGCGGGGGTTCAGCGGTTATGCTCCTCTATAGCGCGTTGTTCTTGCCACGCACGTTCCGCCTCGTAGAGCGGCTCAGGATAGGTGGTGTCAGCGAGGAGGGCTGCGAGCGTCGCCGCTTCTTCCTGCTCCAGCCGCGCAATGATCGCCTCCTGAATGGGGGCGTACCAGTCCTGACTGTGTGTCCGCTCGCGCTTGGGGCCGCGCACATGGCCACGATGATAGCTCATCGGTGTCTCCTTCAGTTGCCTTCTCTCGTGACCTTCTCACCCTTCAGCCGTGGATTCAACCGCACGAGTTCCCTGAATAGGTGCTCCACTGCACTCTCGCGTTTCGTGCGAAAGCTTGGCGCGATCGACAGGAGATCCCGCACGGGACTGTCCTGGTCACCGTCACGATAGATGAGCACGATTTTTCCCTCGCCGTCCTGCCAAAATTCTGCCGTACCCAGGCGGGTTACTAATTCTTGGACTGCCATGATATCGCTCCTTCGGGCGCTCTCGTTTCTGGGCGTTACAGCCCTCTTCACAGGGGTAGTCCCCCGACGAGAGGTCTCTCATTCGCTATACACGCGTCGACGCCAGAGTTCTGCACAATGCCGCACCGACTTACCCCCATATCCTGAGCAGTCCAAACGCCTCTTGCCCTGCAAGCAGGCTCCTGCGACGAGATAGGTAGCCGTGTGTGCTCCGAAGCTTACCCTTCCGGTTCATCGGTCACATCGTCGCGTATGAGGCTATCAAGGAGCAGGGGCGTACTAAGGAAGAGTATAAAGAATATTGTAGTAAAATTCAAGGATATTTTTTATTGCAGAAAATTTCCCTATGCTTTATACTGACAGTGAAAGGAGGATCGCTATGCCGGATACAGTAGGGGCTCGGGTGCGGGCCTTACGGAAACAGCGAGGGTGGCTCCAGCGTGAACTCGCCAAGCGCGCACGTGTGGCGCCGCCGACGATTAGTGCGTTGGAATGTGGGCGACTGGACGGGGCGCGGATCGCCGTGGATATTGCGGGGCGCCTGGCAAAAACGCTGGGGGTAACGCTGGATGCGCTCATTGGAGAGCCTGCATCACCCAAAAAGATTAAAAAGCGGCGTTTTCCCAAGCCGTCTGATGAGGAGGAGTATACAGAGCAAAGCGCATAAGAGGCACCGTCGCGCCAAGCCTACCACTCGATACGCGACGGCTGAGCGAACCGCCTACTACGGGAGATGAGTATGGCAGAAAGTGACGCGAGGATGCAAGCATCTGGGGGAACGGCAGGACATGAAAGGATCCCATGAACAGCGATCACGTATTGTGGATGACGGATCAGGAAAGGCTTGGTGGACAATGATCCCCAATACCTTTATTCGTGGCAAAATGGGCAAAGGGCTCAGCATGCCTGCACGATGTCTCTATGTGTATCTGAAATGTATTACGGGTGTCCAGGCTGAACCCTGCAACGAGAGTACCACGACGCTCGCAGCGGGTGCACAACTGAGTCGAGGCGCGGTGGTCAAGGCGAAACAAGAGTTGGAGCGCGCCGGGCTCATCACCATTGAGCAGCGGGATCGGGAGCAGTGGCAAACCGATATTATTCATATCTGCGATATCTGGCGGGAAAACTTCGAGGAATATCTCGAAACCTACCCCAATAGTAAAGCGGCACGACAGCATCACCCTGTTCATGAGGTGAATAGGGGTATCAAGGATATGAACAGGGGTGTTCAGGAGGTGAACGTTCTTAAGAAAAAGAACTCTCAAGAGAAGAACGTTTCAGAAAAGAACACACAAGAGGGATATAAGGGTGTTTTCGTAGGACAAAACAAACGAAAACACGCACATACGACGCCCTTAGAAACCTACGGTGATGCCGTGAGTCGGCATGACGGCACGCAATGGCTTGGACATTTTCCCCGGCCGCGCGATCCCGAGCCGGATCCCGAGCTTGCCGATGCGGTACATGACATGCTCCAGGCCTATTACACGAGCTATGCGAACCGAGACGCGGCGGAGGACGGACCGCTAGCACATCCCCTGCTGAAAGAGGCGCAGCTCCTCCGCATCGAGACCATCTTGCGGGACGCCCTAGCGATCCTCTTCGCGACAGGGCCATGCGATCCGATTGCCCTCGTGGATCAGTTCTGGGGATACCGCGAGCACGGCCGAAAGGATGGGAATGTGAACGTCTTTGCGACAGGGGGGATGCTGGCGCAACTCGCGTATGAATGTCGCTATATTGAGAAGGAGGATCCGGAATGGGATGCCCTGAACGCGCTCAACAACTAGCGGAGCCCGCCCTGCTCCCCTGCCCCTTCTGCCAGGGGGCGCCGCCGCCGCGCGGACGCCCGCCCGTCCTCCTGCCCTGCCCGTCACAGCACGGCGGGGGATGGCATGTCACCTGCACGGACTGCCGGATTCAGACGCGGCAGGGACTCACGCGGGAGGAGGCGATTGCCGCGTGGCAGGACCGCCCGGATCTGGCCCAGTTCAGCGCTCGCCTGGAACCGTTGCATAGCGATCAGGCGCCGCCGCGCGAGGCGCTCCTCCCCTGCCCCTTCTGCCAAGGTGCCCCGCGCCCACGCCCCTGGGGACCGGTAGTGATCGCCACCCCGGTGTTAGAGGCCATCGCATTGGATAGTGGCGGCGGCTGGCGCGTGACCTGCTATGGCTGCCGCGTGCAAACCTGGAACGGCCTCACGTGGGATGAGGCGATTGCGGCGTGGAATCAACGGACACCCCTTCCAGAGAAAGGATAACCATGACGACCCCCAAGCGTGACGCGTCCCTGCAGCCGAACGACGATCCCTTTGCCTCTATCCAAGCCGACGTCAAAGCCCAGCAGGCTGCGGCCGTCCCTGATGTGATTCCGCCGACATTCGCGGAACGCATGATTGCCGCGATTGAAAAGACGCATGGCCCGTTACCCCCGCCCCCGCCAGTGACGGGCGCAACGATTCGGGCGTCCTGTCGCTTCTGTAAGGGCCGTGGGTGCCTGAATTGTGACACACTGGCGCAGCGCGAATACGACCGTCAGTTTCCGCAGGGCCCGCAGCCGTTAGCGACCATCCGCCTCGATGATCCCGAGGACGTGGCGCTGTTCCCGACCCTCCTCGCGGGCATACGGGACGCCCAGACGCCCGACGAAGTGCTCCAACGCGTGATGCAGAATGCTGCAGAGGTCCACGCGATCCAGGATCATCTCGCGAGTCATGAGCGGGAGGACCAGTCATGATGTATGCCCCTCGCGTCAGTGAGTACATGCGTGAGCTCCACTGCCCGCTGTGCCAGACGCGCAGCATTGAGCGCACGGCAGAGGCCATTCCCCGGGTCGGCGGCGCCCGCGAGCACTGGACGCTGCGGTGCATCACCTGTCAGCTGCGCCTCGTCCACGCGGACGGTGCACGCCTCCTGGCGCTGTGGGACGCGCTGGGGGGGCTCTGGCAGGATGGCCTGGCGACACACCCCCGTCCTGCCGACAAGGAGCGCGCATGACCACGCATCCCCTGTGTCCCCTCTGTCAAGCGCTGACGACCCACGGGTGGGTCCGCCTGGAGACGTTTACCGCAGAGCTGCAGCGGACGCTCCGTGCGCTCCGGTGTTGCTGTGCGACGGCCCAGCATACGCCGCTGCTCGCGCATCCCCATGCCCGCGAGGGCTGTGTGGGCTATCTGGAAGTGCCCGAAGATGATGAGGAGGTGTGATGTTACCCGTTGTGCAAGAGCCGTCCTCTCTCCCCCACCTCAGCGTGCCGATCCTCGCCAGGATCTTACAGGAGTCCAATCAGGCGGCCCTGACGGACGTCTGGCGTGCGTTGGGTCATCAGCGGTGCTGGACGATCTTGCAAGAGACGTTGCGGATCGAACAGAACGGCGGCATGCGCATCGCGAGTGGGGCCCGGCGTCGGACGCCCGGCGGCGTCTTTTTCTTTCTGGTGCGCCAGCTGGCGACCCCCAGGGAGCGGGCACGACTCAGCAAGGAGTTGCCGTCGCTCTATGCCGCAGGACGCCAGCGTAACATCGCCAACGTCTGTCATGGCAAGGTGCGCTACAAGCACCGCAATGCCGCCCTCACGGCTCGTGTGGCGATCCTACGTGCCCCGGATGCCTGGGATGGGACAGCGCTACAAGCCTATCACTGTCGATTTTGTTCCTGGTGGCACCTAGGGAATAGGATGGTAGCGCGCGAGCAGGTAGAAGCACAGCAGCAGGAGGAAGACTCGCTATGAAACAGAAGACCCCTACAGATCTCGTTACCGCCGCCGTCGAGGCCGTCCTGCTCTTCCATAGCGACACACCGTGGACGACGCACAAGATGAACCGCTGGCTGGCGCTGACGGGTACGACCGACGTGACGACAAAAGTACTGTGCGACACGGTGCGTGCGGCGTTGCAGGCACACAAGGAGGGCAAGGCATGATCGTGGCAGGCTGGGAAGGCGGGGTACGGATCGAGTTGGATGAGGCAGAAACGGTTGACCTGGCAGAGTTTCTGACCCAATTCTCTGCGGGCAACGAAGAGAGCGTGGTCGATCAACTCTCTGCCAAACTTGATGCGATTGTGCATGGGGAATAACGAGAGAAGGGGGGCGGGATGACGGCCTACGCATGGCTGCGGCAGATGCGCGAGAGCACGGACGCCGACTTAGCGGAGCGCCTGCGCCGTATCGACCAGGCGCTCACGGGCCTGGCATATCGACAGGCGGTGCTGGACGAGGAAGCGGGGTTGATTCAGATGGAGTTGGCGAAGCGAGCAGGGCAGCACGGGAGGTGCGGATGATTCGCATGACGATGGCCCGCGGCACGTATGATGTAGAAACCGACACGGTCGAGACGCTGGCGGCGGGGATCTGTTGGGTGGCGAATATGGACCGGGGGTTGTGTGTCCAAAAACATCCAGGCTGGATGGGGCTGACCTATGGGGTGACGCATCACTCGGGGTGGGCCGTCTCCGGGGCGGGGTATCGCTACGCGGATGCCCAGCGGCTGCAGCAGCGGTTGCTGGCGCTTGCCTTTGACTGGACCCAAACCGCGGAGGACATTTGTGCTATCTGTCGCCGCGCGGAGGATCCGCAGTGGTATATCGTCGGCGCGCTCCTGCGCGAATGGAAGGACCGCTACTGGCTCTGGCATGATGACGATATCTGGCAGCGGCTGCAGCAGGGGCAGGAGGAGGAGGGATAACGATGGGCTATACAACCGACTTTGAGGGCAGTTTTACATTTACCACGCCGCCTCCTGCGGAAACATTGCTGTTGCTCATAGATCTCTATGATGCGCAGGTGATGCCGCCTGGCCTGCCCATGCCGGTACCCGCCGGGTACAACCAGTGGCAACTCACACAGGGGCGGCGGGGCCTCGAATGGGACGGCGGCGAGAAGTTTTATCACTATGTCGAGTGGCTCCAATATCTGCTCGATCATGTCTTGGCCCCTGTCGACGTCTCACTCACAGGCTGTGTGCAGTATCAAGGCGAATCGATCGGTGATACTGGTACTCTCACCGTCGAGGAGGGGCGGGTCGTCAAACGCAAGGCCGCGCTCGTGAATAACGAGGACCTCGCTGAGTTGCAGGCGTTCTACGCGTTTGTCATCGACAGTCGTTATGGGGCAGAGTTGCTCAGAGAATGGCAGCGCCACCAGATGGCGAGACATGGCTAGGGAGGAGACGCGCATGATCCATCGGCTCCCCTGGCTCACGATGCTGACGTGCGGGTTGCTCCTCGTGAGTCTGGGCATGCAGGTGATGCTCCTGTGGCCGCGCCTGTTTCCAGCCGCTGAGCCCGAGGAGCCCGAGATGATGACCTTCGTGTTTGGGGATACGACGGCGCCCGATCCCTTGACGTCCGAGGACCTCGCGCACGTCGCGATGGCGCTCGCCCGTCCCTGTCACCTGACCGCGGTGCGGCTCTCGACGGATGGCACGATTGGCCCGAGTGCGGTACGGATTGGCCTGCAGCCGCCACAGGTGCTCCCGCTGCTCCCAGGACACGCCTGGCAGGTGGTGCCGCTGCTCGCGCTCCCACGGGACACGCGGTTAATACTGGGCATTGCGCAGTCCGCAGGGGTGCGTCAAGTGCGGCTGTCGCTCGCCTGTGGCATCAGTCCTGGTACCCGGCTGTGAGCCCCCAGCGGCCAGGCGATCTCCAGCGCGGCGGTGAGGTCGGTCACGCGCACGTAGCCTGCCAGCGGGGCCTCGGGTACCCAGCGCAGGTGGACCGCATTCGTGTGATACGGCGAGGGCGCGACCAGGAGTGTGCCCAGCACGGCGCCATTGGCCGCATAGGCGGTGACATGGCACTGCGGGGCGGGGACGTCGCGCAAGAACACGCGCTGGGGTGGGGCGACCATCCACAGGGCCAGATGGGCCAGGCCGACGCCGAGGAGGACGCCGAAACTGAACGAGACGATCCAACAGGCGGGCGGACACATAGACACATCCTTTGCGTGAGAGAGTCTCATGGGGCCTGCTGGGGTGAAATTGTAACCGGATCTCTACAGAAAGGATAGAGGACGCATGGGACATATACTGCTCGTGAGTTGCGGGGTCTTCGGTGCGCTGCTCATTCTGGGCTGGAGCATCGCCTATCTGCACTGGCTGCGCTTGCAAGCCCATGTTCGACGTATGCTTCGGACGTCGTATAGCGCCCTCGTACCGCTGCTGGAGGATGGCACGTACTCGGCCCAGGAAGCTGCGACCGTGCGGGCCTGGTATGCCGACGTGCTGACGGATGCAGGACGCTGGTGGCCCTGGTATACGCGCCGGCAGGATCGCTGGCCGCAGGGCTATCGCCCCTGTTGTGGCTCTCCCTGGCCGGAGGAGCATGGAGAATGGACATGCTAAAGGTACTGCTCATCGGCGGGACTCTTTTGAGCGCGGGGCTCCTCGTAGGCCTCTGGTGGGCATGCCCGCTGGTCGAAGAGCCGGACCGGTCAGTCTTCTGGTTCCCGGCGCACCGGTCATCACAGGCATTTCCCTGTACGATTATCTTCGGGAGCCTCTCCGCAGAGGCCGAGGCGCTCACCACCGAAACCGACGAGTGGATCTGCACCAACCTGAGCCCTGCGGCCAAAACCTATACACGCCTGCGCTGCGTTGCGGACACGGCGAACGCGTCGGTCGATATCAAAGTCGACGACACGTGGCGCAGTGGCTATCCCTGCGGGGACCAACTGTTGCGGGTGCAGCCTCTCACGTCACCCCTGGTCGTGGCGCCAGGCACGGGCCTGACGGTGCAGATTCACGGGTATGGTGTCGCGCGCTATGTGCATCTCACACTGATACCGTCTGACGCCGCACAGGAGGACCGTCATGCGCCCTAATCCCATGCGCGTCAGTCGTCATGCGGCGCAACGGACCCGCATCCTGCGCACGTACCGCCATACCCAGCAGGGACGGCTCTGGGTGCGCCCCGCCCCCGCGTCCTGGGCCGCGCCCGTGGCCTGCGTGGCGATGCTGAGCGCGACGATGGTCGATCTCGTGCTAAGCGTCCTCCATCCGCCGCTGCCGTGGTTTGTGCTCGGCGTGAGCCTGCACCTTGGCACCCTGACGTATTTTGTGGGGCGCTATGTGGTGCCTGATTTCCTTGCGGATGAGCAAGCGAGGGACTGATGCGGGAGAGGGACCGGCATGCCGCCTGACAAAGCCCTGTGGGACTATACGCCTGAGGAGATTGCCCGGTGGCGGACGTCCGCGTATGGCTCGGCCTCAGGGCGGACCTGGCGGCGGACGGGGCGTCCTCCCCGCCCGCGGGATACTGACGCACTCGTGGTGTGGGGCTGGACGGTGCTGGCGGTGCTCGCGCCCTGTGTGGGGGTGTATCTCCTGCTAGTGGCGCCGATGCACCGCTGGTGGCCGTACACGGTGCGGCCCGTGCCCGTGGCGCTGTCCCCGCCGCTCCCCACGACGTGGAGCGCGGAGGCACCCGCCAGGACGCCCCGGGATGTCGCCACCGCGGCAGACACAGGAGCAGGCACGGGGACCGTGACGAGCATGCCACAGCCCATCCTCCAGGCGGCGAGTCTCCTGCCACAAGGAGACTCGTCCTCACTGATACGCCCGTCGACACGCGTGATGGCGGTGCCCAATGAGGCGGCGACGGGGACCGTCAAGTACCGGCTCGCCCAGCACACAGGCACGGGCGTGCGCGTCTCGCGCGATCCCACGGTCCCGCTCTTCGTTGTCCTCGCGGGGGCCGGGACGGTCGGCCATGCCCTCGTCGCGGCGGAGGGCGAGGCGCTGTGCGAGATGGATAGCGCCCTCACCCAGGCACACGGGTGGTATATCGTGCCCGCGCCCCAGGACCTGGTCGGCCGCTGTCATGCGCAAGCGACCCCGCCGCGCACCGGCTATGTCGTGGGGACGCTGCTCGATGCCACGACGGAGCGCGGACAGGTGGCACGGGTGCAGGTCGGGGTGGGGGCATTTGTGCCGGGAACGGGGACGAGTACTGGCTCAGGAGGACAGGAGAGGCGGTGATGGGGGGGATCGCTGGAGAAGAAACAATGTGACTGATGGAGAATTTCGCTCATATGCAAGAACCCAAGAAGGAAAATCATGGGGTGGGCAGAGGACCTGCGGTCGATGTATGGACAGGGCGTACAAGAGATGCGACGGGGCGTTTTGTTCAAGAATCGTATGTGGAAGAATTTCCCTGTCGCACGTGCGGTACACGCGTGCGACGACGGGCATCCCGCCGCTTTTTCTGCTCAAAAACATGTCAACGAGCGCAAAGCAGCACGCGCCATATCACCGCATATGGCTATGTACGGATTAAATGCCCATCACATCCTCATGCCACATCGAATGGCTGGGTCTTGGAACATATTGTTGTCGTTACAGCGATGCTCGGACGGCCGCTGCGTCGCAATGAATGTGTGCATCATAAAGATCAGAACAAACAGAATAATAGCCCTGACAATTTAGAAGTGGTCGATAGAGCCCTCCATGCACAACAGCATGGCAACAATCCCAACACGCGTCGCGTGGGAGCAGAGAATCCTCTCATCCTGTGTGCATGTGGTTGCGCGACTCCTTTGGCACAGTACGATAAAAAAGGGCGCCCGCGCCGCTTTCTGGTCGGACATAACTGTCGCGGCAAACGTCCGGCTCCTCGTGGTGCACGTCGTCTGCCACGCATGGAGGCGTCCTCATGGTTGACGTAACGGTGTGGCGATCGTTGTACAGCAGCAGTTGGCAGCACATTGTCCCAGAAGCCTTCGGGCACCCGGCGAAATTCTCACGGGCGCTCATTCAGCACATCTATGCGCATGCGGCGGCCGAAGGCTGGCTTGCCCCGGGATCGACCATTGTTGACCCCTTCGGGGGGGTCGGCCTCGGCGCCTGGGATGCCATGGCCCTCGGCTGTCGCTGGATCGGCGTGGAGTTGGAGCAACCCTTCAATGATCTCGGCACCGGCTGTGACTGTACCGGCATCACCAAGGCGGACTGGGTGCGCTGCTATGGCCGCTGGACACGCCTGCGCTATGCAGACGGTCACTACTGGTGTCCGCGCTGTCTGACCCAGGCGTCCCAGCGCACCGGCCTGCCCGTGGCCCGGCGCCGCACCTTTCGGACGCGGCCCAAACCGGGCCAGCGCGTGCGGCAGCGGACCGTGCCGTTTCTGCCGCTGCCGTTGCCAGATCGGCAGGATGGCGTGCGTCCACCGCCCCATGGCCCGGTGGCGACGCTCTTTGCCGTGACGACGACGAGCTATGCCCACAACAGCGGCACGATTCCGTCGAGTGGGCCGCATCACTACCAGGGCAATCTGGAGACCTGGGCGGCGCAGGGCCACACGGGCGCCGTGCTGCTGCGAGGCGATAGTCGGGAGTTGGAGAAGGTGCTGGCCGGGCAGGTTGCGGCCTGCGTGAGTAGTCCGCCCTATGCCCACGGCCTTGGCAAAGAACATACCTACGCCGACCACGCCAAGCGCGACAAGGATAGTCACCGTGGCATCATGCACGACAAGGGCATCGTGGACCCGTACTACGGCAGTGATCCGGCGCAACTCGGGAACATGGCGACGGGCGAAGTGGCCGACTGCCTGATCTCATCTCCCCCCTTTTCTAATACGGATACCAAGCCAACAAAGCTCGGCGCTGGTGCTGGGACACGCGCCACTGGCCAAAGTGCTGACCGCAACAAAGGGGATTATCACTATCCCGACTCGCCGGGGCAGTTAGGAACCATGCCGGTGGCCGACTGCCTCGTGTCCTCACCTCCCTACGCGGCCAGTCTCAATGACACGCGGGATGCGATTGACTGGTCGAAGGTGGACGGGGGCCGCCGCGACCGCACGCAGCAAGCCGCGTTTGGCACGCATGGCGTCGGGGGCATAGCGGCACAGACATATGGGGCCAGTCCGGGGCAGCTCGGCACCGCAGCGCCGACCACCTTTTGGTCTGCAGCGGTGCAGATTCTGCGGCAAACCTTTGCCGTCGTGCGGCCAGGCGGCCACGCGCTGTGGGTGGTCAAAGGCTATTGTCGTGACGGGACCATCGTCGATTTTCCTGGCGACTGGCGCCTCGCCGCTGAAAGTGTCGGGTTCGAGACCCTCCACGAGCACCACGCCGTGCTGACCGAGGAGTACGGCACGCAGGAGACGCTCTTTTCCCAGGACGGCGCGGATATGCACTGGACCGACGCTGAGGGCGACAGTCTCTGCGCGCCGCTCCACACCACCGGGCGCTATACCCCGACGCCCTCGACCGAGACACTCCAGACCAAGCGCATCTCCTTCTTCCGCCGCCTGCATGAACGGAAGCGTCCGGACCTCGCGATTGCATGGGAGACGGTCTATTGCATGCGCAAGCCCGCGCCCCTGCCGCCCGAGGACGCCTGGCAACAGTTGCCGCTCCTCCAGGGGTGTGCGTGCACGATCAGCTCACCGCCCTATGCCGAGAGTTTCCATGGGCAAGACGAGAGGACGTCGATTGCCGACCGCAGACAGCGCACCTCTCGCCCGCGCCGGTCTGGCGGCACCACTGGGAAAAATTCCCAAATCAACCACCCGCGCGGGTATGGATCGTCCCCGGGCCAACTCGCCGCGATGCCCCCAGGCCAGCTCGATTGTGCGGTGAGTTCCCCGCCGTATGCCGATATCGTCGGGACGGGCCAGCGCGGCGGTCTCCATTATCGTACGACGGCGGGGGGCCCGTTTGGGCACAGCCTGACCGCGCTGGCCGACACCGGCTACGGGACGACCGCGGGCCAGCTCTCCGCGCTGCCCCTAGGCGCGCCCCCGAGCAAGGAGGACGCGTGAGGCCTCCGCCCGCCCGCGGACCCCTCTGGGCCTGTCACCTCGAGCCGACCGACCGCGTGGGGCAGGGCGCCTACAAACTCGCCCGCGATTGCCAGGATCTGCTCCGGGCACCGGCGGGGCGGGCCCTCCCGCCAGGCTGGCGCGCGCTGCTGGCCACCGCTGCGGCCGACCTGCTCCGCACCCTCCGGGCGCAGGCGCATGAAGGCGCGTCCCCTCCGCCAGACGCCCCCCTGATGGCCGCACCGCGTCCACCCCCGCGGCGCCGTGAGACGCCGGGACGTCTGCGCCGCTGGCTGTCCCGCTGGGGCCTCGTGCGGTGGCGCTATGCCCAGGGCGAGCCGGTGCAGGTGTGGTACGAGGACGGCTATGGCCCGGCGGTCGTGATCCAGCAACGCTATACTCGCCGTGATATTATGCCGCCGCTGTATGAGTACCTCGTGACGCGGACGCTGGCCCCAGCGAGTACCACGTGGGAAGCAGAGGGCGATGTGTTTACGCTGGAGGAGCTACACTGATGCCGCACCACCGTCTGCCGGAACGCACGCGCTACTGCGATTGCTGTGCCCATGCCGGGACGCGGGCTGTGACCGATGCCTGTGGCTGTGATGCTGTGCAGGTCCCGCCCACGCCGCACTTCCTCCTCCCCTGGCGGGCCTGGTGGGGCGTCCGCTGTGGGCAGTGTCATCAGTGCCCCGCCCATTGTCGCTGTGAGAGATCGCTGTCTGTTCAACCCACAAGGAGCGCCGTATGCTGATTCTGCTCACCTGCCTGCTCGCCGCCGGCTTCACGTTTACCCCGCCTGAGGGCTATGTCCTTGACAAAGTCGAGGGACCGCCCAAACTCGAGAAAAATGACGGGGTCGCCTGCCGCAACTGTACCGTCTGGTCCGATGGCACAACGGTCCTGCGCGGTGAGCCTCCCGCAGAGAAAGTGCGGCTCACGCTCCGCCAGACGGGCAAGGCCAGCAGTGTCTTTGACCTCCCGTCTGGCTGTAGCGGCGAGAGTGCGTCGGTCACCTTTCGTGCGAAATAAGGCAGGAGGGATGCCTATGCCCATTGACATGCATACGCATGGCCTTGACTGGAAACGCCATGTGCGCACCAATGACGTGTTTGTCGCGCTCGTCACGCCCAACTGGCACAAGGATCGTCGCTGCCAGCGACAACTGGCGTATGCACGCGAGTTGGGGAAGCCCATTACGCTGCTGGTCCAGGCAGGCAGCGGCGTGCCTGCCATGCGCGAGGGCGAAGTGGCGCTCCCCTGGGCGACGGTGGAGGCACTGGCCACGCTGGTCCTCCGTCAGGAGGAAGTTCCCGATGCCCCCACCCCCTGACCAGCCTGTCGCGACCTACAAATGCGAGGGCTGTGGTGTCCGTGCCCCCGCGCCTGCGCCCTATGGCGGATTCCGGCATACCGCGTGCTCCGCCGTGTGTCTGGTCGAGGCCAAACGGCGTGGGGGTCTGCAAACCGCCGGTGCGCGTGAGGCGCGCCTCGCGGTCTTCCGCACTGCGTTTGCTGTGTTTATCGTGCAGGAGGGGCCATGATCCCCCTCTTTCGTGCCCTCACGGTGCTGGCGCTCTTGGGCCTTGCCCCCGTGTTTGCGGCGACCTGGCTTTGGCCGGTTCTGCCCCAGCGTGTCCTACTGCTGCCTCAAACCTGCCTGATGGAGACGACGGCCACGGGTGTCCTGCATTATGCCGTGATCGTCTCGCCCCAGCGGGCCGGCGCGTGTGCCGTGGTGCGCCATCTACACGAGGCCGATACGCTGGTGGGGCGCCTGGATGTGGATGCCACGGTCGCTGGCACGTTTGCCGCGATCACCGTCCTCCTCGATGCTCAGACGTACCAAGCGGCCGTGCAGCGTGGGACGCCCATGCCGCCCGTTACGGGAAGTGCTGACTGTACGTATCGTGCGCCCCGGTGGGTGTGTACGTCGCCAGGAGCCACCCCATGAAACGCCGTCAAGCCAAGAAATGTGTCCAGCGCTCCTGCGCCCATCCAGCGACGCACTATCCGCGACCGACCTGGCAGCGGGTGCTGCAGACGCTGGCGCGGCATCGTCTGACCTATTGGGTCGAGGGGGCATTGGAGCACGAGGAGCGCTGGGTGCGCCAGCTGCGTACGTGGCGGACCGACGTGCCGCGGCGCGCTGAAAGGGGGTGATGCGACATGAACGTGGGTGTCATATTGTTGGCGAAACTATTGTCTGTGATGGTGATGACGGCAAGCTCCCACAGGCAATACCTTGAGTGTGTCCCTGAGAGGAGGTGATGCTGCGTGACTATGTACCTCGTCATTTGGATGAGCGTCTCTTTGATTGCCAGTCCAAACCTGACGGGTGCTGGAATATACCCTGAGCGGAGACTGAGAGGGGGTGATGCCCGACGTCCTGTCTGCGCCGATCCCGCTGAGATGTCGCGGATGGATCGGCGCGCACGCGTGGCCTGGCGCGGGGGAAGCCCTGCGCTGGCCTGCCGCGTCACTGCGGAGGAGATACCAAAAAATCAACTCTGAAATAGAAGGAGTATTACATGGCGATTCTCACACTCGAAAAGGCTGCAGAGCGACTGAGTCTCTCGCCTCGCAGTCTTGCCGATAAGCGGTTTCGGGTGCGGCTAGGACTGCCGGCAGTTAAACTCGGCCGCAAACTGGGCTTTGATGAGGACGATATTGCTGCGCTCATTGCGCGGGGGAGAGAAGTGTTGCCCGCACAGGAGACGCCATGGAGGCCGCGGATACGACACACCCCTCCATTCTATAGGATCGATGCCTCACAGACCACTCCTCATGCTTGACAGTAACAGTTGTTTCCACTATCCTCCTGCCAATTGTTAGGCTGACCCCTAACACGCCGAGGCCGTGAGGAAGGTGGGCTTCGGACTGCCCTTCTCGCACGGAAGGGCCTGCCCTCGCTGCAAAGCGAGATGTCTGGATGCATCGCATCCCTGCTTCGCGTCTGCGTCTGTCCCCATCAGAAATCGGTCGACGGAGGACTGATGAGGTTTCCGCTCTGCGAGGGTTATGTACCCCACATCTGGGCTCACGATGACCGTCTCGTATCGCAGAAACGAGGCAGAGGAAGACGCATCGTTCCATCCGAACGTAGGACTGTCCCGCAGCGCTTCATAGCCCGCTGCGGGACGGGACCCCCTGGCTATTTGACATAGATGGTTGTGATAGACACGCTGCGGCGTCTCCTGACGAGACCCGGTGCCGGCGACGGCATACCACCTGCGGGGACCAGCGTACCCTATTCCCACACGGGCAAGACTTGAGACTGCATAGGAGAGACCGTATGCGGTGCCCACCGACACTGACCACACGGACGACCGTGGGAAGCGACCTCGATAAGACTCCAACACTCTATATGTATATCAGAGTGACGATGTGCAAGCGTGACATGCGAGTATTACGACTAGACGAGGCCGCACATCGTGCATGGTGGGAGCAACACGGTATTGTGTTCCAGCGCAACGATGCAGGCGAGTGGCATCCCTGCCCACCCTATCGCATCTGGCGCGATATGGCGACCGTCAATATGACGATCGAACAGGAACGCTATCAGACGCACGACGGGCAGCCATGCCCTGCCCCTGATATGGGCTTCGCATGAAGCAACTCACCTACGAACTCGTCCAACTCACCAAGCGCAACCGCGATGGTTCCTTCATGACCCAGGCCAATCGGCGCACGATCCTGGCGCAGATGGCCGACCAACTGATCCACCTTGGCTATAAAGACTTGCACGCCACGGACCTCAAGGGCCGGCATATCGACAAGCTCCTCGCGCTCTGGCACACGCAAGGCTTGAGCGGCGCCACCATTCGCAACCGCTTGAGCGTTCTCCGCTGGTGGGCACACAAGATCAATCGGGTGAGTATCCTGCCCAAAGACAACGCGATCTATGCCCTGCCCCCGCGGCAGTTCGTGGCCAAGACCTCGAAAGCGCAGACGGTCCCGAATGATGTCCTCATGCGCGTACAGGATCGCTGGGTGCGAGCCTCCCTCGAACTCCAACGGGCCTTTGGGTTGCGCCGGGAGGAGAGCATCAAGATACGCCTGTGGCAGGCGGATCAGGGGCAGTACCTGGTGCTGCAAGGCTCGTGGACCAAGGGCGGACGCCCGCGCCAGATTCCCATTGCGACCGCCGCGCAACGCGAGGTCCTCGACCGGCTCAAGCAAACGCTCCCGAGCAAGGAGGCGTCGCTCATCCCCACGCATCGCACGTATATCCAACAACGCTACCGCTATGACGACTGGGTGAAGCGCGTGGGGCTGCACAATATGCACGGCCTGCGGCATGCGTATGCCCAGCGGCGGTTTCTGGAGTTGACGGGGTTTCTGTGTCCAGTGGCGGGCGGGCCAAGCCATAGGGACTTGACCCCAGAGCAGCGAGAGCGGGACCAGGATGCGCGGTCGATTCTGTCCGAAGAACTTGGTCATTGCCGACTGGAAATAGTCAAAGCCTATGTGGGCGCTTGAATTACTGCCGCCCCCCTGACACGAACCCCGTCCCCACCGTCGTCTGTCCCTGGGCCGCGCTGAAGCTGGCAAGCATCCCCCGCGCATCAAAGAGTAACGTCACCGTCGTGGTTTCGGCGGTACTCCCTTGAGTGAAAGCCGCAAGGATGGGCACAAAGTTCAGCGGCTTCAGTTGCATCTGCGTGTAGGTATAGATCGCCTCGCGCGTGCCATCACTGTGTAGGGTCGATTGATTCGGCGGGCCGAGCATTCCAATGACGTCCTGATAGGTGCTGTACCCCGGCTGAAACTGCTCGAGTTGGACTTCCGTCACCTTCGTCCCGGTTGCCATACACCCGACTAGGACCAGCGCTAGCAAGAGACTACTGAGTCGTCGCATACATCACTCCCTTCTGTTGGAGAAGCAGGGGACTGTGGCGCAAGACTGTTCCACAGTGTCGTGAGTCCGAGCATATCGAGTTCGTCAGAGGTGATTGGGGTAAGCATGGGGATGCGCGCTTTCCAGAGTTCACCCTTGAGCCGCACAAACGCCTCGCCCCGTGGCAACGCCTTGAGCCAGTTGCTCCGCACGCGCGGTACCTCTCGCTGCACGAGCCGCCGATGGGCACTGCCGGTCAGTCCCCCACCACCGCCCACCGTCAGTCCCACCCCGGTCTCCGGCACCTGCACTGTACAGACGCCATACCCCTCGGCCACGTCCGTCGCGGTGCGATCATCCGTCAGACGAAAGGTCACTTGGGTATTGAGGTTGTCCCGAATGCGGCGGCTCTCCTCCCGGCCTACCTTCGCGTCGAGATCCGCATGGGACTGCATGGCAATGACAAACCGGGCTTTCGCCCCGCCACCTTTATTGAGGGCATTGGTGAACAGCGGAAAGACGACATCCCCCACCTCATCAATCAGCACGGTGATCGGCACGGCGGCACGCACATCCGCATAGGCGTCCCGCCGGCCCAGATAGCCGATGAGATCTTGCAGGATGACGCGCCCGATGCGGTTCGCAATGTCGCCAAGCAGCATACTCGCCAGGGCCACATACACGACGATCTCCTTCTCGACAATCGTCTGCCAGGTGAGATCGCCGGGGACCGTCGAGAAGAGCGGCCCTAACGGGGCATGCACGACGCCGCGAAAGGCGGGAATGAGATTGGCCGTTACCTTGGCAAAGTGGTCCCGGTTGCGCTCCTGATCCGCAATGAGGGCATCGGCAGTGAGGTCATGCATATGCTTCCGAAAATACTCGGTCTTCATCGGCTGCAGCGTGGGGGTGCGCGTGCAGCCCAGATGCACGAGGTAGTCCATGAGCAAGCGCTCGGCATGCTGCGGCAGGACCGAGGCTTTGTAGAGCCCTTCGAGCGTCCAGGGCTGGCCCAGCGCCTGCTGGGCGGTGGCGATCCGCTCAATCAGGGCCAGCGGATATTGTTCAAAGAAGGGATCCGTCGTGCGCCCCCCACCGCTGGGCATCAGGGCATTGATGCGCGAGGAGACTTCCACGGGGGAGGTCGCGGTGTCCAGCACATTCATCGTGGCCGACTGGGCCGGGAACGCGGGGGCGATGACCGCAAAGGGCCGCCCAATCCGGTAGGCTTCGAGGGCACAGCGCGCAAGCAACGTCCGACTGCCGCGGGGATCCAGCACCATGACCGGGCCGTGGCGGGCCCGGATGGCGTGCGTCATCAGGAGTTCGAGCAGTGTGGACTTGCCGCTGCGGGTCGTCCCCAGGACCCCGACCTGGCCGACGAGTTCCGACCACGGGAGCGGGAGGAGCTGGACAGCGCCGGCCCCAACGGCATGGAGGGCCGGATGGCCGCCGCGGGCGCTTGTCGCCACCGGGAGCGTCTCTTCATCCACGAGGAAGGTTTCGAGGGCGTGGGTCTGGGCGGTCGTCCACGCAAACGCCTCGCCGAGCAGCAGGCCGTCTGTGAGACACGGGGAGGCGGTCGCGGCAAGGACCCAGGGGGCAGGCGAGACCCGCCACGCGCGCCACGTATGCCAGGTGCGATCCAGGAGCAGGAGGCGCCAGACCAGCCAGGTCAGCGCCAGCAGGTCGACCGGAGTCTGGAGCGGAGCAGCCGCATACGCGGGCGGCAGCGGGACGACGAAAGAGACACACAGCCAGAGCCATGCGAGACTCGCCAGGAGTATGGCGCGCACGAGCAGCTTAGTCGGCATCGGGCGGGTCCTCCTCCAGCGGCAGGCCCGTCGGATGATCAGCGGTGAGATGGGTCAGCGTGGCCGCAAAGTGCCGGGTCCACTGCTCCCACCGCTGCCACGCGACCTCCACCTCCTCAAGGGACGCGGTGAAGGCCGGATCGGCGTGCAGCCTGGCGAGCCGCTGCAGCCACTTATGCCGGGCACTCAGCAGATCCAGCATCACAAAGAACGTGGCGCGCAGCGGGGGTTGGACCTGGAGCGCGGTGTAGTCCTGGGCGGCGGCTCGGGCGGATAAGACGCCCTGGGCACGACGCGCGGCCTGCCAGGCAGTCCACCGGGCGGGCGCCGCTTTCTCAGCGCGGGAGCTGGGCATCAGGCACCTCTTTCTGGGGGACAGGTTCAAGGGATTGCAGGAGACGATTGACCTCCTGAATACGGGCCAGTCGGCGCCGATGCCAGGCCTGGAAGGCGCGAGCGTTCTCGGGGGTGGGGGCATCGAGCAGTGTCACCATCAGCGGGGGAATATCCCGCGCGAGCGTCTCCTTCGGAAACAGGGGCGGCAGGAGCGCGGGCGGGGCCGCAGGGACAGGCGCAACAGACGTTGACCCCTCGGGGCAGACGGACTCAAAGAAGGCCTGCAGGGCACAGGGCAGGGGTTGGGCATGGACGGCAGGCGTCGCGAGTGTCAGTAGACCGAGGGCAAGTACGTAGCGGGAGCATATCATGACAATTCCTCCGGCAGTGGGCGACGAAAGCCATTCGTGAGGGTGATCTTCGCCCAAAGTAATTGCTCGACCAAGCGCGTGAGAACGGTTGCCGCCTGTGCAATCTTGTCCAGATCGCCAGGATACTGCGTGGCCATCATCATGCACGCCTGGTCCGTGAGAAACTGCGCGAAGAAACTGACGGGAGACTGTTGGCTCCCGAGCGCGTAGACATTCCAAAGATCAATCACGTGATTCAGGAAAGCGCGATCGGCTGGGCTCAGATGGTGCTCGCGAAGTAAAGCCCGTGCGGCTGGATCGAGCAGAATGCCCGCATCCCTGGCAGGCAGCGCGGCATCAAGGGAGGGCGCATCGACAGAAGCCGCCTGCGTAAGCAACGCCGTCGCGATCTCGGGGGTCGTGCAATGGCGCTGGATCGCCAACGTTCGCAAGGTTTCAATGACATGCTCAGACAGATCAAGTGTGAGTTGCATAGACCATTCTTTCTAGCGTTCCCCAGGCATCCCAGGGAGCATCGTATGGAGCGGGCCATGCAGTTGCCCGCGCACGGCAAGGAGGCGCACGACGCCGCTCTGGGGGGTATGGAACCGCACAAAGAGCGTACGGTCAGGCGCAAGCCCCATGTTGACGGCGAGCGAGGCCTCGACCCAACGTTGGTCCTCCGGCGCCCACAGAAAGACTTCAATGCTGAGCGTGGTCCACGGGCAATGGAAGCCATGCGCCGTGGCGGGAATGCGGACCTCACAGGTCTGGTAGAACAGGCGCTCATAGCTGGCAGCACTTCGGGGCAGGGACGGCCACGGGACGCCAAATGTGGCAAGACGGCCCGGCAGACGCGAGACGCGCAGGCCGAGCCAGCGCTGGACACAGACGGGCCAGCGAACCGCAAAGGGCAAGGGCATAGACAGTCCTTTCGTGTTAAGGTAAGACGCTGGGGAGTTGCGGCAAGAGACACACGTTCTGGCCGGTGCCGCCTATTCCAGGGGTCGCAATGCCGCAGGTCGACGTCGCAGGGTTCGTACAGCAACTCCGCTTGATCCAAATGGTCCATGCGTACCGCCCCGTCAGACTCCCCGTGCCCGTTTCCCAGAGGGCATTCGGCGTGCCCGCGGGGAAGCAGGGGAGTTGGCGCGGATAGCCCATCTGCATGCACGCGGGGGTCCCGGCATCACCGGGTTGCGTCACGACATGCGCATCGACGTTGGGCGGCACGCCGATGGGTTGGCGTATAATGTCGAGCGCCCGCACGGCGGTGAGTGCGCTGGCGACCGGTGGCGAGCCATGAATGACCTTGCCCGACCGTGGGTAGAGCCGTCCCCAGGTCCCCACCTGCAAGAGCAACTCATAGGGGGTTGGCACGGATACATCGATGCGCCAGCCGGGGGCATCCAGTTCACTCGCGTAGTTCAGACCAAAGCCGCCGCTGGGCGCACAGGCGGTACAGGGACCGCCGAAGAGGTTGGGCAGGCTGTAGATATGCGTCTCATTGTACGACAGGTTCGTGTGCCCACTGCCGCTCGCATTGGCGCTGCCGCCGCCGCCGATGGCTGGGGCGCCGGTGGTACTGAGGACGGCGCGCAACACATCGCCCAGGAGCGGAACGACCGTATCCCCGGGGGATTTCACCGTCTCGACCACATAGCGGGGTTCCCAATATTCTAATGTGAGGCAGGGCGTGGTGGGGTTACACATGCATACGCCCGTCACTTTCCAACTCACGCAGCCCATATTGAGCAGCGACGTCAGAGTCGGCGCTGACGGTGCGGGCGCTGTCGGGAGTGGGATGGGCACGAGCGGGATGGGGATCGGTTTCTTGGCTTGGGGGGGCACCGGCACGACCGGCACGGGATGACACGGGCCGGTACTCGTCAGATCGACATCGAGCACGTTTGACCAGTCACTCGCCAGATCTGTCGCGGCTTGGAGCGTGAGTGAGTAATCCCCTGGTTCAAGGCACACCTCGCTACAGAGACTCTCTGGCGTCCGCTGGGCATCCGGCCACTGGGCGCACTGGCCTGCCGGGAAGGCGGCAAGGGTCTGGGTCTGTTGGACCGCCCGCCCGGCCTGGGTTGTGACGATCTGGAGCCGATACTGCACGCGCGGTTGCCAGTCCAGCGGAGTGTCCCAGCTGAGAATGAACGACCCCGCAAGAGTCGAGGTAGGGAAGAGCAGGCAGGCGAGCAGGAGACCCCTCATGCGGCCACCTTGGCAGGTGTGCGATACGGCGTATGACAGTGGGGGCACTTCGTCGCCCCGCGCCGCATGAGACTATGGCAGGCACGACAGCCCTGGAACATCCCGAGCAGGCAGAGATTGGGGAGCAGGGCCACGAGCCCGGCGAGCAGAAACAGAAGCACACAGAATTGCCACATCGAGCATCTCCTTTAGAATAAGGTTGCTTGCGTGGGATGTACGATGGGTTGCGGAAGAAACAACCCTAGCTGGGCGTAGGCGGCTTCGAGACGACGGCAGCCTATGTCAAAATAATAAGGGTCAATTTCGATAGCAATGCAGGGTCGTCCCAGTTGGAAACATGCGAGAGCCGTGGTGAACGATCCGGCAAAGGGATCAAAGACTATCCCTCGTGTTTTTTCGACACACCACCGCATAAGGGCTAACGGTTTTTGTCCTGGATGCTGCTTGCCGTCACGACTCCCATTTTCCTCACCTGCCCGAATGAGCCCTCGCCAGAGTTGCCGGTGGACGCGAATACAGCCGCCAAGATTGGTCCATGCCATATCCGCATCCCCATGATGATCTGAGGCGGTTCCCACACGCTTGTCCCAGAGGAGCCAGCTTGGGCTCGACGGCAAGGCAGCACTATAATGGTGCGCACCCCATAAAATGATCTGTGGAAACCACAAGAAGGGTGTGGGATCGAACGGGGATGCATCGCCGTGGATATTGTCCTGCCATGCCCGACCAGCACTGTAGCTATGGCGTCCATGGGGGGGGTGACTCTTGCGCCGAAGGTCAGGGGACGTTACCTGCCGAAAATTGAAGGCCATCCCATAGGGCGGATCGGTAATCAGTGCATCGGCCTGTATGTCGGCAAGCAGGACATAGCAATCCCCGCGTATCAGTCGGCACTGTCCAAAAATTACTTCCTCAAAGGCCATGACGCTCTCCTCCGCTAGATGCTAGGGCGCCACAGACTGCTGGCCGCCCGAAACGTCTTAAACAAGAGCCACGCGAGCGTGACGGGAATGACGAGCAGGCCCACAATCGTCGCCATCGTACTCCAGACAAAGGCCGTCGCGCCATTGCTCAAGCCCCCAAAGACCGCATCCGTGGACTGGGGTGCGAGACTGCCCGCGAGCCGCTGCGACACATCGACCAGGGCATAGCACAGCGGGGCCGCCGTCGTAAAGAGCAAGATGGCGACATAGAGGAGCAACCCTTCCAGTTGATGCCCGGGGATGAGCAGAAAGAGCAGCAGCAGCGGAAACAGCCCCACGAGCACCAGATTCGCGATGCCGAGCACGTAGGGCGCGACCCACGTCAGCAGCACCGCAAAGCCGACGTAGTGACTCAAGCCCTCCACCGTGCGCTGAAATTCCGCACTCACCCCCGCGCCCGCCCCCCGCCCGGCGGCAAAGAGCGTCTTCGCCCAGGAGAAGGTGCCGCTGAGGAGCCCCACGATGCCCGTGAAGCTGCCTTGATCCAGTGCCCTGCCGGCAATGCCTGCTCCCCGAATCGCGGCGTAGGTGCCCAGCAGGCTGGGTGCCGGGACGGGGCCCTGCATGGTCCGCAGGATCTCGCGGTAGAGCAGAAAGCGCGCTTGCTGGATCGGGGTCAGCCCCAGGTCTTCCTCAAACACTTGGAGCAGCGGGGTCCCCCGCGGGCTCTTCAGTTGTCGTAGCCAGGCTTGCGTGTCACTTTCAACCGCCGCCAGATAGGTATCGCATTTCACCGTGGCAGTCGGCGTACTGCCTTGCAGCCACGTAATCCCGCTCTGTGCCCCAGGGCGCACCTCGCGCGTATTCAGCGCTTGCGCGACAGGGGAGTTATCCCACGGCAAGAGATCGTGCGCGGTCACGGCTTGCTGGGCTTCCAGTGTCGTGGTCCAGATGGGGGTAAAACAGTTAAGAGTCCAGTCCTGAATCGCGTTACTGACGGGCGCGGTGAGTTCAACGCCGAGCAGCCACCCCATCGATGTCAAGATGCCAAACGTGCGATGTTCCTGGTCATTCAGGATGCGCCCGATGGTGAGGGAGAGCCCCGTCGTCATCCGCAAGAGCAGGCGAAAACCCACAGGGACGAGCACCGGGTCTTGGAGCGCGGGCAGGACCAGTTGCGTCTCCGCCGCCGTCACGACTTCGGCGTCGGGGTCCTGACTCGCCGCATAGGACGCAATCTGGGTGGCATCGGTGGCGCGGGCCGACAGATGCCCAAACCGCAGCGCTTCCGGCCAAAAGAGCACCAGGATCAGGCCCGTCGTACCGAGATAGCCCGCCACCGGCTTCCAGAACCAGACCGAGCCGAGGCCGCGCCACAGGAGCACGAAGACCGAGATCGTGATGATCGCATAGACAAGGGCGATAAGTTTTGACGAGCGCAGCATGGCCTGCAGGGCAATCCCAGTGTACAAAAATGCGGCCTCCGGGAGCGACAACACCAGAAAATCCATAGTGACTACCTTCCATAGCCCGCTGGCCCTGCCCCGCGAAAGGGCATGGGCGGCGTGGTGAGTGTCGGGGCGGTGATGCCGAGGCGGATGGCCTGCTCTTGCGTGGCCGTGTATTCCCGCAAGAGGGCATCGACCGCCGGTTGATAGCTCTTCTCCAGCACCTCCGTTTTCGCCATGAGTTGCGCCAATGCTCGCTGCACGGACTGATACTTCTGCTCCAGCACCCGGCGCTCTTCGTCACTGAGGTGCGCGTTGCCCTGGGCGGCGGCCATCAGCGTCTCTTGCAACTCGCTACAGTCCCACGTGAGCCGTGTCAGGGCCATGCCGGTGCTGAGCTTGCCGAGGAGCGCTTCGTAGCGCACCGGGTCGGCCTGGAGCGTCACGAGGGCATCGAGGGCCGCGCGCGGGAGGGACTGACCGGGGACAGAGGCGTCTTGGAGCGTCTGGGGTGAGATAGCCCCCGTCTGTTGCAGTTCCGTCACCGCCTGGCGCAGGGCCGCATCGGCATCCGCCTTATGGCTCTCGTAGCGGCTCATGAGGGCCGCTTGGGGATGGCTATAGTCGACATTATAGCCCTGGCCCGCGCGCAAGGTGACTTCGCCAAGCAAGCCACGGGCGAGGGTTTGCGTCTCGGTACTGGCGCCGGCTGCAGCGAGGGTATCCTTGACCAGATTGACCTCGACCCGGCGGGAGCCATCGGGGGCGCGTAGGTCAGACGGATCGCTGTTGCAGGTGCGCAGGGCTTCGGAGATGGTATCCCCAGCATTGGCATGCTCCTCTAAGCAGCGCGAGACCTCGCCCGCGCGCAAGCGTAACCCCGCATACATCGCGGCATTCTGACTGGACTGACAACTGGCATAGCGGGCATTGATCGCCGCAGACACGAGCCCCTGGAAGTGCTTCGCGAGGTCACAACTAGTAGGACTAGCCCAACAAAGAATAAGCATGGGCATATTAGTCAATAATTGCTGACTGAGCCCCTCGATCATCGCAGGAATTTGCTCAAGTCCCTCCTTGAGACTGCCAGCAAAATCGAACGCGCCACACGTCCCGCCGACATGCCCTGTGGCACGGAATAATGTCGTACTACTTGGCTGTGTGCCGGTCGAGAGATTCACCCCACCTCGCATACCGTAGCCCGAAGTGTCATACGTATCCGTTTTTATCGACCGTCGCGCTGTATCCCAGAGATCTGCAGCGACGGACATTGGCAGTGCAAGCATTATGGCACTCACAAGAACAACGCTGTATGGTGAGAACCCCGTCATGTTAGTGCCCTTTCTGGCGGTGGGCTCCACGATAGGGAGCGACAGGTCGCGTTAATGCCTCGGTGAGCGGCATCCCGTGTTTGAGACGAGAACGCAAGGTCATTTCGCCCATACCGAGCTTCTGTGCCCATTCCGCAACGGTATGCGTTTCTCCGTCAAACGTGAGAGTGATGCCCGTGCGCACAATCTTGCCTCGTGGGCGACAAGGTCGAAGCGGAGACGTGAGGATAGCTTCATCAGACCATCCTTGCTCTTTCCTGGCATATAAGGTTATAGCGGAAATACCGATGAGCCGTGACCACTCAGCGATCGTATGACGTTCACCGTTATAGTCGAGATAGACGTTGTTCCGCTTATTATTACTTTGCTCCAGCGGTGTACTCCATTTGATATTGTCAGGTTCATAGCCACGCATATTGTCCTTGCGATCCATTGTCATCCCATCAGGCGGATCGCCGACGTCTGCATAGAACGCGGCAAAGGAGGTGCGCCAGCGTTCACACACCGTAATCCCACGACCCCCATAGCGCGGATAATCAAGACTCTTTTCGTTATAGCATCGCGTCAACATGCCGCTCCATATCTTGAAAATGCGCGTATCGGTCATGCCGTGCGTTGACTGAAATTGCCCAGCGTTGACATTCTCTTTAACAAGACATCCGCAGGAGCGTGTTTTCTTATGAATGAAGCGATACGCAAGGATGACAGCCGATCCGCCACAGAGGCAGGAGCAACACCAATAGGCTTGCCGATGACGATTCGAGCCAACGAAGTGATTGACGGAAAGTCGTTCACATGATTGCCCAGTTAAATCCTCTGTATAGGGCTTTGAACTTACATGAAACTCGCGAGGATCATTAATGCAGAGCGGGCAGCGACGTGCTACAATAGCGGTAGACATTGGTGCTCCTAGTTAGGACCAACGTTAAGTATCCGGGTGGATGATTCGCCCCATCCGCCCGATACGTTGTAGACCTGCCGAGTATACACGATTTCCCCTTACACTACAAGCATTTAGCTGACGTATGGCCTGCCGTGCGCTAGCGCAAACCCTACCAGCCCTAGCAGTCCCGCGAATCCCCCTGCACACCATCCCAGCGGCAAGACCACCGGGGCGCACAGATACCCCGCGACCGCCCCCACCCCGAGCGCCAGCCCGAGGACCCCGACTGTCCAGCGCGTCAGGCGAAAACCGCCGAGCGGATCGCGCGCCCGATGCCAGCTACCCTCACACACGCCGAGGAGGAGCGCCGTGGCGAGGAGGAGCGCCATCCCTTGCAGGTGTCCCCAGCGGTGCAGGACCAGCCATTGGGCCTGGTCCAGGAGTGCCGAGGGGGGCAGCGTCGTCGGCTGCTCGGCCTGCCAGATAGCCAGGAGCATGGTCTGCCGCGTTCCCGTATCCTGCCACGCCCACCAGACGGCCAGCAAGCACAGGCTCAGGAGCGAGAGCAGTACGAGTAATTTGACGGGGCGCGGATCATGCATTGGCGTCGCTACCCTAACTCTTCTTGCATGCGACGGTCCCACCCTTTGATGCGAGGATCTTTGCCGCGATACTCAAAGCCATACACCGTCCAGAGTTGGAGATCCGCGCGATACCGGATGCGGAGGCTATGATGATACCCATGCTCCACAAGAAGATTCCGAATCGCCTCTGCTAACGCCCGCGTGGGAATCCCGCTAATCGCGGCCATAGTACCTCACTGTCTCATAGAAGTGTTGAGGGAGCAGACGTCGAAGCGGCCTCTTCCTGAAGCATGGCCGCAATCGCCGCGCGCACATTGCCCCGGGCCTCGGCAATGGCCTGGGTGCGGCGCTGCGCAATCGCACTGTCCTGGCTTTGCTGGAGTTGGAGAAAACGATCCGGGATAAGCCGCACCATCCCGCCGTGCCCGTTGGCAAGCCGCAGATAGGCACTACTCCAGCCGGCATGCTTGCGCACCTGCCGCACCAACTGGCATTCGGCGTCCGTCAGTTGAAAGAGGCGCTGAATCTTCGGCAGCTCGCCCTCTTGCGGCTGCAGAAACAGCGTCGTATCGACGAGGCCCAAGATCACCTTCCCCACCGGGGAGTCAAAATCCTCGACGCGCTGGGAGAGAAAGATGGCGCTCGTTTTGATGTTCCGGTAGGTCCGAATGATCTTCTCAATCACATCCGCGGTCTGGGCATGCTTGAGGAGCGCCCACGTTTCATCCGCCACGATAAATTTCCACTGATAGAAGCGCACCGGATCTTCAAAGAACTGCGTCACAAGATGGAACAGCGCAAAGAAGAGCACGGCTTGCAGATCGGAGGTTTTACTCAGTTGGGACAACTCAATCACGGTCAGCTTCGGATCGACATGAAACTGATTCGGGCCGTCGATAAACCCGGCGTACTGGCCCGTGCCGTAGTAGAGACTCAGTTTGCGCGCAATCTGCTGGGCCAGTCGCTGGGCATGGCGATCCTTCGGACTAAAGCCGCCGTCCTGGAGCACCTCCTCGACAAAGCGCCCGAGTGTCGGTTCCCCCCGCTGGCGGTCCCAGGTCAGACACAAGTGACTGACGGCCGTGGCTAACACGCTAAAGGCTTCCCAAGTCAGCCGCTCAATCCCGCCACTGGCCATTTCGGCCAGCGAGGCGGTGAGAAAGGCGGCATGGGCATTGTCGAGGGCCCCAGCAAAGGGATTGAGGGCCAGCGGGTGATTGAAGTCCAGCTTGACATAGGTGCCCCCATGGACCGCACAGAGTTCCCGGTAGTTTGCCAGTGGATCAAGAATGACCATGCTCCCGCCAAGCGGCAAGACCTGATTCGCAAAATGCGCGACGCCAAACGTTTTGCCTGCGCCACTCGTCCCCGTCCAGATCATATGGGGATTCGTCGCACTATCGAAGACATGCACCCCGACCGCCTCGCCGCGCTGATTCGTATACGCGACCACTGGGGTCTCGGTGCCGTGAAAGCTCCCATAGAGTGGCAGCAGATGGGCAAGTTGGGCACCAGGGAGGCGGCGCGCACGCTGAATGACCCGCTCGGCGGGCCAGGCCGGGTCAAACCCCAGCGGGAGTGTTTGGAGCAACAAGGTACTGCCAAGTGCGCCCGTCTCGGCGAGTAGTTCCAGTCCCAACTTGCGCCCCCGGCGCTGCACTTCTTCCAGGCTGCGGGCGACGATGGCGGGCGTGCCCCACGCGACAACATGGACCCGCCCCCAGTGTAACTCGCCACCGGTCAAGAAAAAGGTTTCAAGAAGACTGTCTAACTGTTTCTTGAGGGCCGCATTCTCGACGCTCCCCTTCCCATGCAAGCCTGCCAGCATGCGCTTGAGCTTGAGGCGACTTTTCTCAGCCTCGGAATCCACGACGGCCACCTGCACCGCGAGGGTCAACGGACCAGGATGCGCCTGCCAGAGGGCAAGCGGTTCGACCGTTGGTATGGCGGGTTGCTGGGCAGGCACACGCGGGGCACAGAGGATGCCGGGATACGTATGCGCCGGGGCACGCTGGAGTGACAGAACCTGGGCCACGGTAGCCTCACCAACCTGGATGCCACCCGCGATCTGTGTCATGGGGCGCGTGAGGACCTGCGTGCGGAGGGGTTCATCCGCCTGCAACGCGGGCGTGCCGGGGGCAAAGGGATCCAGCAACAGCGCGAGGCGCTGCCCAAGATCCATGCCAGACAGCACGTGCACGGCATGGCCGGCGGCCTGGAGCGTTTCCGCGCTGGCCCGGCGCAGACCGTCAAGCTGCGTCAGGGTCTCAGCAAAGGCTGACGTGAGCGTATCAGCCAGCGAGGGACGATGCGCCATAGAAAGGCGCTGCACCGTCTTGAGGAGCGGCGCAATGGCCGGATGGATATGGGCAATCGGCAGCCGCACCGTGACCGTGGTAAGCACCGTCCGTAGCCCGCCCATTGTGGGGCCCTCGCGATAGGGGAGTCCCTGCTGCATGGCCGCACACTGCGCTTGCACCACGGCGTCAGTGCGACACTCCCGGCGCAGGGCTTCCCAGGCGGGCATGCTCGTCGCGGGAAGGATGGTCATCAGGACTTGGAGCGCTGCCCCGACTGGCAATGTTTTAAGAAGCCCTTCATGCAGCCGAGCCATGTCGAGACAGACCGACTCATCACAGACATCGATATTGCGCGGCACGACATCCCAAGCACAGCCCAGGGCGAGACTCGGGCGTTTCCAGCGGGGCATCGGCGTGGAGAGCAGGCCAATGCCGGCCGCCTGGTTGAGGATCAACCCGTGCGGTAACAACCGCGCAAAGGGCGGCATGGCATAGGGGTCTGCATGCAGAAAGCCGACCATCGGGCTAGCGTCCTCCGTCAAGATGGGGCACTGGCACGAGCACGCCAGGCGGCAACTGCGCCCGATCCCCCCACACAAAGGGGAGCGGCGGCTGGCCCTCCGGGCGCACCGGCCCCGGCATCGACTCTGTGGGGGACGGTGGTTGCGTGGTAGGCTTGGGTTGCGGCTTCGGCTTGGCCCGCGTGGGTTTCGGAATGCGGGGCATTGGCACGGGCGGTTCGAGGCGTTCCGCAGGGGGTGGAGCGGTACTGACAAGGAGATAGTGTCCGTCGATCACATCGCCATTCGCTGTGACTTCCCGCGGCACCCAGGCACGAAAGCTGCCAGCAGGCGGCGTGGGACCAGGCGCAAGCGTGGGCGGAGGGAGTACGGCGGGCGCGGGCGGCGTCGGCGTGGCGACCACAGCCAGGTCGACGGGTTCGCCTTGCAAGACACTGGTGCAGGCTAGCGGAAACAGGCTGAGCAGACTGAGCGCAATAAGACGGCCAACCATTAGCGTCCTCCGGTGAGGGTGACATACGTGGGGAAATCCTCCAGCGGCAAGCCTTCTTGCAGCACGACCCACCCGGGCGTCGTGCTCGGCACCCAGAGCGTCGGCAAGAGATTCTTCGCCTGTTCCAGCCAGAAGCTCCCGATCTGTTGCAACAGGGTTTGGGTGCCCTGAAAGGGCTGTTGCCCGCCGCCACTCGTTGGGGCGACAATGACACTCGCCCGCGCCAGGCCAAACGCCGAGGACGCTTCTTGCGCGAGCGCCGTCAGAAAGACCTTGGCGATCTTGGCGGAATCGTGGGTCTCGACGGTGCCGACCAACCCCAGCGTGCCGTCCGCATCCGTGACATACCCCTTAATCGGCTGCTCAAACGAGGCGCCGCTGGGAAAGACGCAACTCAGGGTATCCAGCGCGATAATGGCCCGACTGGCACTCAGATCCGCCTTCGTGCGGCCAAAGGCAAAGCAGCCTTGCAGCGGCACACTGGTGGGCAGCGGCGCCCGCCCTGGGCCTTGGAGTTGATGGGGACAGGCAAAGGCATCGGTGACACTCATGAGCACAGGTAAGCCGCGTTGCCACCAATCCTGTCCGCCCACCGGGGTCGCCATCACGCCGGTAATCACCCGCATGCGCGCAAAGCAGCCGGCGGCAAGCTGGGGCGTCTCTGGAGACAGGGGAAGTGGGGGTCGTGGCTCGCTCGCCTGTCCGGGTGCATGCTGCAAAATGACCGCTTTCGGGGTCGGCGGCGCCCCAGCTTGCACAGGCAGGGTGGGTGCGGGACGGGCAGGAGTGCGGGCGGTGCTGCCCCCAGTGGGCGTCACGGACTTCCGCTGCTGGTCCGCCTGGCGGGTCGCGGCCTGGATCGCCTGCGCAATCTGTTGCTGGGCGGTCGTCACCACGCCCTCCATCTGCTTCGTAAAGGCTTGGCGCTTCTGCTCCTCGTCCCGCTGGCCCTGCGTGAGTTGTTGCTGGAGTTGGCGTAACACCTGCTGCTCCTCCTTGCGTTCCTGCTGCGTCGTGGCCAGCTGTTGCTGCAGCGTCAGGAGTTGCTTTTCCAGATTGCTGCGCTCGGCGCCGAGGCCTGGCACGGTCTGGGCCTGCGCCGGTTTCGTGCGGGGCACAGGCGCCGGGGTTCCGGCCACCAGATCGGACCCATAATAGAGGGCCGCACCCAGGCCGCCGAGACTCAACAGGGCCAGCACCGGATGCCGCTGGGCAAAGATCCGCAGTTTCGCAAGGGCCGGATGGAGGGCCATAGGTCACGGCCTCGCTTGGAAGAGAATGGTCAGCCGTGTCTGCCCTTCGGGCGGCACAATCTCAGGGTCCGCGCTCAGCGCCTTGATAGTCAAGCGGGGCGGCCAGGTCCAGGTACTGAGCAGGACACGATCCTCCCCTGGACTTGACTGGTCCAGGCCGACCCGGAGATCGAGCGCCAGGGGATGGGGCGTCAGGTTCCGTACCACCAGCGACAGTCCGATAGTCTGCTGGACCTGCACCGCCTGATGCTCACCCAGGGCGAGCCGCGCATCTGTAAAATTCGGCAGTGGAATCTCCGCTGGTGCTTGTGTAGGGATGGACTGCCCCGTGCGCCAGAGACGCAGCAGCGATGCGAGGGAGAGCGGCACCGGGGGCGGCTGCGCGGTCTTGGTCGTCACGCGCACCAGGTCATCCCCGGGCGTGCCTTGCGTGAGGCGCAGATGGTAGAGCGTACCGCTCTCTTCCCCCAGAACAAAGACGCGACCGATGGCATCCTCGGTGAGCGGGATCAGAAACAGGTAAGCCCCTTTGTAGTCCGGGGACAATTGCTGTTCGGTCAACCCAAAGGAGACAAAGTGGATCGCTTCGGGGAAGACGATGGCGGTGGTTTGGCGGAGTTCCAGCTTGATGACAATCGGGCCATCCGTAACCGTCACGGTACGAGCGGCGAGGGCAACAGGAGGAAGCAGACAGAGGACGAGCATGAGAAGAAGAGGACAGCGCAAGGGTACACCTCCTACAGATGAGGAGAGCAGAAGTACACAAGCCCCGCTAGGGGCCAGACACGCTGAAGGGGGGAGCGACGCTCATCCCCACAAGCACGAGACCGGACGGCTGCCCATGCACACGCCAGGGCGCCAGTATCAGCGAAGCCGTGAGGACCTCTTCCCGCACGACGCTACTGCCAATCCAGACCATGCGTCGACCTTCCAGGGCCACCGTGATACGCTCGCCATTCCGGCTAGCAATGCGAGCGGTGTTAGCCGCTACCGTCGTTTGCATCCCCAGATGGTACTCCTTCACCAGTACCACTTCCTTGGCGCGGCGTGCCTCAAAGTCCGGCAACATACTCGGATGCAGGAGCGCCTGAAAATCAGTCTGTACCTGGGCAAACGTCGCGGGGGTAAAGGTGTAGCGATGGGCGAGTGCCTCACTGGCAAAGTCGAGGGCGACCGAGTCGAGGATGACGCCCGGGCGCACAATCCCTGGTCCGCCCGGGGGGATGAAATACGCAGGCAGGCCACGCACCCACGCCCAGCCGACCATGCCTGCCAGGATCGTCAAGGGGAGCGACAGGAGCACCACCGTCCACTGCAAGCGCGTGACCTGTCCCTCTAGATGCGTGATATAGGCCAACTCGCGGTCAGGCGTTGTGCCCATCATGCCGCGTCTCCCCACGGAGAGTAGGTCTGTCCACGCGGTGACATGATGCCGGGTAAGGGAATCAGCGCAAGATCATGCAGCGCGTGCAGGAGTGCTCCGGCGGGCTTGCCGCGTTTAGCAAAGCGCAGGCCAAGGCCGCTCACGATGAGCAGCCCCAGCGCAACCAGAATATCGATGACCAGGCTCAGGACAAAGCAGAGAGCCAGCAACACGCAGAGATCATCAAACTCGACCTCATAGAGCATCACCGGATCATCCAGGACAGTCGGACAGGGCACCCACATCACGCCACCTGCCCGAACAAACTGTACCCGCGCCGATGCAGGGTACGCACGAGGAGCAGTGCCAGGGCGAGACAGACCCAGAAGGTCGGCTGGCGCATGAGTTGGAGCAGGAGCAGGGGAAGATACAGCGGCACGGTGAATGGTGCCCACCAGGCATCAGGCGAGAGCGTCTGGAGGAGGTCTGGTGTTGCGGCAGGCGCCGTACTCTGCGCGGAATTGATAATGCGGGAGACAAAGACCGTTCCCACGCTGCCCGCGGCAGTCGTGGCGCCACTCATCGGATAACCCATCATGAGAGCGCCCAGACCCCCGAAGCAGCCGGCGACTGCAAAGATATAGCCTGCGCCACTCTTGGTTTGCTTGTCTACCGTGGCCGCGGCATCATCAATCCCATCAATGTCAATCGGCGTGCCCTTCATCGTGGAAGCATGCAGCACGGACACCGGCAGCAGACTCGTGCCTACGAGGGCGCCCAGCACGAGAAGCATGCCGAAATCCTTGCGCTGAAGGTTCTGGGATTTGGGGGAGCGCACGGTAAGAAGCGGAAAGCCGCTCAGTAACCACCCGCACAAGAAAAAGAAGCCAATCGCGATAAGCAGTCCCATTCCGTCATTCCTTTTATACAGAGGTTATCGAACCCTGTCGCCCATGGACAGAGGCTTCATCGAGCGCAAACGTATCATCGAGCTGCGCCTGGGCTTCCAGGTCTTCCAGCACCGGCCCCAGCCCGCCCGGACATTTATCGAGAATCCCGAGCACGCGAAACGCCCGGCGCAGCAGCGTCTCGTCAATCCCATAGAGGCCCGCGTCATCCGCGAGAATCCCCAGTGTCAACCGGCGTTCGTCGCGGTCGAGGCGATCAATCTCACGGGACTCGGCGGCAAGGTCACGCTTGGCCTTGGTGCGCTCGTCACGCTTCCTACGTTCCGCTTCGAGCGCCCGCGCTTCCTGCTCCGCCAGGGCCTGGCGCTGGCGCTCTAACCGTTCCCGCCGCCGGGTTTTCGCATCCGCCACCATTTCCCCCTTTCCTCAGTACGCAAAGTGTGGTAGAGTGCCGCCGTTGCGCCGCCATACGCGACGGCCCTTCAGTGAGACGTGAAGTACGCGCACAGACCGCTGGGGGGCCACCACACGCCAGCATCTTCCCGGTTGAGCAAGGCATCCACCGAGACATTGAAGGCCACCGCAAGACGGTGCAAGGTCCGCACCGTGAGGCGCGCGCCGGCCCGCATCCCCCGCTCCACGTAGGAGAGCGTTTGGGACGGAATCTGGGCGCGACGGGCGAGTTCGCGCTGACTCCAGCCCTGCGCAGTACGTAACCGGGCAATCTGTTTCCCGACATGGTCAGGTTCCATCCAGCCGCATCCTCCTTGGCGCATGATCATACATGATTATGGTGATGGTAACAAGTGTGAGCACCCACTTTTTTTGGGCGGTGCTTGTGGCACTCGACGGAACAGCCTACCATAGACGTGAACGCTGACAAAAGGAACACACGCATGGATCCGTCCTGTCTCCATATTGAGCGTGTCTATATTGAGCATCTGCACGTACATCCGCGCCCACGCCCCGCCTTACCACTGGTGGTGGGCATGCCGGTGCTGCGTGCCAAGGAGTCCGCTATGTCCATGGAATTTCGCATTACCTCCGAATATAAATTGCCCGTCGGTGCCAAGCATCCCGTGACGCCCTCCGGACGCCCGGCCACGCTCGATGGCCCGGTGACGTTTACGGTGCTGGAGGGCACCTGCACGATTGAGCCGATTGACGACGTGACGGCCTATCTTGTGCCTGGGGATGATTTTCTGGATAGTGTCGTGCTGATGGAAGCAGACGCGGACCTGGGAGAGGGGGTCGAGACGATTTCCGAGACGGTGATCTTGCATGTGGATCACCCCATGGCGTCCTCGATGGGCGTCGAGGCGGGAGAGCCCGTGCTGCGGTAAACGGGGAAAACGCAGGCCAAAAAAAAAGACCCAGGGCACAGAGGGGAGGGAGTCCCGCTCTGTGCCCTGGGACCGACGAAAGACGCGCGATGGCGAGTGAATGGACGCTGCATACGGGTGGCCAAGGCGAGGAAGACCTGATCCATGTGCAGTGGTATGACCATAACAATATCCGCCAGCAGACGGATGTAAAGATTTGTATTCGGCCACAGGATAAGCCGCGCACGCTCGAAATATGGGTCAATGGGGTCATATGCGCAACGCTACGAAGCACCTCCTAGGGTTGAAAGCCGAGTGCGAATTATTTTTCTAGATCAAAATTGCAGCGGGCGCGTACCCCATAATAAAAGCGGGCTGCAGCATCATAGGCCTGTGCCGCATCTTCTGGACTGTCAAAAGTTCCAAGATGGAGCAACTTATCTTTGACGCGGATACGCGCGCGCCAGCGCCCAGGACGTGGGTGCTCAACGCCTTTGTAGGTTGCATATTGCTGAAGGGTACTGCGAACATTTACACGGTTCTCAGGGAAATTGAGACAGGCAAAGTCTCCAAAATGTTCGCATGCCGCTTCGTCATAGACGTGGGCAGCATCTTCTTCACTTTCATAGAGGCCTAAATGGGTTTGACGACCGTCAATCCGAATGGTTGCACGCCACTTCTGACGGAGCGTATGCCAAGTCACACCCTTGTATTGTGAGGTCCCCTGACGACTCGGGCGTTGATTTTGTAGATTTTGTCCAGGAGTACAACGCCGGAGGTTGGCACGTTGATTGTCCAGACCATTGTGATTCCAATGATCAATCCGTGGTCCCTCCAGTCCCAGAATATCACGATGCATAAAAATAGAGGTATGCCCTCTATAGCGTTTTGCATAGAGGATCTTCCCACTCGGGGACGCATACCATGTATATTGGGCCAATCGTGGATAATCTTCATCATCTACAAGCGCCTCTTCCCCACTTTTGAGGCGAATGATGTGCATAGATAGTCCTTTCGAGCCAAGAGAGCCTTCGCCCCCTTAGCTCTGTTTTGGGCTGTTATACTCGTTCACCTTGCCCTAGGCTCCTCTCATTCTCTACCACAGTGTGAGCTGGGTTCCAACTGTGACGGAAGGCGGGGGTGATGGCTTCGCTGGGACAGCAGGGAAAGGGATAGGCTGGCGCGCCATAGCGATCATGGTGAGCAACTCGTCTGTGACTGAGGCAACAGTTGTCGTCATGACTGGGAGCGGAATATCGTCAACCGACTCGATAACCTCACCCGTTGTATCAAGTGGGGCAGGCAGAAGAGCGGCTGACGTCTCTGGTGCAGGAATCTGTTGCTGATGAGCAAGTTTCTCGGCCCAGAAGCCCAGGATATGCGCGGGGGTTGCCCACGTACTCCAGGTCTCTCCCAGCAGTGAATCCCCGTGCAAGACGATCCCTGGAATATGGAGCAGGCTCATTTGCACGTACGCCATGTGCACGCAGCGAAGATCAATGTCAATCGCGGTAACATGGAGATACTGTTGGTAATTGATCTCGTGGTCGCGCAAGGCTTCTGCGAGTGCAAGGACCATCGCGCCACTGCCGGCGCACGGTTCACAGGCCGTGAGAAACGGCTGGGTCGCGAGAAGCTCCTTCGCATCATGCACGGTCATCTGCGCCATACAGACACAGAGACTCCACGGCGAGAAGTATTGCCCCCGCCACTTGTTATGTAACTCCAGCGCGTGAAAGAGACGTCCGAGATAATCCTGCGGCTCGGCCTCTAGTGCCAGAACGAGTTGACTGAAGATCATGGGAAACTGCTGAACCTCGTCCGTACTATAGCGCTTGACGATCTGCATATAAGCAGCTTCACGCTCGGTATAGGCGCGCGGATCAATGGCATTGCTGATGCTGAACGCACTCATCGCCACGAAATCTTCAAAGGCGGTCCAGAGTTGATGACGCTCGCCCAGACGGCGTAGCAGGCGCTCCATTTCACGAAGATGATGCTCGCCGGGACGGAGGATCGGTTGGCGGGCTTTCGCCATAGGGTATACTCCTTGGTGCTTTGCCAGGCACCGGACGCCCCTCGTGTGAGAAGCGTCCGGCACTCGTGATATGCGGACAGCTAGGAAGTCATGCTCCTAGCTGTCCTGCGGTGCGGATCCAAAGAGCATGCCGACGGGAAGAGCGTGCCCACAGTCTGCACAGCGCGCCTCCTCCCAATCATGCGTCTCCGTCGTCTCGCCAAGCTCATCATGCTCAACGGTATAATTGCCGAGAGCATCCGTAAATCGAATGGTCTGGTCCCGCCAAATCGTGATCGGACCACCGACCTCAAATGTCTGTCCTCCACAGTGTGCACACTGCATCTTAGCTATACTCCTCATGCTGCTCAGCCCGTTCGACCTGACAGAGCGGACAGTCCCGCTCGCACGGCCGCGTCGGATCATGATGGGCCGCATGCGCGGCGTCTACGATTTCCAGAAGTGGTGCACGCATCGTTATGCTGCCTTGGGCACAGTAGCGCGCGCCCTTCAGCGTGACGAAGTGCGTGACCTGCTGTCCCATACGTGCGGGCGAGCGTTTACCAACCCACCCCGCCCGCACGAGGGCATGCAGAATATGGTGATCGTCAGCGGATACGACGATCCCGCCACGACGATAGAGTTTCCGCAGTAAGGCATCCTGCTCCAGCGTTAATGTCGGCTCACTCGTCAGTTCGAGCTTGTCTGGTTGCGACATCGTTCCTCCTAGCCCATCACCATGAGTAAACATTCTTCCGCACCGTAGACGCGCGGCTCGTTACAGGCATCACAGACATAGCGGCGGGCATCCGGCTCGACACCATCCTGCATCGCCCCGCAGGCGAGACAAAAGCCCAGATATTCACCGGACTTAATCGCCTCAGTAATTTGGTCAAGGGTGATCTTGCTCTGTGCCATTAGGCATGCTCCTCAGTGTGTATATACTCTAGCGTTTCTTCTTCCATCTCTCGCTGCCGCTCCTCCTGAATCTCTGCGGCAAAGATGAGACTTAACACCTCATGTAGTCCTGGGTACGTCACGAAAAGACTGATGCCCTCATCCTCAATGTACTGCTCAACCACGGTTGCCAAGAGGGCCTCGTGATCGTCTGGGCGGTGCTGGTCGGGCTGTGTACTCTGCTGCAAGGCCTCTTCAAGAATCTGCCAGGCGCGTTCCTTGTGCGTCATGATCTAGTGATCTCCTTGTGAGGGCGATGCCTGTTCAAGTGTCCAGACATACGCACAGGCACGACAGGTCGCGGCGTGATAGGTCGTATCCTGCACATCCTCGTGGCTGACGTCGTAGCGATAGTCCCCGACACGAGGGCCATACAGCGTAATTTTCTGCTCGGCGCGCTGCGTGACGCGGATCCACAAGTCCTTCCCGCCACATTGCGGACAGGGAGAAGGCGAGCACGGCGCCATCTGGGGAGCGCTTGACGGGTTGCGCAGGGCTCCCCATTGCGCAGCAGCCGTGAGCAACGCTGCGCCCAACTGGTGCATATCTGCCGGATGGGCAAAGCGCACGCTAATAGGAGCAGCGCTTCCGACGCGCTTCGAGCATAACTCAAGCCAACTCGCATCCTGCCCGACCACGACATCCCCGTGGTCAAGGATAAACCAGCCATTGCGCCCTTTCGCGGCGGTCGTGCGGTCAAAGGTCATGTCATGCCCCATGGGACTCCTCCTGTGTGTCTTCGTCGGTTTGACTGACATCGAACACGGCCACGAGGCGAAAACGCTGCCGTGTCGCCGCGTCCTCTTCCCCCTCGGGGCCGGGCTCTTGCGTACCCGCGGCCAGCGGCACCCAGATATAACTCCCCTTCTCGCCCTTGCGGACGGCCCGCCCCAGCCGTTTCCATTGTTGAAACCCGCCCACGACCGTGGCATCCGGGCGCTGGTGCGCGAGCATACAGGTATTGTGCGGGCTGAGCGGGCGCTGCTCGCAGGTGAGGATCGTGCCCACCGACGCTGCCAGGGCCTGCCGGTCGGCGCCACTCATGGCGGCAATGGTCTTGGCAAGGGTTTGCATCTGGTCGCGGCGGGCCTCAAAGGCGGTTTGTTGCTCGGGGGTCATGCGTCGGCGGGACGTGGTACGTGCAGCCATAGTGTGTCTCCTAGGTGTTCTCGATACGAAAGTCACAGACTAAGCCTTCCATGTCGCACTGCATACATTTACAGTAACTCGAAGCGTCCCATGTAGGTGTGGCCCGAGGATCGAGGGGTTCAGTTTCGGCATCCCAAACAACCACTGTCGTCATGACTTCAATACGAAACGGTTCGACGCTGCCACATGTCGGGCAGCGCATACCGCGCAAACATTGACTATTTGCCATACAACGCTACCTCTGCTCTGTATAATGGGGTTGCTTCGCAACGGCGCGAATACTCACGGTCGGTTCGCTTTCCAGGCGAAACTGATACAGTTCCTCATGCGCAGCGGCGTACCCTTCCAGCGCCCGCGTATCCCAGCTGACCCGCCCACGACTATAGACGACCTGGTAGTCCGTCCCTTTGACGGCATGTCCCGCCGCACCCACCGCAGACTTGAGCGTGGCCGCGAGGGCATCAATATCGGCCTGGAACTGACGTGCCCCAGCGTCACGGGCGGCATCAACTTTTGCTAAGGCCTCACGCAACTCGACAGGGATGGCGGCGAGGATCTCGGCGGTCTGCGCGGCACAGTGCAGCTGGAACGCGTCGTATTCCTGACGCTTGGCGGTATAGGCGTCGAGCAGGCTTTCAAGACGTTTGCCCATCGTTCGCTCTCCTTATCCATGCCAACCCAAAGGGTTGTACCATCTAGACAGTAGATGTGGTCGCCTGCTGTTGGGCCTCGCGCATGCGTGCATACGTCCGATACGCTGCCAGCAGCAGTTGATCATGCTCACCTTGCAATCCAGCGGCATGCAGCGTCGCCCAGGCATCAATCTCGACAATGCTCTTCGTGAGCGGGACCTCCAAGGCACTGAGGTGCACGTGGCCAGCGTCATCGACAACCAGTACCGCGAGGTCGTGGTAGGGTTCATCTCGACGCGGCAGGCGGCGCCACGGGACGCCGCGCTTCCGAGGATTGGCGACCTCGGTCACCATCCGATAGCCCCGGGTTGGATTGTATTCGAGCCAGGCTCGTCGCTGGCGGCGGGCGCCAGTGACCGCATCGATCTCATCGTAGACATACGCCGTGGTTTTCGACGTATGCCCTACAAGGGTTTGCATAGGCTTCTCCTTCGCTATGAGGTGGATGACTGAGGCACGACATGCTGCCAGAGGGTTGCGAGTCGCGCACGATAGGTAACAGGATTGAGCGGGCGCATCGGTCCCCAGCACCAAAAGCAGTGTACGTTGCGCAGCGAGGGAGCATGGATCCTCTCAGAGGTCTGGTGCTGTTGCGTCTGCCGACAATGGGAAGAGCCGCCCCGTGCACAGAAGGCAGGAATGGGGTTCGTGAGAATGAAGTCCCGATCATACTCAATGCCCTCGGGCTCTGCGGGAGAGCCGAAGAGGGAAAGCTGGTCCTCCATCAGCATCTCCTTCTGATGATTAGTAAGTGCGGTGTCCCCGCTCATACAGTGACGCCTTCGCTCTATTCCGTGGCGTGTCTGGGGGAAAGACGAGATGAAAGACGCGCATAGTCTGGCAGGAGGGACAGCGGCCCTCCGAAAAATGCAGCCCGCCATGATGCGGTTCACGGTAGCGCATGGCGACTTCGCCACAGGCGCAGCGACTCACATAGCGTTTCTTGCCCATCACACCGTCCTTCTCCTCGTGTCAGCAACGACATGTCAACCATCTACTAAAACGTGTCAGATTAGTAGGTCGTGGGCACCTCCTCTCTACGTATCTCGGCTTGTGACGAGTCCCAGCCCTACGCTAGGAGCTGCATTACGCCGGGCTCCCCCGGCGCACTCTGCATTTAGGCGTCAGTGACGCGGAGTTCGGCCAGTGCGGCTTGCACCCCCGCACGCCATTCCTCGGCGCCGGCGAGATGCCACAGTGCAATATCGCACCCGTACGCGTCGTGCTGGAGCGCCTCCTCTAATTCCTCGATGCTGTTCTCATCCGCGCAGGCGAGGGCAAAATTGTTGTCATGATCGCGGTGCCACTGCTGGGCATACTCGATAAGAGGTGACAGCATGCGGTGCTCCTCAGAAGGAAAGAAGGGCAGGATCCCATCCTGCCCGTGCTGCGTTAGGGAAGAGCGACAAAGGGCGTGTCCAGATATTCGAGGGGATTCTCGCCACTGTTATAGCGGTGCAGCGCGTGCTGCCACGCCCGCACCGCTGCATCCTCCTCGAGGAAAAAGCCCTGACCATGCTGGCCGGTGTACGGTTCACGGATCGTGAGCAAAAAGCCGGAGTGGCCGAAGTCGCTTTCTATCCACGGACGAATACTGTGCTCAAGTGGTTTACGGACCATGAGATGCTCCTTTAAAGTTACAGTCGTGTCGCTAAACCTGTTTCGCGGGTAAAGCACTCTTGGAGGTTCTCGGCGTAAATATCCTCGCAGCGCGCAACGTCCTGGACGCCTCGTCGTGTGCGCTTCCAAAACTCCACGGTATACGTGTCCATCGGCGTCAACGTCACGCGCACAAGATTGATGCCCTTGCACACAAAATGCGGCGTCGAGGGTAGCGTAAAGAGGAGGGCAGTCCCCGCTGCGGCGAGATGCGTCGCCCCGGTCATGGCGAGAAAACGCCGTCCGCCGAGTTGCTCTAGGATCGTCGTTGCGACCGTCATGTCGGCCATGATCTCATTCCTCTCTGGAGGGCAACGTCTTGCCAAAATAGGGGGAGTCGAGTTGATTGGTGGGATGATCCGGCTCCCACCATATACCGCAATCGTGACAGTCTATATTGTGATCAGTGGGGTCGTCAGGGTGAACATTGGTTGAGCGACATTCTGGGCAGATGACTGTATTCATAGACATCTCCTGAGGGAAGGGCGGCCTTCCCCCTAGCTTGCTTTACCACTCGACCTGCTGCATCACACTCACGGTGACGTCTGCATCGCTCCCCAGCACATCGGTCGACCAGTCATCGCCGAGTTGCTGCTTGATGCCGCGATACCATGCGCTCTGCTTGTCGAGCGGTTCGGCCATCACGCGGCAGACCATATGTGTGTAGGGGTAGATCGCCTCGTAGACGCTCACTTTCAAGATATGCCTATAGGTATCAATGGTGACGACCTTGCCATCGTGCTCTAACCAGCGGGCCATGTCGTGCGTGGTCATGGGCGGCGTGCCTCCCCGATGAGTGCGCATTCCACCGCGCTCACGGCGTTAAAGATCCGGTAGCCCAGATCGTCCAGCGCCTCTAAAAACCAAGTGCGGGCCTCCCGCGCGGTCTGACAGGATTCGACGCTGAAGTGCCCCTGCTTCGTGAGGCGATAGCGATTGACCATATGGGTACAGGCCATGATGCCGCTTGCGGTATACGTGGTCGCGGTACACAAGTCAGCAAAGGGGCTGGTGCGAAGCGGAGTCAACGGGGCGGTCTGCCCCGGCGGCACGGCGGCCACCGTGAGCGCCGCGGTGAGCAGCGTAGCGGCCACAAAGGGATGATGCATGCGGGTCCTTTCTCAGGCAGTGCGGGTCTCGGTGTTTCGTCCTTGGTATGGACTCCTCAGTGTGGCCACACAGCCACAGACACCCGCCCTGGTCCTCATCCCAGGGCGCAAGGGTCAGATTGGCGCGCTCATGACGAGCTTCGTCGTAGTAACACCCAGTTTCCGTCGTCTGGCCTGATGCGACGAAGGTGGATGAGATCATCGAGAGCGCCAAGATAGGCGTGCTTGTCAAAGGTCTCCCCACGATCAGCCGCGAGTTGCATCACTTTCTTGCGCAAGCGGCCTTGGGGCAACTCGCCGAGTTCTTGTAATAAGAGGCACTGGATTTCGTTACTATAGTTCATGCGTTTCCTTGCGTGCCCTGATCCTCGTCCCAAGGCATGCGGGTTATTCCACAAACGTCTGCGTCTGGCGATCAAAGATTTCGACAAACCACACGGACGCCAACGCCGTGATCGCTTCCCCATCAGGGATACTGTCACTGAGGTAACTCGCCTGCCAGGAACAGCCGTGATGTTCGAGGGTCACAATCACGCGATAGCGCTGATGACAGGCATGCATACCGTGAGACTTCGCCATACGGAACATCCTTTCTACGCAAAGCCCTGACGCCCACGCTCTCGGAGAGAACGTGCCTGTTGTCTCAGGCTGGACAGGTCCCTGTGAACCTGCCCGCGCACGCTTAGGCCCGCTGGGTCGATGGATCACCACAGAGCCGCGCTAACTGCACGCAGAGGTTGCGTTCCATGAGGAGGAGGTGTCGGACGCAGAGCGGGATGCGCGTCCGGCCAAACACGAGGACCGCGGCGGCATCCACTATGGAACGCTCCTCGGTGCGACAATCGATGCAGGGGACAGCCTTCGCCCCGTTGTTCAGTGACTGTCCGTAGATGATCTCAATCCGCATACCTATGTCCTTTCTCGAAGAGGCTTAGTCATTAAATATGGTCAGGATCATCGTCGCCGCCGTGTCAACACTCTCATAGAGATGCACGGCCCCGCTCTGTTCGGCCCGGACATGCCGCAAGAGAATATCTGGGCCTTCGACGTCCGTGAGGAGCAGTTTCATCGGCCAGCGCCCAACCGGAAATCGTAAAGAACTGGCCTCTGCACACCATTCAGCGCGCTCAGTGCGCACGAGATCATGTGTCGATACACGAAAAGCACCCGTTGTCGTCATCATGAATCAATCCTCCAAGTGTTAACGCATGATAAAAGAGACCACTAGTTGTGTAAGGCTTGTGCAAAACTGCCGCGCTGGGCAATGAGCGCCTTCGCCGCGGCCACATCAAACGGACGCTGCACAGTCGTCGCAATGTGCGCAAGAATCGCCGCAGCGGTCACGTCATGATTGACATAGGCCGCAACGGCTTCCGCAAACTGCCGATAATCCCGATTGCCGCGACTACTATTACAGCGCATGCAGCAGGTGACGAGGTTCGTGGCGTCATTGCTGCCACCCGTACTATGCGGATGGAGATGGTCGAGCGTCAACTGTGCGCCGTCCTCAATGCCATAGCCGCAATAGGCACAGGCCAATCCGTCCCTAAGGTACAACGCTAACCGCTTTTCATGGCGAATCCATCGCATGCCCTGCCCGCCGTTTTTGGCGCGGTCTCGGATCGTCGGTGTCAAGGCTCAGTCCTTTGTCTGTTGCGTGCTACCTTGTACCTGCCGGGCCTGCCACTGCGCTTCCACCTGGCGGATCGTCGCTTCTTCAATCTGGCGGTACCAGTCACTCGCCCGCTTCGTCTCTTTCTTCGTCCCCTTCACATGTCCAAACTTTGCCATGACGCTGTCTCCTGTGTGTGTCCGCTTAGGGGAGGACGGTAATACTGTACTGCGCCCGGGTCTTGGCCTGTTTCACCGCGTCCGCATACGACGCTGTGATGAATACTGGTGTCGGGTCCAGGTCAATCTGGAAGGCCCAGGGACTAGTGCGATACTGCCGGGATTGCCGGGGTTTGTGCCCATGGGCGGCTTCATACGTGATCGTTTCAATGCGAATCATGGGGCATTCCTTCTCAGATGGGTGTCCTCTGCATTCCTCTCCACCATGGAGAGTCGCGCTACGTGGGAATCTGCGCCGCTGGTTGCATTACACCGTTGTCTCTCATCGGTCGTCGTCGCTGAGATTCTCGCGCTTGATGCTCCTTCAGTGGGGCGTTTGATTCGGTCAGCGTAGAGGGGGGTGTGCCTCGTTGCGCCCTGCTGCCTGCCCGTCCCCTTCTAGCCTCCACTGCGCCTGGGTGTCTGACACCCTATCTCGGGTCCGGGCTCTTCAGTTGTCAGTCTGTTTCCTAATCTAGAGAGATTATACTCTATAATAGAAAAAATGTATATAGTAAAATAGCATTTTAATCGTAGAAAAGATAAAAAACTTTACTAGAATAGAAAAATGGTCTATAGTCTAGTAGGAAAGGAGGTTCTGATGCGGACTCGCTATCCAGCGCGGACATTACAGAAATGGGATATTGTGAAGAAAATTGAGGAGTTACAGCTCCTCAAAGGGTGGACGAATGCGGAGCTGGCACATCGTGCCTCACTCTCCCCGACACTCCTTTGGAAAATTCTGCACGGGGAACGGAAATTCATTGATCATGAAATGATTCGTCGCCTAGCTGATGCGTTTCATGTCTCGACGGATATCCTGCTCGGGATGCGCACAGAGGATCGTGTCTACGAAGCAGGGGCGGACGACGAAAGCGAGTATGCGGGCGCCGCTGAGGAACTGGTTGGACGCTAGGCCCTCAGCGGCAGGGTGTCTGTGACGCGAGAGACACGTCGAGACAGGGAAGAAGTATGTCTCGAAATGACCTTCGACTGCAAGGCAACTATTGGGCACATATCATGCGTGGTTCCCATCCTTGCAGATGTCTTTTCCGGGACAGAAAGAAAGGGAGAAGCATGCCGAAAGACCGGAGCGGGGCAAATAGCCCGAGTTGGAAAGGCGGACGCACGGTTGACCCGCGAGGCTACGTCCTCATTCTCGTGGGCAAAGATCATCCACTCGCGGATGTACGTGGCTATGCCTATGAGCATCGGCTCATTGCGCAGGAGCAAATCGACCATCCGCTCACATCCAAGGAGCAAGTCCATCATGATAATGAGCGAAAAGGCGATAATACCCCAGGCAATTTGATTGTCGCTGCATCGGGCGCAGCACATCGATTTTTCCATCGGAAACCTGGGTCAAACTTACAACATCCTGATGAGCCGAATAGCGAGGTGACATGTTTGTGTGGCTGCGGAGCACGCTTTTTGCGCTATGATGGCAGTGGCAGACCCCGAGACTATGTCTCTGGGCATAATCCGCAAGATGCCTGGCTGCGCGATGCCGCAGAACGTGCCGTACTCGCTGGGGCAGCAACGGTCGCAGAGATCGCGCAAACGCTCCCGGCACACAAAGCAGGTGCCCTCAAGGTCGCCTTGTCATTCCTGGCAAAGTAAGGAAAGATCGTCCGGCGCCTGCAAGGCATCTACGGGCCACCGGGAAGTCTCCCGCTTCGACAACAAACAATGATTCTGTGCGCCTGCGGATGTGGACAGTCCACCGAAAAGTATGACAAGTGGAAGCGCCCAAGGACCTATATCCTCGGCCATGCGCGAAGAGGAAAAACTCTCCTATGCAAGAAACCCTAATTTCCTGGGCAACGCACACATGGAATGCCGTTTTGGGCTGTTCCAAGCTAGACCAAGCATGCCGATCCTGCTATGCTGAAGCCATTAGCCTGCGGTTCGGGCTGACGCCCTTGCCGTGGACGGCCAAGAATGCCTCGGCCAATGTGCAGTTGAAACCCCACAAGCTGCGGGAGCCGTATGCACTCAAAGCCCCAGCCCGTATTTTTGTCAATTCCATGAGTGACGCCTTTCACCCGCTGGTGCCTGATGACTATCTGGCACGGATGTTTGCGGTGATGAATGATCTGCCGCAACATCAGTTTCTCGTGTTGACAAAACGTCCGGAGCGGGCAGCAACGTGGCCCGGCCCCTGGACAGACAATATTTGGCAGGGCACAACGATTGGGGACCGGAAGGCGCTCCATCGACTCGATACGCTGCGGCAGTGTGGTGCGCGGGTCAAGTTTCTGAGCCTCGAGCCACTGCTGGAAGATTTGGGGATAATGGATCTCACTGACATTTCGTGGATCGTCGTTGGCGGAGAGAGCGGACGGCATCATCGCCCCATGCCGCATCAGTGGGCACGGAATATTCGCGATCAATGCATAGGGCAAAATATTCCGTTCTTTTTCAAGCAGAGTAGCCACTACCAAAATGAAAAAGGCTGCTCCTTAAGAGAACAGGACGATTCATTCTATACCTGGCGCCAGTTCCCCGACGACCTTGCTGCTCCAACCCCCGCACCGCCCCACAAGTACACGTGTGAATGATCCCCAGTGGCGGTCTTGTGCCGCCCCGCTTTCTGAGGAGACCCCCCATGCCCACACCCCGCACCCTGCACTATGTCCGCACGTCCCGCAGTCTCTCCTACCACCTGCTCCCGTCCGGTGCGGACACCGCCTATTGTGGCATCCGCCCGCTGGCCCGTGACGGTGACCAGTGGCTCGAAGATCTCGTCTCGCCGCGCTCGGTCGCCCAGCAATGTCGCCGCTGTCTCGCGGGGCAATCCAAGGCCAGGCATGCCGCCCTCGATGCAGTCCTCGCGGCGCCCCGCCGCCGTCGTTCGCATGCCAAGAGCCAGGCGTAAGATATCTGTGTCTTACGCCTCCATCAGCGGGTGGGTAGGCGCAGACAATACCCATGATTAAGAAATGTCGGGAAGCAGCGCACGCATGAACCTGGTGAACGTCTCACGATGCGCTGGCGTATTCCACCAGTGATTGATCCCCGAGGGATGCGGGATCACGGCCACCTGACACCCGCGCACGGCGTGCCACTGGAAATAGACGGGTGGCAAGTGAAACGCTTGGGCGACCCGCTGGCCCAGGAGGAGCGTCACCGGGGCCAGGGGAAAGGTCATCGCCACCACACAGGCTGCAGCCAGGGGGAAGGCATCGCCCTTCCCCGCCTTCCCGGGAAAGCTGTCGAGAAGGTTCTGCCAGTGAAAAAGACGCTGATAGGCAGTAGGGGTAAGGCCGAGCAGGCGGAGGAAGCGCTGCGTGCTCCGCCCCTGCGACCGGGGACAGGCGGGATCACCCGGTGCCTGTCCCACGAGGAGGATGGGATAGATTACTGAGGCGCACATGCCCCCAACCGTAGCGGGCGATACTCGATCTCGTAGCCCGCCCGGCGCCCGTGAAAGGCCGCAGTCTGCGCATCGCGGAGCCGCATCGTGAAGGGGACCCAGGTGCGGCCCGCATGGGTCAGTGTCGGCAACTCGTGCTGGCGCAGCAGCGTCGTCTGGGCGACATGGGCCAGCACGGTCGTCGGCGTGATCGTGAGAATGGTGAGGGGGAGTGTCGTCGCAAACGTCACGTTAATCCTCCTCCTGCGCTGAGGGTGTCTCGGCAGACTTACACACGGTCCAGGACATGCGTCCCCGCGTGGCCTTCGCATCGGCATAGCCGTATTTCAGGTCAATGGCCACGAAGGACATCCCGGCGGCGCGGTCAGTGCGCATCTGGGCTTGCACCTCGGGGGCAATCTGCGCCAGGAGTCGACTGATCGCACTCCCCTCCTTGGGCACGGCGGCGGGTGTCGGGCTCGTCGGCCGCGCACGGGAAACTGATGCGCGGCGGTGCGGGCTCTCCCCGGGGAGGTGCACGATAACCGTCTGTTGATCGAGTGCCTGCTGGATTACCGCATCCCCCTGGGCAACGAGGTCGTAGAGAAACTGTATACGAGCACTGCGGGATGCTTGGGGGCTGTCGAGCACGACACCGGACGCACTATCTTCAGGACTGCTCGGCGCTGTCACAGCCGTCGCCCCGCGCTGGGCCGCGAGGATTGCTTGGAGATCTGCGCCACTCAACTGGGCTTCTCGATTCGTACTCTGTGTGGTCATTGGGCTGCCATGAGCAGCGATGGGCGGCGTGGTATCCCTCCCCTCTTTCAGCAGCCCCTTGCCCATAATCTCCCTCACCGGGAGGCCCTGTGTCGCCGCGATCTCCGCTGGGCTCCGATCCGTGCCGGTGTGGCGAAAGAACTCATAGCATTCCTGGCAGCGCCCGTTGGAGTGGACTGCGGCTTTGCCGGTCTGGCAGACAAAGCAGGTCGTCCAACTGATCGAATGTGCGGACTGCGGTGGAGGGATGGCACGTTGCAACAGTGACGTCTCCTGCGGAAGGGCATCCTGGATCTCGGAATCTCCCTGGGGCATATCCTCCTCTGTCTGTGAGATGATCTCGGTCGTGTGGACTGGGAGGATCGTGCACACATCAGGGATCGCATCGTGACTCAGCTTCGCGGCACAGTCCACACACTGAAAGCCAAAGTCACGCGCATCCAAGCGGCGGACGGTCGTATGCGCACAGGTGTCCAGGGCCGCTGGGGCACTCTGGCGTTCTGGTTCCACCTGGGCCTGGAGATCTTCCTGAGCATCCGCAGCACTGTCTGCATAGCGAACGTCATCGGACACCCGCGGCACAAAGGCAATGGGGACCGTCGCTAGCTTCGCATGCGCGTTGATCTCATGCTCAAGGGCCGTGACATCATCGGCAAGGCAGTCAATCACGATACAACCCATCGGATGGGCTTCGGATCGCTCGGTGTGCATCGCCACCGTAATGTTCAGACGCTTCGCGATACGTCGCACGATCTCTAGAGATGCGGCCGCATGATATCTCGACCGTCGCCTTTCACGGGCCACGGTGGCGGCGTCACTCTTCGTTGCCATGATCATTCCTTCCCTTGGTTTGTTATGCTCCGTCGTACTTGAACTAAGTATAAGGCATTGCATGCAGAATGTAAACACCGAAATTGAATTTTAGTTCAGAATCATGGTAGAATACTTCTCAGTATTTTCTCTCTAGAGTGAATTAGAAGAAAAGGGGTCCTGATGGACAGCGCACAACGCTTGGGGAAGCGGGTCGCCGGGCTGCGGGCGCAGCGCCAGCTCTCGACGCAAGACATCGCCGGGAAGACGGGCCTGCAATACCAGACGATCTGGCGGATCGAGCGGGGGATCCATAAAAACCCCGGCATTTTCACCATGCGGGCCCTGGCGCGTGCCCTCGGGTGTACGCTGGATTGGCTGGCGGACATCTATGGGGATGAGGGGTCCTGAGGTCGCATCAGCGCCCACCCCTTGACCCGCGGTCATGCTCCTGTGTACACTCACGACACGTCTCGCTGTGAACGATACGGTCTCATGGAACACGGCACCCCTGGCATGGGCGAGGCGCAGAAGGAGTTGTATGGCCTCATCAACACGCGCCCCCAGCACCACAGCGCCGGCACTCGACACACTCCCCCTGGAAATCGTGCCCCTGGCGTCCCTCCATCCCCATCCACGCAATTACCAGGATCATCCCGACGATGAGTTGGCCCACCTGCGGCATAGCCTGCAACAGCACGGGTGGTATAAGAACGTCGTCATCACCGCCGATGACACGATCCTCGCGGGCCACGGGGTCGTGAAGGCCGCGATGCAACTCGGCCTGACGCATGGCCCGGTGCGGCGGCTCCCCTTCGCCTCGAACGATCCCGAGGCCCTCAAGGTGCTCGTCGGGGATAACGAAGTGGCGCGGCTGGCCTTCAAGGACGATCGGGCGCTCACCGAGTTGTTACGGGAGTTGCACGCCAGTCAGGATATCGAGGGACTGCTGGGCACTGGGTTCGACGCCACGATGCTGGCGGGCCTCGTGTATGCCACGCGCCCGGCCAGCGAGATCCAGGAGAAAGACCACGCGAGTCAGTGGGTCGGCCTGCCCGAGTATGACGCCGAGGGTAAAACCTGCTGGCGCTTGCTGATCAGTTGCCGCTCGCCCGAGGATCGGGGCGCCCTGGCCGCGCAGCTGGGCCTCGCCCCACCGGACGCCGACCGACCGTCCGTCTCCTGCTGGTGGCCGCCCAAAGTGCACGAAGATGTGATGGGCCTGCAATTTGAGGAAGAGGAGCAGGATGATCCCGACACTGCTGACCGGTGAGTGGCAGCCGCAATTCGCGCATTTTCTCGAGGACTGTGCCGCGGTGGGCGTGCGCGACGTGACGACGGTGCGGCACCTCGCACTGCAGACCATTGCCTATCTGCGCAGCAGCGGGCAGGGGCGCCTGGCAACGGAGCCCGGTCAACGGCTCCAGGCGCAATGGTATGCCTCCCTCCGCCAGGGCACCCCATGCTGGGCCGTCTATGACGCCGACTATTATCTCGCGGAACTCTGGGCCTGCTGGGTCGTCTATTCCCGCAAATATCTGGCCCAACTCCTGCCGGCCAAACTCTGTCCGCCTGCCGGGATTGCCGCGCACCTCGCCCCGGTGACACGCGTCGTGGACCTCGGCTGCGGGATCGGCTACACGACCGCCGCGCTCCGCCAGCTCTGGCCGCACTGCGACCTCTGGGCCACCAATTTTCCCGGGCTCACCCAAACACGGGTGGCGGAACGCATGGGACGCCAGTTTGGCTTCCAGGTCGTGCCGGAGATTCCCCTGCTTCCGTCCCCGGTCGATGTCGTCTTTGCCAGCGAGTATTTTGAGCACATTCCCGCCCCGGTGGACCATCTCGTCACGCTCCTCACGCAGTGTCAGCCACGGGCGTTGCTGATCGCCAATACCTTCACCGCCCCGTCCATCGGGCATTTCGAGACCTATGAGGTCGGGGGCACGCGCGTGCCTGGGGCGAGCGCCTCGCGGGCTTTCAACAGTTGCCTCCGCCAGCACGGCTATGTCAAAATCGCGACGAAGTGTTGGAACCAGCGCCCAGCCTATTGGCGCAAGGCCTCCCCCGCATGAGACCATCAGGCGCCGTCCTCCCCCGGTATCCCGTGTATATTCCCTCGAAAGGCCGCAGCCAGTTTGGCCAATCTACGATGCGACGGCTCCTGCTCGATGGCGTCCCCTTCTCCCTGGTCGTGGAGCCGCAAGAAGCCGAGGCCTATCGCGCGGCCTTTCCCACCGCCGCCCTGCTCCTCCTGGATCGGAACAACGGGGGGCTCCTCTATGCCCGCAACTGGATCAAAGCGCATGCCACGGCGACCGGGGCAGCCCGCCACTGGCAACTCGATGACAACATGCGCATCTTCTATCGCCGCTGGAAGGGGCGACGCCTCCCGTGTAAGGCGGGGATTGCCTTGCGCGTCTGTGAAGACTTTGTGGACCGCTATCAGAACATCGCGCTGGCCGGGCTGGCCTACAAGATGTTCGTCGCTGACCTCAAGTCAGTCCCACCCTACTGGCTGAATGTCCACATCTACTCCTGCTCATTAGTACTAAATTCTCTACCATATGGGTGGCGCCAGCGCTACAATGATGACACGGATTTCTGCCTGCGTGTCCTGACGGATGGCTGGTGCACCGTGCTGGTGAACGCCTTCATGGTCGACAAGATCACGACGATGCAGGTCGCCGGGGGGAATACGGCGGATCTCTACCAGGGGGATGGCCGCTTGCGCATGGCCCGCTCGCTGGAGCGCATCTGGCCAGGGTTGGTCGAGACCAAGCGTCGCTTTCACCGCCCGCAACACGTCGTCAAAGACCGGTGGCGCATGTTTGACCAACACTTGCAACTGAAGCCGGGGATCGACCTCGCGGCGTTGCCGGCGGTGGATGACTATGGGCTCACGCTGCGGCAACATGGGGCGGTCAAGAGCCCGGAATTGCGGGCGGTCCTCAAGGCGCAGGGGATCCCGCTCACGGAGGCATGAGCGCAGGTAGCAAAGCCTGAAGATGGGATGAGTCGAGAAGATGACCCATACTCATGTGGGCAACACGAGTCGCCAAGCGGATTTTGCACGCACTAGCATGTATATGCGCGCGAGGAGGGCAGGGGAGCACCATGGCACGCCAGAACGGTCGAGTCACCAAACTCACTCAAGAAATACAGCAGGCGATTGTGAACGCCGTGGGTGCGGGCGTCTCGCTAGTCGAAGCCGCGCAATTTGCGGGGATCGCACGCGCGACGGTGCTGGAATGGGTCAATCGTGGCGCGGGGGAGCATCCTCGACCCGCCACGGAACCCTATAAGGGCTTCCATGCCGCTGTCCAAAAAGCGATTGCGACGGATACCGTGCGGCGCGTGGCGCGCATTGAACAGGCCGGACGCGGCGGCGCCGTCGTCTACCGCAAGACGACAACCCATCGCGACGGCAGTACGAGTGTCGAGGAACGTATTGCCCCACCCGATTGGCAGGCGGACGCGTGGCATCTTGAGCGTTCAAAGCCCGACCAATGGGGCCGCAAAGACCGCGTCGACCTCAAGGTCACGATCCAGCAGACGGCCCAGAAGGTCGCCGAGGCGCTGGGCCTGACCGTCGAAGAGGTCCTGGCGGAAGCCCAACTCCTGCTCACCGAGGCGGACCGTGCCGACCCTTGATCCGCGCTTGGCGGACCCCACCCTGATGGGCATGGCGGGGTTGCGCGTCGCCCATCGCAAGGCACAGCAAGCCCAGACAGATCCCCATGCCCCACCACCCTGGCATGCCCAGGTGCGGACGCTGTTACGCATCCCGCATGCCGAGCAAGCGCGCTTTATCCAATCGTCGGCCAAACGCAAAGTCATTCGGGCAGGACGACGCGGGGGCAAAACGGTGGGGGTCGCACGGATTGCCCTCGAGAAATTTCTCGACGGACGACGCATCCTCTATGCCGTCCCCACGCAGGAACAGGTGGATCGTTTCTGGTTTGAGGTGAAGCGGGCACTGGCGCCCGCGATTGATGCCAAATATCTCCTCAAAAATGAGACGCGCCATCTCATCGAAATACCCGGGACCGAAACGCGTATCCGCGCGAAGACTGCCTGGAACGCCGACACCTTACGCGGGGATTATGCTGACATACTGATTCTCGATGAACACCAGCTCATGTCGGAAGATGCCTGGGGCGTCGTTGGGGCCCCGATGTTGCTGGACAATGATGGGGATGCGATCTTTGTGTATACCCCGCCCTCGATCCAAACCGCCTCGATGTCGAAAGCCCGTGACAAACGCTATACGGCCAAACTGTACAAAGCCGCGCAGGCGGACACGACGGGACGATGGGAAGCCTTTCACTTCACGAGTCATGCCAATCCGTACATTTCCGAGACCGCGCTCGATGAGATTACGGGGGACATGACAGTCCTCGCGCATCGCCAGGAGATTTTGGCGGAAGACACCGAAGACGTGCCGGGTGCCCTGTGGACGCATGTGATGCTGGATTGTACCCGCGTCGGACCTGGGACGTTTCTCCCGCCCTTGCGGCGCGTGGCCATTGCCCTTGATCCTTCAGCCACCTCGCAACCGACGGCCGACGAGATGGGCATGATTGCCGGTGGGATCGCGGCGAACGGCCATGGTTATGTATTGCGGGATGCCTCGATGCGTGGAACCCCCGCAGCCTGTGCGCGCCAGGCTATTGCCCTCTATGATGAGTTGGAGGCCGATGTCCTCATTGCCGAAGTGAATAACGGCGGGGAGTGGATTGGCACCGTGGTGCAGTTTGTGGCGCGGGAGATGCACCGGGAGGGCGTGCGGGCGACCGCGACCGTCCATTACAAAACCGTCCATGCCAGTCGGGGGAAGCAGACCCGCGCCGAACCGATTGCGACCGAGTACGAGCAGCAGCGGATTCATCATGTCGGCGTCTTTACGGACCTCGAAGCCGAGATGACGTCCTGGGTCCCCGGCATGGCCTCGCCGAATCGCATGGACGCCCTCGTCTGGCTCTACACGGAGTTGATCTTGAACGATGGGAAACGAGCGGGCACCTGGTAGACAGGATGGCGGGTATGCGAGAGGCAAAAAAAAGCGCCCTGAGACCGCCGAGGAGCGCATAGAAGCGTCAAACGTCTCTACCCCCTAGGAAGGCACCTGCCACGCTCAGCATTGATCCTAGGGCGCAAGAGAGGCACACAGGAGCGACGGATGAGCGCACAACACTCATCCGTCGCAGGACATGCAGCAGGCTTACGCAGGAGGCATGACGGGTAGCAACCGCTGGAGATGGCGCACCTGTACGTCGTCAGGGCACCGGTCCCAGGTTGCATAGACCGTGAGGGTCGCACGGGGAGAGGGGTGCAGGACCCACCCCAGGCCATCCCACGTCACAAGCGGACCGTCGTCTAGACGGGCCAGCCGCGTGCGAGGTCGCTGACCGAGTATCTGGTCTCCATAGCCAATAAGCGCATACATTATCGCACCTCCTGCGAGCGTGTAGAGGCAATCGTGACGTATCCTCCACGGATCGTATCCTGTGCCAGTGCGAGATCCGCTACGCCCACCTCGCCAAGAATCGTGACCCAGGGACACATCTGCGGCTCCAGGACCATCAGCGTATCCATCACGTCGTTGAGGAAAGAGATCACGCCATCGTCCAGTTGCGCGAGCACGCCATGATCCTCGTCGAGTAGGGCATAGTACGCTGTGGCCGGCTTGCGGTGCGGTGCGGTGCGGTCTGTGGTAGCGTCTGCATGGTCTGACTCCTTGCACAAGGGGTTCGGGACACCGGAGGCGGAAGGTACTGCAGGCAAGTAGCTCCTTCCGCCTTTCTTATGTCTCAAGTATATACATTTTATTGTAAATATGTAAGCAAAAAAAGAGAAAAGAATGTACATTCTTGTAAAAAATGTCTATACTTATATCGAAGGCTTGTATCACACTCTAGAGGAGACGAATCGATGGCAGAAGCGCTGGGACAACGGATACGACGGGTGCGACTCTGGTATGGGATGTCGCAATCGGAACTTGCGCGCCGCATCCATGTGAGTATCAATACGCTCAACAAGATTGAGGCCGGGACCACGCCCGATCCCCGCGCCTCACGGATTAAAGCCATTGCGGAGGTGTTAGGGGTCAGCACCGACTTGTTGTTGGGCCGACAGGCTAAGCGCGCACGGCTAGAGGAGAAGCACGATGATGGGAATACACGACTCGCAAAAGTTATGGTGGACGTGGAAGACTGGTAGGAGGAACAACCGTGCCTGCGGGATTGTGGCTAATCCCGCAGGCTGTACAGACCGCAATCATGGTGTCAACATGATCCAAATATCTAGACAGAAAGGCTCGACCACATGATACCAGAAAACCCACCAGAACACCACACGCCCTGGCCCGCCCGGGCACCCGGCGCGTCCCCCTGTCTCACCGGTACGACCCAGGACCGGATCGACGCCATTGTGCGCCGCTGTGGCGGGGGGCGGCTCGTGGGGCGTGAGTGGCACGTCCGCTGCCCGGCCCATGACGATACCTCGCCCTCGCTGTCGCTGCGTGGGGAAGGAGACAGGGTCCTGCTGCGCTGTTGGGCCGGCTGTACGTACCACGCGATCTGTGCAGCCATCGCGATCCATGAACGGGATCTCTTCGCAGATACGGGACCGGTGCCCCAACGGAAACCCCAGCGCCCACCGGCGATGCGCATGCCGCCTGCTGGCGCAGCCGATCCCGTCGATCTGCGCTTCGCCGTGGACTTTGTGGTAGACGATGTGAACATGCTGAACCTCGATGGATTGGTGGCCGTGCTACGACAGGCAGCCACAGATCCCCTGCAGTGGCTCTGGGTCGAACAGCAATTCCATCAACACGGCATGAGTCCAGCGGTCGTCTGGCAGGTGCTCTATCCTGAGACAGCATGCCCCTATCCGCCCGTGCCGCCTGACGCACCCAGAGAACCGCGCGTCAGCACGCACGGGCGACAGTCCAGGGACGAGCCATCGCAGGATGCCAAGGCGGTGGTGCTGCTGACGGAAAGAATCGCGCAGGATCCTACGTGGATCGAGACGTGCGTGCCAGCCCGTGCTCAGGTCTGGGCCTTAGCCCAGGCATCCCCGCCGATTCGTGCCGCATTGACCAAGGCCCTCGTCACGGCCCGCCTCAATCCGAGCGCCTTCTGGGCACAGCTCGCCTCGGAATATGGAGGCTAAATGGCTGACTATACGCTGTACCAGGAACAGATTTATGCCACGCTCGTGCAGGGCGCCGATCCGCATTATTGGCATGACAAGACGATTGCGCCCTACATGGCACCGTTTCTCGATGATCCGTACCGACTCGGCCCCCTGCTTGCCAGTGCCAAAAAACAGGGCGTGGATACCTTCGTGCTCAGAGCGGGGTGGCAACAGGCGGCCCAGAGCGGGGCGGTGCTGGAGGCAACGATTGCCGGGGCCTTCCCCTATGCGGCACCCCCCCTGACCCCTGCGTTACCTGCTGAGGCCCGGCTCGATGCGGCGCTTGGTGCCGACGCCGCACCCTGGCTAGAGTTGTACTGTGCCCACTCGCGCCACTGGGCGCCGCGGGCCGCAGCCGGGTTTCATCAGGCGGTCGGCCTGTGGCTCCTTTCGACCATTGCCGCCCGCCGGATTTGCGTCCATCTCGGCAAACCGGAATTTCCCATGTTATTTCTCGCCCTGGTGGCCCCGTCCACACTCTACACGAAGACCACGACAGCCCACATTGCGCGCAAGGGGCTCAAGCAAGCCGGGTGTCAGTTTTTCTTGACCCCGGATCGGATTACGCCCCAGGCCCTCATCCGTCGCATGAGTGGCTACGTTGACGAGGACTATGGAGGGATGGACCGCTCTGAGCAGGAAACGCGCCGGCACGATCTCGCGTTTGCGGGGCAGCGGGGGTGGTATTACGAAGAGTGGGGCAGCATGCTCGGCCAAATGCGGCGGCACGACAGTGTCATGGCCGAGTTTCACGGCATCTTGCGTGTCCTGGATGACGGCAGTGAGGACTTTGGGACCGAAACCCTCTTGCGCGGGCTCGAACGCGTGACGGACCCAGCCCTCGCGCTCTTGTGTAGTGCCACGGCCACCGATCTGGCCCCGTACATGCGCCCGGGAAGTCCCTGGTGGCATGACGGGTTTTGGCCGCGGTTTGCCTTTATCACACCCTGCCTGGATGAGCAGCCCTCACTGGCCGAGCAACCGGCAGGACTCGATGACCTCCCCAGCGATCTCGTGCGGACGTTGCATGCCTGGCATCTGCGCCTCGGCGAGCCTGCCTGTACCATTGTGCCGGCAGCGGACACCACCCATAAAGGGGCAAGCCGGTGGCGGATTCAGCGCCCAGCCTTTGCCCCCCAGGTCCTTGGATTCCCCGCAGAGGTGCGCGCGGCCTACAACACGTATAACCGTGCCCTCACGACGCTCATCATTGAGAAGCAGGTCGAGGCGGATCTCAGTGCGTGCTATGGTCGCTTCCATGCGAAAGCCCTCCGGATTGCCATCCTCCTCGCGTCGCTCCAGGACGCGCCGCAGATTGCCATGCGCCACTGGGCCTATGCGCAGCAGATCACCGAGTCCTGGCGGACGATGCTGCACCATCTGCTCGCCCTGGCCGCTGCCAGTGAGCCGCTCTCGCGCGAGCAGATCTGGGAAGAGAAGATCGAGAATCTCCTCAGCAGTTGTGGCGCCATGACCGCCCGCGAGATTCAGCGGCATCTGTTTCGGTGTATGTCCCGTGATCTCAAACATCTGCTCGACGCGATGGTCGCGGTCGGGCGCATTATCATGATTCCCAAAGGCAGGACGGCGCTCTATATGTTGCCCCTCGATGCGCCCCCTGATGAGGAAACGCTAGAGGAGGACTAATGCAAGCGGGCTATGTCTATATCGTGCATGCTGTTGGTACATGCTATATCAAGGTTGGAAAAACGACGCATGTATCGCGCCGTATCCAGCAACTTGGCTCAGGGATGCCTTTCCCTGTGCGACTCTTATATGCAGAACTGGTAAAGGATATGGATACGATGGAGCAAGTATTAAAATCTCGCTATGCGGGATTTCACGCACGGGGTGAATGGTTTGAGCTTTCCCAAGAAGTCTTGGAACAGTGGCCTGCCGTAAGCGTATCCCCCGCTGTCCCTGCACTTGGGCAAGGGCAACGCATGCCCCGCATTATTCCGATACGAGCGGTGGCAACGCTTGAAGAGCGGATGCTCGCGTTACTCAAGAAAGAGCAAAGTTTCACTGTGCGCAGCATCCAACGGCATCTCTTTGGCGCAAGTGCCAAGGACATTAAGACGATCTTTACCCAGTTGGAAAACAGCGGCACTGTCACATGTGCTCGTCGCGGCAGAACTGTTGTCTTTTCTCTGACAGGAGTAGCGTAAACCCACGTCTATGCTGTCTGAGTGTCACAGTGTCTAGCTCAACTGTAAATCATAGACAGGAAAAGAAGGGGGGAGCAGGGATGAGGTGTCTATCATGTCTGAGTGTCACAGTGTCTAGCTCAACTGTAAATCATAGACAGTGCTCGCGTGCTGTCTCGTGTCAGACACGTTAAACATTCAACTGTACAGCTAGACAGTATAGACACACCCTGCGGATCGCCTACTGCGCGTAGATCACTTCACACATGCGCGCGCGTGTGAAGCCGTCTTGCGCGCGCATAAGACTTCTTCACGCGCGCGCATAGGCATGTGAAGCCGTCTTGCGCGAGATAAAAAAGACGCGCGTCTTACACATGAGGGAGACCTATGGCACTCTTGACCTTACGGAGCGGTATGAACGTGCGCTGGGAACCGACGACGGCCCTGGTCTGTAGCTGTTGTCGCGCACCGGTAGACATTTTCACCCTGGGCCAGCGGACGGTAGAGGCCGTCAACTTCACCTTTGACCGGCGACCGGCGCCGGGGAAGGGCCTGGCCGCCGGTGACTACTGGTATCTGCACAAGCGCTGTGCGCGCCTGGAGGATGCCTTGTGCCGCGCAGGCGTCGCGCTCGCCTGGGGGTGGTACCCGATGGGATGGGTGTTGGGGACCGATACGACGCTACGGTCGTTCGGGGATCTGTCGCGTCGACTCCGGAGACAGATGCCCAAGGGGGCCTATGCGCAGCTCTATGCGCAATGGCTGCCCGCCATCCAGCGGCAGCGGGAAAGAACACAACCGAAGACAGAAGGGAAGTGAGGATGGTCCCTGCACAGTTGGTCACGAAGACCGAAGCGATCCAACTGACCTTGGCACTGGCGAGAGCGGGAAGCCCGTTTACGGAGGAAGATGCCCGGCATGTCCTCGCCTGGGCCAACGGCATTCGCACCGAACAGGCGATGCTCGATCTGGCGCTGGCCGGGCATGTGGCACTCGTCGTGCTGGACACCGGTGAGGTCGTGCTGCGCAAAAACAGCGACTAGACCTCTTGTGCGTCCCGTGCCTTGCGTCGTCGCCCTCGCTGGGCTACCTTTGTACGTCCCATGGACCATGCCCCATGCACAAGGAGCCTCCGCGCATGTGCGACCACCTGACCTTTGACGCCACGGTGCAGATTCATCGCCTCGCCGACACGCAAGACGGGGAGAGTCTCGCGTGCATGCTCGATCTGCGCGCGGTGTGTGCCACCTGCGGCCGGCCCCTCGTCTTTGCGCTCCCCCTCGGCGCCAATCTGCTCCAGGGTGCCACCATGGACGTGACGGGGCAGGAAGCGCGGCTGTGTGCCCGGATTGGCATTCCGACGCGCCCGACCGGCCCCACGGGCTTTTTCGTCCATCCCCCGATACCGCAGCAGGACTAAAGCGCCATCGTTCTGCTTGCCAGTTCGCCCCACGCCTGCCATACTTGTGTACATGAAACGTGTCACCCTCTACCTGACGGACCAGGAAATTGTGGGCTTACAGCAGGCCTCGCGCGAGACGGGCCTGAAGTTTGCGGAGCTGATGCGACGGCTCATTGATGAATGGCTGGCAACGCGTGCGCGTCAACGCAGGTCTGGTAAGGACTAGAGAGCCTATGCGACGTGATAGAGAAAGGATGGGACAGATGGCGCTCTCTTTTGCGGCGGGCTCGCAGGCGAATAAGAGGCATCTTGGGTATGTGGGGCGCCAGCCAGGCACGCCAGTACGCGATAGCGATGAATGGTATACTCCCGCGTGCTTTATTGAGCGGGCACGAACAGTGATGGGGAGTATTGACCTCGACCCCTTTTCGTCCCATGTTGCCAATGAGGTGGTACAGGCGGCCTATTACTTTGATCCGTGCACGTCTGCATTGGATCGCGCCTGGCGCAATCCCATGCAGAAACGGCAGTATCCCACCGGGGTGAATGTCTGGATGAATCCGCCCTATGGAATGCCGCTCATCACTCAGGCCGTTGAGGTGCTTGCGAAGGCCTGTGCGCAGGGGGATGTGGCGCAAGCCATTGTGCTGGTCAACAATGCTACCGAAACGCGGTGGTTTCAGCTGCTCTGCCACCTCGCCGTCGCGCTCTGTTTTCCCCGGCAGCGGATTGCCTTTACCTCACCCGATGGGAAAGCGATTGGCGGGAATACCCGCGGGCAGGTCTTTTTCTATCTGGCCCCGCGCTGTCCGCAAACCCCCGCGTTTCTTGAGACCTTTACGTCAGTTGGGTTTACCCTGCGTCTCCCGGAGGTGCCGCATGGCTGCTGAGGAGGATGTCGGCCAGGAAGTCTTTGCGCATGAGATGTCCCAAGAATCCCGCGAGGCACGTGTCGAGCCGGAGTCACAGATCGTCCGCCACGCAGGCATGACGCCCGGGCGCCAGGCAAATAAGAACGGGGAAGATTTGGAGTATCGGGTCCTCGATCGGCTGCAACGGTGCGGCTATCAGCAAGTACGAGAGCTCCCAGATCGCCGTACTGTGCCCTTTTTTATTCATCAGTGGCGCACAAGTGGGTTGCGCTCTGTGACCCACACCCTCCTCATTCCTGATTTTCTCATCTGGCACCCCACGAAATATCCTGAGGGGTGTTTGCTTGAATGTAAATGGCAGCAAGTCAGCGGGTCTGCAGAGGCCAAGGTGCGGCTGATCATTGAGTCTTTGCTGGCCAGCCCATATCGGGCGATTGTCATTTTAAATGGCCCTGGATTTAGCAAGAGTTATCTGGATTACTATAAGTCGCTAGAGAATGATCGGCTGCTGGTGATTATCTCCTCAGATGACCTGTTCTCGCGCATGAATAAGGGGTTGTTTTGATGGAGGATCGTAGAATAGAGCTTGTCACGGTAGACATTGCGGCTGTTCGTATTGGCCCCCGTCGGCGCCCTGTCGATACCGCCAGTGTGCGAGACATTGCGCAAAGCATTGAACGGCATGGACTCTTACAGCCTATTGGGGTGAAGGCGCCTTCGGACGAGGAGGAGGATCTGCAGGACGGGGTTGTCGATTTAGTCTTTGGGGCGCATCGTCTTGAAGCGTGTGCGTTACTGGGCTGGCAAGAGATTGAGGCCTATCTCTTGCCAGCAGGGCTGACGGATGAGGAATATGCGCTGATTGAGTTACAGGAAAATAGCGCACGCAAGGATTTAACCCAAGCCCAGCGGAAGGCGTATGCTGCAGAGGTTGGGCAGCTTTTGTCTAAATTGGCAGAAATGTCTCCTTGTCTCAGTGAGATAAATAATTGGTTTGTCGAGTTTATACAAAAAACAAACATTCCCAGGCCAACGTTTTATAAATGGTGGAATGCCTTTTGTGCTGACACTGAGTGTAGCCTAACCCCCAAACAAGCCTTGGATAGTGATCGACATGCCTTCTTTGCGTGGTTGCAGGCCCAGCGCGACCGAGAAGACGCCGAGAAAGCGCGACGGGATGCAGAAGCGCGTACAGCCCGAAAGCGACAAGATATGGCCGATGCTTTAGACAATTTACGTACCCTCGCAGCAGATTATGGGCGCGACGCGGTGATTGCCGACGTGATTGACGTGTTTCTTGCCCAGGAGGTGCAGGTATGACACCCCATGACGAGACCGCGATGCTGCAATCCCTCCAGGAACTCGCGGCCCTCTATGCGCAGGTACATGCCATTGCTGCTCCCTATGATACCCAGATCCGCAGTCTGGAAATTGCTCGCGCTGATGCGACTTCCGCTATAACCTTTCACATTGACACGCTCCAGGCGCAACTTCGCCCCCTCCTGCTTGCGGCTCAGCGCACCATCAAGGTGGAAGGATGTACGGCGAGTTATTGCCACAAAGAAACCTGGGATAGTGCGGCCCTGAAGCGGTTTGCTGAAGAAGTGCCGGCGATTATGCAGTGTGTGCGCGACAGTTCCTATGTCGTGTTTCGGGCATCCCGCACGTAGGCTGCGAAGGAACGCACCATGCCGCTGCTCGATGCCGCCACGGTCTACCACGGCAGTGATGCGGCTCAAACCCGCCGCTATCTTGCCACGCTCGCTTCCCTCGGCCCCGACGGGCGCCTGGCCGCTGCCCTCTTTCGCGCTTGCAAAGCCTCGGCGCGTGCCAAGCAGTATCGCGGGCGCAGCGGGAACGGCACCGGGCCCCGCTATCGCGATCTCGCCTACGCGCGCAAGCAAGCGGCCCTCACCGCCGTCTGTATGCTCCTGCTCGCCGAGCCGACCGCCCTGCCCCTCGTCTGGGGGTGGGCGCAGGATGCCGCGCAGCCGTGGTATGCGCAGGTCCTCTACGTCGAGTTGCCGCACGAGGGCCAGGTGTCGTTTCACGCGCCGGTGCGCGGACCCGGGCCATCCTATGCGGGCAGCTGGGACGGGACACACGCGAGCCTTGAGCGCATCTTGACATTCTGTGCTACACTCGCTGCAGCGACGCATACCTTGCCGTTGTTTGCCTAAGACTGTCGAGGAGGAGAAAGGGTGGAAGACACACGGCCTCCGGCGACCTGCGCCATCAATGATGTCGAGGCCCTCACCCGTGTCTGCGCCCGTGCCGAGCGCCTCTTTCTGCACGCCTGTCGAGAGCTGGCGACCCGCGAGGCGCCGTGGACGCCGGCACACTTTTTGCGTGCCCTGCGCTTGTGGGGCGCGGCACGGCAGGCGCTGGCACTGGAGCAGCAGCATGGCTGAAGCGCTCGACCTCCAGCCGCCGACCGATCTCACGCTCCAGATGAGTGCCGCCCACAATGTCCTCCTCCGATGGCGCAGCCCTGCGAACGGGGAGGGCCAGGACCGCACGGAAGTCTGGGGCGCATCGATCTATGACTCGGCGGGCCCGCGACTCCTGGGGGTCGTGACGCAGGCCGCAGAGTATGGCGAGGCAGGAGTCCGCATCTTCATCCATCTTCGGCACGAGGAAGCGCCCTGGGTCTATCAATTGCGCACCGAATATGCGACGGGGGAGAAAAGTGCGTTTGTCGAGATTGAAGGGTAGGAAACACCGTGACTGACCACCCACCCGGCACCATTGGCGTCCTCAGTGGTGATCTCATGCGCTGGGGCTGGTTTTTTGATGCGATGCTGGCGATGGGGCAATGCCTGCCGCCGGGCACGCAGATTGTGCATGTCAGCGGGCAGTGGGTCGCCGATGCGGTCAATAGTTGCGTGGCGCAGATGCGACCGGAGGACGAGTGGCTGGTTATCGCCGCGGATGATCACATTGTCGAGCCGGATCTCATCCTCAAACTCCTCGACCATCACGTCCCCATTGTGGCTCCTCTTGTATGCCTCCGCAGTCGTGGCTATCATCCCTCCCTCTTCCATGAGTTGCCCAACGGGGAGTTTCGGAGTTACCGCTGGGGGGAACTGGCGGGGAAGACGGGCTTGCTACCGGTCGATAGCTATGGCGGTCCTTTTTGTGTCATTCGTCGTGAGGTGATCGACACCATCGGCATGCCGTTCTATGAATGCATGCCGGGCAAACGCACCGCCCCGCACGAGGATCTCTACGCGTTCTCCAAATGCCGCAAGGCCGGGTTTCAGCCCTGGGTCGATCTCGATATTCGCATTGGGCACTGTATTCCCGCGGCGGTGTTCCCGACGCAAGATACCCAAGGCAACTATGGGGTCCGCGTCTGGTCCCAAGAAGACCTCGGATATCTCTTTATGGATGAGCGCCAGGTGCTCAAGGACGAACCATACCACGCCATGACATGAGGATGCGCCGATGCCTGAGGCCTACGACGTCTTTATTGCCCCGTCCGCCGTCGTCCATCACACCGTCAATCTCGGGGACGGCACCAAGGTCTGGCACCATGCCGTGATCCTGGCGGGGGCGAGTCTGGGGAAAGGCTGTACGATCGGCGACGCCGTCTCCATCGGGCAGCGGGCCCTCCTCGGCGACGGCTGTAATCTGCAGCATGGGGCCACGCTGGCCGCCGGGACGGTCGTGGGTGCCTATGTGTTTGTCGGCACGAACGTCTCGATCCTGGACTGTAAACGGCCGCAGCTGCGCCACAAAGACCAGGAAGTCCATACCCCGTGCGTGATTGAGGATGACGTCGTGATTGGGTGCAATGCGGTCATTCTCCCCGGTATTATTGTGCATGCGGGCGCGGTCATTGGCGCCGGAGCCGTGGTGACGCGGGACGTCAAGGCGGGCAGCATCGTCACGGGCAATCCCGCACGGCACCATCTCGGGCACGGGCGCGAGGGGGACACAGCATGACGGAGACCAACGGGCATACGACCCAGATCCCCGGCGGTTGGCTCCGCGCCTATGCGGCCGACCTGTTCTCCCGCCTCGGCCTGTCGCATGCCCTCGGCTCGACGCATCGGGGCGAGCGTGATATTGAGGCCGTCCTCGGCTATAAAGATCACCTCACCTATCAGGACTTCAAGCGTGCCTATCTGCGCTATGACCTGGCGCAACGCCTCGTCAATGCCTACCCGGAAGATACCTGGGCACAGTTTCCGACCGTGCGCGAAGATGACGAAGAGGCGCAGGATACGCGGTTTGAGCAGGACTGGAAGAGCCTGGTCGAGCGGCTCGATCTCCAGACCCAATTGCCCCTCGCGGATATTCAGGCGAACCTGGGCCACTATAGCATTCTGCTGCTCGGCTTCCGCAATCAGCCGGTGTTGAGCCTGGAAGCGGAACGGGTGCGGGGCATTGACGATGTGATCTTTCTCCAGCGCTATAGCGAAGAGTACGTCACGATTCATGAATTTGGCAGCGATGCGAGTCGCCCCGACTACCAGCGCCCGACCAGGTACCTCCTCCATACCGGTGCCACCCCCACCGATCTCCTGCGGCGCCCGAACCAGGGCGTCCAAGGCACCATCGTGCATGCCTCGCGGGTCATTCACATCCCGGGCGAATATCGCCTCGATGACGATATCTATGGGCTGCCGGTGCTGGAAGCCGTCTACAATAAACTGGTTGATCTGCTCAAAGTCGTCGGCGGCAGTGCCGAAATGTTTTGGCGCGATGCCAAGCGGCGCATCACCATCACGCAGCAAGACGGCTTTCGCGTGGATCCGGACGTGCGCGAGCAGATGAAAGAGGACGTCGAAAACTTTCAGCATGGCCTCAAAGACTTTTTGGGCCTCGAAGGCTATCAGGTGCAGGCGCTGGCGGGCACGGTGGCGAATCCGCGCGAGCACTTCAACGTCCTCATCCAATCGATTGCGGGCACGCGGGCGATCCCCCAGCGCGTCTTGCTGGGCACGGAAGAGGGACGGCTGGCAGGCAATCAAGACGACGACGCCTATCAGCGGCGGGTGGGCAGCCGCCAGGTCCGCTATGCCGAGCGGGCGATGCTACGGGCCCTGATTGATCGCCTTGTGGCCCTGGGCGCCCTGACCCGGCAGGCCCCGACCTACAAAGTGGACTGGGGGGCATTGCATACGCTGAGCGAAGCCGAGCGGGCCGCCATTGCGAAAGACTGGGCGAGTGCGTTTACGGCCTATGCCGGCCCGGGCATGGCGGATAGTGTGGTCACCCGCGAAGAATTTCGGGTGCTGCATGTGGGCTTGCCCGAGGTGCCGGAACTGGGGACGCTGGTCGAAGTGGCGCCGGTGGATGAGACACTCACCCCGCCGGCACTCCCAGGGACCGTACCTGCTGCAGATCAACCTCCAGGAACAGGCGCGGCCGCCGCATGAGTGTGCTCCAACGGCAGACCCGACGCCCGCTCCTGACGAAGCGCCTGCTCGCCGTCGCCGATGGGGCACGCGAGACGCTCTGGCCGCAGTGGTATCAGTGGTTCCGCGACGCCCGGACGCGCCTGCATGCCTCCCGCGAGGTGCCTGACGCGCTGGAGAGCCCGAACCTGCTCGCCATCAGTGCCCTGGCGGGGCTGATCTGGGATCAGGCGGTGACGAGCCCGGCCCGACGGGATCTGCTGACCCTGGGCGCACGGATCCTCGTGGAGGGCGTCCAGGCCAGCTTTCCCAGTCTGACCGCGCTCTTTGGACAGCGGCTCCTCTTTGTCGCCGGCACGCCAGACGTCGAGCAGTGGCTGACGCAGTATGTGGGCACGCAGGTGCGCGACATCACTGCCACCACGCTGCGCACCGTGCCGCAGGTCGTGCGCGAGGGCCAGGAGGCGGGGGCGTCACTCATCGTGCGGACCCGGGCCATCCGCGACACGTTTGGGCTCACCCCGCGCCAGCAGCAGACGCTCACCCTCCTCCAGGGACGGTTGGAGCGCCAGGGCAAGCATGTGCGCCAGGTCCAGCAGATCCTCGCCCAGGCGACCTCTCAGGCGCTGCGAGCGCGAGCGCAACAGATCGCGACCAGTGAGGGCGTGACCTTTGCCAATGCGGGCCTGTACTTTGCGACGCGCCAGGCGACCCAGGGCGGGCCGATCAGTGCGAGCGCGGTGCGCCGATACTGGTATGTGGTCGAGGATGCCTGCGCGATCTGTGCGGCCATTCCCGCCCTGAATCCGGACGGCGTGGGTCTGGACGAGGCCTTTCAAACCCCGATCGGTCCCGTCCTCTTTCCCAGCGTCCACCCGAATTGCCGCTGTGTCTGCAGCACGAGTCTTGTCGCAGGCATCGCATAGGAGAATCCCATGGCGACCCAGTCCGATCGTGACCGCCAAGCGCACCTGGACCGTGAGAAGCTCCGGGAGTTCTTTCACCGCCAGCGGGAGGCCGCGCCCCGGCGCCCGTTCGGCTTCTTTCATATCGACCTCGATGCCGAGGCGGATGGCGAGCCGTTCTGTGCCACCGCCCAGGCGACGCGGACCGCGCCGAGGCCTGGGGCCAGTCTCCCTGAGGCCGCGATCCTGCAAGAGCAACTGGACCAAGCGCGGCTGCAGTTGGCGGACTTTCAAGGGCGGGATGCCGTCCAGAAGACGCTGATTCAGAGCCTCCAGCGCCAACTTGAGGCGGCACGCACCCAGGCCCGGACCGCCCCGAGCAGCCCCGCCCTTGATGCCCAGACGCTCAAAGAGTTGATTGTCCTGTGTCACCCCGATAAATGGCCGGACAATCCGCTGGCGCATGCGGTGACCGCCCGCCTCACCAGTCTGTACGACAAACAGACGAAGCCGCGGCAACGCTAGAGGTGGCGTATGGCCCTCAATATGCTCCTGACGAACGAACTGGAATCGTATGGCCTGACGAACCGCCATCTCGAACTGCTCCTCGCCATCTGTCGCTCCGGCATGAACGGCGCCATCATCTTCAACGTCTGTCGCCAGGAACTGAGCACGACTGAACTGCGCCTTGCGGCGGGCAAGAAGAACATCCCGCATCTCGTCAATCTCACCAAACTTGCTGCGAGTCACGAATAACCCGCGCATGCCGTCCTTGCCCCTTGCATACTCTCTCCTGCTCTGCTAGACTCTTGACGCCTCGTATCCCAGGAAGGATTCACGTAGCTCATGGGTAGAGCTTCAGGCTATTAACCTGATGGTAGTCGGTTCAAATCCGACCGTGATACTCCTGCGAGTATCTCCCTGCCTGACTGCTGCGAGGCACCCTCCACACCCATACGAAGGTCGCTCGTATCGGCACACGGTTTCACGTCGGAAGCATGTGAGTACGCCGGGTGCGCTGCTGCGGGCGACTGTTTGGAAGGGAAGATGCTATGGCGGAACAGCCGACACTCTTGACGCCGCAGGCCATTCTGAGCCACCTGATGACGCCCGCGCATGGCACGCTTGAGACATACATCGCGCCTGCGCGCCAGGCCCTCGCGACCCACGCGCCGTTTGTGGCGCATGCGCTGGCGTGGAATCGGCGGCATGGGACGATCCGCGATGTCCAGACTGCCTTGCCAGTACTGACACTCGCCGCGCCAGGTCAGAGTGATCCGCTCCCCTATCGGGACCAGGCACTGGCCTTGCTGGCGTGTCTCAGTCCCCGCGATCTCGTGACGGCCTGGGCCTTTGGGAAGGTCGTCGGGCTGCGCAGTCATGCCCGCCGGCGACTGCGCACGACGACGCATGCCTATTTACGGGCGCGGGAAGCCTGTGAGCCCTGGTGGGACCGCACGGCGCTCCAGTTTAAGGCGCGCTTCAAGGCGCTCTATGTGCTGAGTCATACGAAGCCCGATCTCCGTGCGCAGGCATGGCTGTTCGGCGGGCAGGCTCCGCGGGGGAGTGTCTTTGCGCGCCTCCAGCAGTGTGCCCAGTGGGAGGCCGATGAGGTCGCGGGCTTTCTACGGGCGGAGGAGATTCCGGCGCTGGTGGCCGAAGGGTATCTGAGCCATCGGTTGCAGGAACCTGCGATCCTGGCCGCCATGCTGGATCGGTATACCCCCGCGCAACTTCTTAGGCGCCGGAAGGCCATCCAACGCTGGGGCGGCGACGCCGTCGCCATGACGCGTGGGGCGCTCCAGGCCGCGACGGCGCGCAGTACCCAGCAGCGCCAGCGGGGGCTCGGGGAAACGCTGCGCCAAGCCCAGGAGGCCGGGGCCGACGATGCGGGACTCACCGCGGAGCTGGAGACCATTGCGGAGGCGCAACTCGAGCAGGCCGCGGGGATTGAGGGCAACTGGCTGTGGCTGATTGACATCAGCGGCTCGATGACGACGGCGATGGAGCCGGGCTGTCGCCTGGCCGCGTATGTCGCCCGGCAGACGCGCGGGCAGGTCTGGCTCTGCTTCTTCAATCATGAGCCGTACTTTCGGGAGGTCACGGGGCAATCGTACGCGGCAATACAAGCCATTGGCCAGACGATGACGGCGAACGGCGGCACGTCGATTGGGTGTGGCCTGGCTGCAGCCCTCGAACGGCAGTGGCGGCTGGATGCGATTGGCATTGTGTCTGATGGGGGCGAGCGCCATCTCCCATCCTTTGTGGAGGCCTATGCCCGCTATAGTGCGTGGGCGCAGAAGCAGGTGCCGGTCTATCTCTACCGGGTTGCGGGGCAGGACCCCGACTGGCTCTCAGGGCCGTGTCAATCCGCGGGGATCCCGTATCAGGTCTTTCCGCTCACGACGGTGGATCAAGTGAGCCTGGAGAGCCTCGCGCAGACGATGCGCACGCAACGCTATAGTTTGTTGGATGAGATTATGGCGACGCCGCTGGTCACGTTGGAGCAAGCCCTCCGCGTCCCACGGCACTTTCGAGAAAGGGAGACATCGTATGCTCGGCATTAGCATCCGAGAGTACAAGGGCCAGGCCCTCACATCCCTTGCGCTGCATGACTGTATCGCGGTGCGAGCCGAACTCCGTTTACTGCACACCGAGTATACGCAGCAGGATCTCACGCCGCCGCCCTGGGTGACGGACAAGGCCCTGGCGCTCGACCGCCGCATCCGCGACCTCAAACGCGATGCGCAGGCCCATGAGTTGGCGCGGGTGACGGGCGAACTGGCGCGACTCGCCCCCGAGGAAGAGAAGCGCGCGGCCTTGCAGCAGCACAAGGCGTCGCTCGAAGCCGCCCTGGCGACACCATGACCCTCACCCTCTATGCGACGGACCTCGAGACGGGCGTCCGCGAGGTCATCACGGACCTCTACTGGTTTGAAGAAGAAGGCGTGCACGACTGGAGTGGCGAGGCCCATAGCCCGCGGGCCTATCGCCTGGAAGTCTGGATCGACGGCACGCTGGTGTTCGATAATCAGGCGCCGCAGGCGCAGTGGCAGGAATGGAGGCCGGCATGATCCTCCGCGTACCAACCGCCTTTCAGATCCCGAATGCACCCGGCTGGTGGCAAGAAACAACTGCCCGCTATTGGTATGCGCTTGATGGAGGGACGTGCCCGATCTGTCATAGCGTCGGGATATGCTGGCGTGGGTGGTTTCACTGTGACGGATTTTGCCACGCCATTGCGGTCATTGCGGACGGACGGATGTTTTTGCCGGTGACCTGCCTTGCCGCGCGGAAGGAGATCTGATGGGGCACGCTGCCGATCCTCCGGCCTGGCTCACGCCGCTCGAAGTGGCGGCGCTCCTCCGGGTGCATCCTCGAACCGTCCGCAACTGGCTCCGGACGCAGCAACTCGCCGGGGTCAAAATCGGCGCCAACTGGCGGATTGACGCGACGGCCCTCGACGCGGCGCTCCATGTGCCGGCCCCCGCGCGGCCCGCCGGTACCCCATCCCACCTTCCGCGGTCGCAGCGCCTCCAGGGCCCGGTCACGATTCAGGATGCGGGGGGCACCCGAGCCGCCCTGCATCCGCGCCCCAAAAATACTCCTTGACAAATCGTTCCATTCTTCCCAATACTTCTGACGACGTGCCACGGTTCTCTGGCACAATCCTTGCATCATTCTATCGGTTCATTCTGACATAGTACATCGCTCATACGAGATGATCGGCCTCCAGCGTTGCCTGAGCCGCACCCCTTCTCCAGGGGGTGCGGCTCTTTTTTTTGTCGTCACGCAGAAAGCAGCGATCTATGCCGCCGTTCGATACGAAGATGGCAAGAAAGCACAAAAAAGGTCTTAGTGACAAGCAGGCCAGAATGTGGGCAGCTGTGGCGAGGTCCTCATACAACGCCTGTATGAAAAAGAACAAGGACACCAAGGCCTGTGAAGGCGAGGCGATCCGCAAGGCATCGGGCGCAGTTGGCCCGCCCGCCCTCGCGACCAAACAACGTCTCACCGTCAATACCGCCCTCGTCGTCCCCCCGATTGCCATGACCCTCGCCGATGCTCCCTTCCTCACCGCCCCTGCGGTGCTCATTGTCTGTGGCGTGCTCAATGATGGCCTGATTGTCGAAGAAGCCCTGATCCCGGATGCCTGGGAGTTTATTCCCGTGACCATCGGTCATCCCCGCGATGTCGCTGGGCTCCCGCTCAGTGCGCAAGATCCCGCCGTTCTGGAGCAGTTCTGCATCGGTCATCTGAGCCAGTGTCGCCTGGGCACGGGCTATCGCGCGGGCCATGCGGTGCGCAGTCTGCAAGCCGACATCTGGCTGGATACGACCCGCGTCGAAGCGCTGGGCGGGGAAGCCCTGCAAGCCTATGAGATGCTGCAGCGGCAAGAGCCCCTCGAAGTCTCGACCGGCTTCTTTAGCGTTGGCGTGCAACAGGCCGGCGTCTTTCTCGGCACCCCCTATGCCGAAATCCACACGGTCATTGAGCCCGATCATCTGGCCCTGCTGCCCAATAGTCTCGGCGCGTGTAGCTGGTCGAGTGAAGGCGGGGGCTGTGGGGCGCCGCGCCTGCACCATGATGCGACGCAAGCCTGTGGCTGTGATGATCCCACACACTGCACCTGTCCCCATGAGGAAGTGACGATGGATGCTGACCCTTCTGTCCCCCGCCTGCAACGCCTCTGGCGTGTGGTCCGCGATCTCGTGACCCATGAAACGCCCCCGAGCGTCCCTGAACCTGAGGAGGACGAGGAGCGCGAGCAGGGAACACCTGTGACGGTGCCTGCCGAGGAAGAGGAGGAGGACCCCGCCGCACAGGAGGCGGCGCTCACCACGCATCAGACCGACCAGGACCTGCGGCAAGCCTTGCAAGCCTGTCTCGTGCGCGAAGCCGGGCAGCACCAGATGCCGATGTGGGTCGAATCCGTCGATGCGGTCAATCAGTTCTTTGTCTATCACTGCGGCGGCGCCCTGTGTCGGCGCTACTGGACCGTCGCCAATGAGGTCATCACGCTCTTGCCGGACATCGACGAGGTCCAGCAAGACACGAGTTTCATCCCGGTGCCTGGCACCCACACCACGGCTGACACCCCAGAGGAGACCGGCTATATGGCTATGGCAGCAACCACGCCCCCGAGCGTGATTATCAAGACCCACGTCAATCGCCTCATTGCCAACAGCGCGCAAACGGGCTGGACGGAAGATGACCGGCATCGCCTGGAGCTGATGGACGAAGCGACGCTGATTCGCCTCGAACAACTGCCGCGCCATGTGCCCGTCGAGCACCATGAGCCGACCACGCTGAGTGAAGCCATCGACACGATGCCGCCGCACTTGCGCGAAATGATGCGCCTGGCCGCCGAGGATTACGATCACCGCAAGCAGCAAGCGATCAACCTGCTCATTGCCAATACGCAGAACCCCTTCAGCGAAGCCGAGTTGCAGCAGTGGGACATCAAGCGGCTCGAAAAGCTGGTGGTGATGAGTGGGGAAGTCGTCCCCGGCCAAGAGCGGACGCCGCAAGAGTTGCGCGATGGGACGACCTATCATGGGCGGCGTGCCCCGGTCTTGCGCCTGGTCGATACGGATGATGCCGACGATCAGCAGACTGCCCCGCCCCTGCCGAAGACGATGGAAGCGGTAGTCGAGCGCCAACGGCAATTAGGTCTGCGTCCGGCATTGGGTTAACGCTTTTTTGATGCAAAGGAGACTATTTTGCCTAACACCGTACTATTAGCTGGAATGCCCTCAATTCCGCAAGAACGTGTCGCTGCAGCGGCAGGTATTCTCCCCGGCCATCTCTTGGAGTTTGGCTCAGGCGGCAATGCGGGGAAGCTGCAAGTCCATGCGACCGCGAGTGGAGAAGCAGCCCCGTGGTTTGCCCGGGAAATGTTGGTCCCGGACCGCTCCTCCGCGAGTGCCCCCGTCGATGTGGCCTATCAAGCTGGCGAAACCGTCCGCTGGATGCAGGCCCGCCCCGGCGATCTCATCTATGCCCTGGTCCCGCAATCGGCCGCCGCCATCGTGACGGGGGATGAGTTGGTCAGCAACGGGGACGGGACGCTCAAGAAATATACGGCGCAAGCCAGTAGTGAAGGTGGCACCGCGACCTATACCATTGCCACGAACTGTGTGGTCGCGCGCGCGGCCGAATCCGTCAATAACTCGGCAGGTGCGACGCCGGCGCGCATTCGCGTCTACGCCATTTAGCCCCCACCCATCATCTGCACGCCCCCAGGGTCTCGTGGGGCTGAAAGGACACCAGGCCGATGCCGAAGCAACTGATGCTCGATAATGACATCGTGGAAATTGAGAACCTGGGGGCGTTTTACAAGTCGATGCCCGCCCGGCTCCTCGAAAATAATCTCCAGGTCCAGGCCTTGCGGACCAACACCCTCCTGCATAAGGACGAGTGGGAACTCTTGGATCGGCGCGTCATTCAGATTTCCGCGAACGTCATGAACGCCATTGCCGACTTGCAAGCCCTCGGGCTCACGACGCAACTGGGCGGGCTCGGCGTGCTCATTTCGCAGTACGAGCAAGTGAGTGACATGACCGACGCCAACGTCAACATGGCGGTGGAAACGGACGATGAAGAAGATCGCCTGAATTTTCCGCTGGTCGGCGTGCCGGTGCCGATTATTTCGAAGGGCTTTCGCATCGATGCCCGGTCGCTGGCCGCCACGCGGCGCAATGGGGGCGCGCTTGACACGACCCATATTGACACGGCCACCCGCAAAGTCGCGGAGAAGCTTGAGGAAATCTTCTTCCTCGGCAGTGCCGTCGTGCAGCGCGGGTTGTCCATTCCGGGCGTCCTCACGCATGCCAGCCGCAACGTCGTGTCTGGGGGGGCGACGTGGGCGACCGCGACGAACGTGTATCCCAATGTGCTGGCGATGGTGGCCGCGCTGCAAGGGGATAACTTCTACGGGCCGTATCGCCTCTACCTGAACCCCGCGCAGTACATCCAGACGTTTGCCCTGAACGCCAATACCTCGCAGGCCATTGTCGAGAGTATTATGCGGCTCCCCGGCTTCGGCCCCGGCAGTATCAAGGCGTCGAGTTATGTCACCGCGGGGCAGGCCGTGCTCATCAACATGACGAGCGATGTCGTCGATCTGGCCATCGGGCAAGACATTGTGCCGGTGGAATGGGAGACGAAGGGGGGGCTGGTAGTCCAATATAAAGTATTATGTGCCGAAATACCCCGTATCAAATCGGACGCTGCGGGACGATCAGGAATAGCCCATATGTCGGGACTGTGAGAACTATATTGTTTCATAGTAGCAGAGGTTGTATCAGAAAGGGAGCAGGCCCATCCTGCTTTCGTCCATTGCAGCTACGGCACGCAGGGACAACATTCTGCACGCTGTTTGGACCGCCTTTCACAACGGGCGTGATATGATCGCGAGTGAGTACATGCGTTTTGTTCTTGCACCAGCGACAATCCAGCGGACAGTAGACGCAGCGATAATCGTAGGCAGCCTTGATCATTTCCCAAGCTTCCGGCGTCAACGTGCCGTCATCAGGATTGCCCTTGCGTGTCGCATAGCGCTTTGCCGCTTCGCTTTTAATGCGTGTGGGGTCTTCGGCATAGCTGGCACGGCGCCGCGCATTAATCTTGGGCTTATTGTTCGCCTGATATTTGCGCAGGCTTTCCTTGGTGCCCTCAGGATTGGACTCCCGATGTCGAGCGCTCTTGGCACGCGACAAGGCGCGAAGATGCTCATCCAACTCTGGGTCAGTCTGGCGGCGCTCTTGCAGCTCATGGTAGGCCTCAACCGCATTCGCGTTAATCTGCTCGCGATGCTTGGCATTCCAGGCGCGCATGCGCGCAGCGGCCTTTGTACGAGCCTCCGGTGTTTTGTTCTTTGCCAGCGTGCATTGTTTGCAGTAGGGACTATAGCCACTCGGCTGGGCCTTATTAGCATAAAAGTGTGTCGCAGCGTCGAGGGTCTGTTCACACGAGGGGCAATACTTGTCCATGAGGCAACCTCCGCAGCGGTGTGGAATGATGTGGTCTCAGGCTCTCACGCTGCGGCATGAGACTTATGATCGAGGGCTCGCGACTGCCCTAACCCGAAACCGTGCTGAGTATAGCAGATTGTGCGGCAGATGTCACGCACAATCATATACCGAAAGGACATAGTTTAATGCCAACTTACAAGGTTGAAGGTAAACACATTTTTCGGGCCTCAACCATTGATCTCCAGATGGGTCTACGTGCAGACGGGAGTCCCAATATCGTGCGCCAGCCTGGTCCGATGCTGAAAGTTGAGCCAGGGACGCTGCTCGATGATGTGCGGCCCGAGGAACTGCAGGCGTTTCCGGATCGCTTCCAGCATGTCCCTGACGATCAACTCCAACTCTTACGCGAGCAGGAAGCCGCCGCGATGGCGGCCCGCGAAGAAGCCGATGCTGCCCAAGCGATGCGCCAAGCCGAGGCGGCGGTCGCCCAGGCCGAACAGCAAGCGAAGGATGCCGAGGCAATGGCGAAAGAAGCGCATGTGCGGGCGGAAGCGGTGAAGAAGCAGGCCGCCGACCGTAAAGAGCTTCGGGCACACGTCGTCAGTGGCCCCGCCGTCCATAGCGATTTCCCGACGATCAAGGCGGGCACGTACGAAGCCTTTCCCTCGATCCAGGGCACGGACCCGGGCGACGTGTCTGGCCCGGCGATCATGCCCCAGCATGTGATCCTGCCAGCTGAGGAGCCTCCCACTGAGGCGCCTAAGGCCAGTGCAGCGCCTGAGAAGGCCAGTGAGAGCAAGGACGCGCACGACGAGACGACGCACCACCAGGGGAGTCATGTCCAACAGCCCCAGCGCCGTCGCTAGACGCGAGGGGGTGGTATGCGTGCCTTTCCGACTGAGGTCCTGGCGCTCCGGCCCTCGACGGTCGACCCGGTGCCGTTTATCGCAGTGGCGCATCTGTTGGTGGATCAGGCCCTCCTCACGCAGGGGGTGGGGGAAGAGACGCTCGCGATGCTCGAAGTCTTGCTGACGGCACACCTGATGGAACTCAGCAGTCCGGGCGTCGTCAGTAAGCAAATCGGCGATACGCGGATCTCGTATGACCGCAAGAGTATCGGAACGGGCCTGCTCAGTACGCGCTATGGGCAGATGGTCGCCGCCCTCGATCCGACCGGGCTCCTCCTCAGCGGCACCGAACGCCCCGCACGCCTGTGGGTGGTGTAGAAGGGAGAGAGGCCAATGGATCCAGCTCTACGCGAGATGCTCGGCGAGACGATCACGCAGCGGGTCTATGTCAGTCAAGACCTGGAAGGAGCCCCGACCTATGGCCCGCCGTTCACGCGTCCCGCGCGGGTGCAGTGGCGCCCACAGCGCATCACCATTGGCACGGGCGAAGAGCGCGTGAGTCGCGCCAAGATCTTTCTCGAGCCAACCCCAGGCATCAGCCCGCATGATCGCTTGACGTTGCCGGATGGCACGAGCCCGCCGCTGCTGCTGATCTACCCGGCTCGCGACGAGGCCAGCGTGCTCGATCACTACGAGGTGTATATCTAAATGAACGTGATGATGGACGTCAAAGGGGCGACCGAGTTGGTCCGGGCTATGAACCGGCTCCCGGAACGCATCCGGGCCGCAGCCGCCGACGCCCGCTACGTGGAGGCGCTCGCGATCCTCGCGGCAAGCCAGGAACTCGTCCCTGTCAAAACTGGTTTACTCAAGAGTACAGGGCAGGTCGAACTGGAGGGCAGTGCGCGGGATGCCGATGCGCCACTGCATATCACCTATGGTCAAAATGGCATAGCTCCATATGCTCTGGTTGTTCACGAACGAACCGATACGTTTCATCCGCATGGAACGCACCATTTTTTAAGCGGGCCGTTGTATGCCGCAACAGACGGCATGGCCGAGCGGATTGCCGCCGCCATTCGTCAGGCACTCGGAGGCTGAGCCGATGGCGCAATCGCGGGGGCATACCGACCTCTATGGCCGCCCCCTGCCCGCGCTCAGTGACGCCGCGCGGCAGAGCCTCCTGGAGCACCCGAAAAATGTGGCGATGCGCGCCTTTGTCCGCGCCGTCTTGGAGCAGCACTATAGCGAGCTGTGTCGCCGTAATACCTTTGCGCAGTTGACCGTCGACGTGAGTGTGCGCGATGGCTTCGTGCAGCCCGATCTGGAAGTGACGACGCGCCGACGCTTTCGCGCCCCCGACCCCGAGGGGTAAGCCATGCCCGTGCTCAATGATCTCCTCACCTATCTGGCAGCGCAGGGGCTCGGCACGCTGGCCGTCGATCTCTTTCTCTACGGCATTCCGCAGGACACGCCCGAGATCCTGATTCGGGATGCGGTCCTGGCGCTCATTCCCGTGCCTGGGCTTCCGCCGCTGCGGGTGCAGGATGGGTTTCCGGCGTCGGTCGAGCAACCGCTGGTGCAAGTGCTGGTGCGCGGCACGCCCTATGGGTTTCAGTCCGCGATGGCCCGGGCGATCCAGGCGTGGACCGCGCTGGGCAGTGTGAGTAATCAGACCCTCAGCGGCCTGGCCTATCTCAGCGTGAGTCCGCTGCAGTCCCCGTGGCTGCTGCGGACCGATGAGCAGGTGCGGCCCTATATGGTCTTTACCGTGCGCGTCATGAAGGCACTCGGCTAGCGCACACGAGGAGGCGGTGATGCGAGGATGGCTCTGGCTCCTGCTGGTGGGCATGATGACCTGCTCTGCCCATGCGGCCGATCATAAAGCGCCCACGCTCCAGATTACGGCGCCCACGACGAGCACGACCTATACCACGACCGCGACGAGTGTCACGCTCGGCGGCACGGCCGCCGACCCGGGGGGCGGGGTGACCCAAGTGACGTGGCGCACGAATCAGGGCGGGAGTGGGACGGCGACCGGGACCACCAGTTGGTCCTTCGGACTGACGCTGGCGGTGGGGACCACGCAAGTCACGGTGACGGCCCATGATGCCGCCGGGAATACCGGCAGCGATAGTCTGACGATCACCGTCATGGCCCAGGCCCCGCAATGGACCCTGGCGTGGGACGATAGCAACACGCAGGGCGACGCGTTTCAGATGGAACGCTGTAGCGCAGCCCTGTGTGCCGATGCCTGCACGATGGCGCCTGTCGCAAGTATTGCCGCGACGGATCGCACCTGGACGGATACGCAGGTGGTGGCGGGTGTGCCGTATCACTACCGGCTGGCGATGACACTGGGGGGACAGGTTGGCCCCTACAGTAACGTGGCCTGTACGCCATGAGGACCTCGGGATGGCGTTTCGCTTGTATATTGTGCCGGTGATTGGCACGGGCAGCGGGCGTGATGATGCACGGCGCCCGAAGTATTTTGAGACGCTGAGTGACTGGTCCGCGATGGATTATGGCTTTGAGCCGGTCATGGTGGTCGGCGCCGACCTCAGTGTCTCCGACGATGCGAGCGTGAGTGCGCAGCCCGACGTGACGGCGTTGCCCTTTGATCTGGCGCCGCAGCTCACGAGTGGCCAAGTGACGGCCGTGCGCACGGCCCTCGAAGCTTTGCATATCCCGGCCTTGTGGGTGACGACCGCCGATACCTGGCTGGGGGTGGTGCGGAGCGTGCTGGGCATGTTCAGTTTTTTGCAGCGGTTTGGCGGCATCTATGCGCGGCAAACGGGCACCGTCCCGCCCTCGATGTTCACCGGCGGCGTGACCCTCAATACGACCTTTGGCAGTTTGCCGCTGGCCGTGCGGACCGCGCTGATGAGTACCGCCGACAGTTTTGGGATCAGTACGGCAGGGCTCACGGCCAGTACGACCGTGCGGGTCATCTTGAAAAATTTGGCGGATACGTTTGGGGAACGCCCCTACAACTTCAATGGGGTGCTTTTGTGAGGCGGGACATGGAGCAGCGCGGCACGCATGGCGTGGCCCACTGCTCCCGCCCGACAGCGCCTTCGATGTGTGCAGTCTCCACAGGGGTGGCATCCTGCTCCATAGCCCAGCTACTGCCGCAACGAAGCGGAGTGTATCACATGCAGTCAAGCGCTGCACACAGGAGAGGTTGATGCGAGGAAACGTGGGACGCAGGGTACTGGGCGTGCTGGTCGTGTGGGGCCTTCTGGCGTCGGTGGCCCAGGCGACCTTGCCCTCGAATGAGCTCTGGCGCGAAGGGTTGCTCAACTACCGGGTCGGGTATGGCCGCCTTGCCACGGGCGGGGCGGGCGGCTCGTTGTGTACCGTGAGCACTTTGAATGATGCGGGGGCGAATAGTCTGCGCGATTGTGTGACGCGCAGTGGGCCGCAGTGGATTATCTTTTCGGTGTCGGGCACGATCAATCTGGCCTCGACGCTCGCCATGCAAGGCTTTAATAATAATCACGACAAGACCATTGATGGGCGGGGGGCCAATATTGTCATCGCCAGTGCCGACTCGGCCTTCCAACTCAGTGCGGTTCATAATTGGATTATCCACAACGTCGCGTTCATTGGGGTGCATACCTGGTCCTTGCGCTTTCTCGGGGGCTCGCAGACCATCTGGATAGACCATGTCACCCTCTCCGACAACACGGATGGCGTCAACACCGCCGTCTCCATCGGGGGATGGGGGGGCGAGACCGACGCGGCGTCGCGCGACATCACCATTTCTTGGTCGCAACTCATCAAGGCGGGCACGAACGACCGCTATATTCTGTGTGGCCCGGATTTTGGGGCCACCGATCATCTGAATACCCGCGTCACCCTGCACCATAACTGGTATAACCACAGCTATGTGCGCCATCCCGAGCAACGCTATTGCCGCACGCACAGCTTTAATAACTACTTTGATCAAAACACCATTGGGTCACAGACCGCCGATGACGGACAGATGCTCTCCGAAAATGACATCTATAATGGCCAGCCCGGCGGCTATCCGCGCATGACCTGTACGGCCTTTGTGCCGCCCGAGCCCGACACGCCGGGTGGCAACTGTAAAGTCGTCGGGCAGTGGTCGGTGACCGGGGCCGAGACCTATGCGGAACGCAATCCGGGGACGACCTGGACGCCGTCGTCGGATTATAGCTATACGCTGGAGACCGCCAATGCGGCCTTGCGCACCGCGCTCACGGACACCACGACGGGCGCCGGGCGCGTGGACAATCCGTATCAGACGGTCACGGTGCCCGGGGCCGTGCTGCTCGTGAAGCTGGTCATGGGGGAGGGCACGGGGACCAGTGTGGCGGACACCAGTGGGAATGCCCTCAACGGGCAACTCTGCGAGGGGACGACCTGTCCCGCGGCCGGGCCGGTCTGGCAAGCGCAGCGCCTCCTCTTTGACGGCGTCAATGATGGGGTGAAGATTCCGGCCAATGCCCTGTTCGGCGTGACCGGCGATCTGACCATTGGCATGCGCGTCAACTTCGATAACCTGACCAATGGCAATGGGCTGTGCGCCAAAACGTCCGTGGGCCAAGCCCCCTATGATTGGGTCTTCTGGCTGGAGGCGAACACGCTCTGCTTTGCCTTTGGGGGCTCGGCGCCGGGCTTGCTCTGTAGTACCGGCACCCTGACGGATCTGGCCAATGAGCATCTCGTCGCGGTGACCAGGGCCGGAACCACGGTGACGTTCTGGATTGACGGGGTGAGTGCGGGGTCCGGGACGATGACGGGGACGATGAGCAATAATAGTGTCCCGGTCTGGTTTGGCACCGATACGATTGGCTATCTGCTGGGCACGATGCGCGATGCGCGGATTTATACGGGGGCGCTCACCCAGGCGCAACTCGCGGCGTGGCAGGCCGAAAGTCTCGTCCTGAACGCCCCGACCAACCTGCGCGTGGTGCCCTAACCGATGACCACCATCGCGACTGACGCCTTCACGCGGGCCAATAGTGGGACGCTCGGGGCCAACTGGGCGACGCCCGGCGGCCTCAATGCGCTGCAGATTGTCTCCAATGCCTGTCAGGGGACCTCGGGGAGTTCGGGCGGGGCGTACACGGGGGCGGGGGCCATGGCGCTCGATCACTGGGCGCAATGTACCTACAATGCCACGGACGATGGCGGGCCGACCGTGCGCATGGCCTCGACCGGGTCGGGGGATTTTTACTTTGTGGATGCGTGGTCGGGCACCTCGGTGGCCCTCTCGAAACTGGTCGCGGGCACCTGGACGATTGTCTCTAGCGTGACCTTTGCGACCCCGGTGAGTGGCGATACCATCTATCTCGAAGCGCAAGGGACCACGCTCCAAACGCGGCAGAATGGCACGCTGCGGCATAACCTGACGGATAGTGCCATCAATGGCTCGACGGTCGGGGGGCCGTATGGGGGGCTTTTTACGGCGACGACCACGCAGGTGCTCGACAATTTTGCGATGGGCGATTTTACGGTCAATCTGCCTCCCGGAGAACATCCCGGCATGACCATGGCCGTCCAACGCCGCGCCTATTGGTAAGGAGTCTGCATGTCCCTCTATCTCGTGGGCAATGGCCCGATGCAAACGACCGCCGCCTTTGCCGCCGTGACGACGGGAACGGCCATCAAGACCATGCTCCAACTCCGCCCCCTGGTGCTCCTGCGGATTGTCGAATGGGGCATTAGTTTTAATGGGGCAGCCCTGGCCACCCCGATTGTCGTGGAACTCATCGAAACCGGTACGGTCTTTGCGACCGTGACGGCGTCCGTCGAGGCCGATATCACCAAAGTGAGCGACCTGGCCGCCGTCGCCGCGACCGTGATGACGCTCAGTACCACCGGCACGGGCTATACGTCCACCGCCGAAGGGACCATTACGAGCGTGCGCAACCTCGATGCGCCGCAGTTTATTACCGGGCTCAGTCAGCCGTTTATTAAACAGTTTCCGCTCGGCATGGAGCCCGTGTGCAATATCGGCAACTCCACACGCATACGGGTGACGGCGCCTGCGGCCCTGAACTGTTATTGCTACTTCAAGATTGCGAGCTAGTCCAGAAAGGACGTATCATGCGACTCGGGCGTGGCTTTTGTTTTCCTCCCCAGACGGCGTACTGGTGGCAAGACCTCCCGGTGATCGCGGTGGCGGGGCCCCCGTTGGGCTCCCTGGCCCTCAGTGGTGTGGGCGTCTAGGAGCATCACGTGTCACAAGTGCATGTGCTCGAATATACCGAGGGGCGCTTCCGCTGTTTGCTCCATACCGCCACGCCGGCGGGGAATAATGCGGCGGGGATTCCCTGGAGTACCGTCTTCCTGGTGACGGGGCGCAGTGGCCGCACGGCGATGGTGGAAGGCACGGACCCTGGGCAGATTACCGCGGCGGAGCAGGCGCAGATCCGGGCGGGCACCCTCCTGGAATTCGAGGTCCTGATTGACGCGGCCCCGACGATCACGGCCGCCCAACTCCAGACGTTGCTGCAAAACCAGGCGCCTGCGTTTGTGACCGAGCAACTGACGGCCTGGCAGCAGAGTTATCGCTTCTATGGCGCTGTACGCTAAAAAGAAATAGACTATGCCGTTATCGTACATTCAGGTCCCTCCCGATTCATCGGGCAAAAAAACCTCGACGCGCCAGCTCGTGATTGGTGCGGACACGGTGCAGCGGCAGCATGTGGAAATTGGCCTGACCTCGCCGCAGATTACCTACGCCACCTCGGCCAGTCTCGCCACCGGGGCCAGTGTGACGCTCGACAGTGCACAGCTCACGTCGGCGACGACCGGGCGCCTCTGGGGCGTGGATGTCATCTGTGCGGCTCCGTTTCGGGCCGAAGTGTATACCGTCGCGAACGGTACGCCGTCCACCATTAAAGGGCTCGGCATTACCAACGTGGGGTACTGGGAGTTTCGTCCACCCCATGCGGGCTTTATCACCGTGCCCTACTCGGCTACGGCAGGGCTCGATGGGTTTCGCGTGATTGTGACCAACCTCGGGGTAGTCGATGATTCAGACGTTGCAGTACTCTTTTTCTTTGATGAGGAACTGACGTAGCGTTTTCCATGCAACGAGGGAGTCTCTGCATGTCCAACGTGACACAGATTTTACTGACGTTTGGGTATGAGGATCATTATGAAGACGACGAGGATACGTGGCAGTATCCGCTCCTCGATACCATTAATGCGTGGTTAGTTGCCCAGGGCCATGGCCAGTTCAGTACCGATATGCAGGCCGTCATCCGCAGTGAAAAGGCGTTTACCAAGCCGCTCTATGCTGGAGCCTTTCATGCGTTTGATCTTGCGGCGTTTCTCGCTTTTCTGGGTGCCTTGCCCTGGCAAGAACCTCAGTTCGTACAACTCCTGGTCAAGGCCCAGTATACGGATGATGCGCGCTTTGTGCTGCTAGAGCCCTGTCGTGTGAGTGCTCCTGACACACGTATAGCGAAGGACGACTAGGTACTATGGCTGATCGACGTGGCGGGGCGAGCGTTCTTTCCTTGCCGGGGTCCTTCCCGACGTACTATGCGGTGTTTGATCGCATCGTGCCGGGTGCTAACAAGTACATGGCCACGCTCTTTAACACCAGTACAACGCGCAAGGTGGTGGTCACGCATGTCTGGCGTTTCAACTGGCAAGTGGGCATCGTCACCGGCATTTTGCTGGAGCAGTACCTGGCGCGGATTACCGCTCGCACCGCAGGCACGGGCGTCACCATCTTTGCCGATGACACCGCCGATACCTTGTCGGCCGGGATTACCGCGGATACCAATAGCACCAGTGTGACGGAAGCACATACCATTTTGCGCTCGTTTGCCACCTCGGAAGAGATGGCCCTCGCGGCGACTGGTATTGTCCTGAGTGGCGCGACGGATGACGCCAGCGAGATTATTTACCAACGGCGTGAAGGCCAGCGTGGACTGACGTTGCGGCAGAATCAGGGGATTACCGTGCGCAATATCACCAGTAGTACCGTAGGTACTGTCAGTTATATTATTGAATTTTTTGACATTCTCGCATAGAGACCACCATGACGTATTTCCCCAATCTCCAAACACTGGCGGTCCAGTACACGGCGGCGCAGGCGGACACGTTGATTGTGCCAGCTTCGTCCACCCAGCAGCTTATCGCGACGGATATCACGGTCACGGTGGGAGGCGCCGTCACGGTCAATCAAGTCGCCGTGACGATAGGGTTTGGGACGCCCTCGACGCCGACCGGCGTTGGCGTCTTGCTGCGTCATTCGGGCATTCCACCGGGCCAACAAGCCCACCGTTCTGGCGGGGGCGGCATTATCGGGCGCGGGGATTTCAATGAAGATCTCCGTATTACCTGTGAGGCACCCACCGGCGGCGCCCTGGATGTGATGGTCTCGTACTGGGTTGAGGAGTCGATCTAATGCCACTCCCGATTGAAGGCGCGGTGGCGCATGATACGGCGGACGCGGGGAAGCCGCTCAAAATTGGGGGCAAGGCCACCAGTGGTGTCCCGACCGCTGTCGCCACCGCCGACCGGGTCGATGCGTTCTTTGATCTGTTGGGGCGTTTTGTCACGAGCCCGTACATGCCGCCCCAGGTGCGCAATGCCGATGTGGTGGGACCAAAGACGGTAACGCTCACGGCGACTACCAATGCCGCCGTATTGGCTGCGCCCGGGGCCGGGCTGTCGCTGCACATTACGCGCATCAAGGTGGGGAACACATCCGCGACGCTCAGCCGCATTGACCTCGTAGAAGGCGGCACGGATGGGGCAGGGGATGGCACAGTGGTGGACTCCATGCCGCTAGCGGCGAGTGGGGGTGGCTACACGTTCGATTTTGATCCCCCGTACAAACTTCCGGCCAATACGGCGTTTAAGGCACGATTAGGCGTCGGCGTAACAGATATACGGCTGAATCTTATGTATTACACATCGGCCTAGTATTTCTATGCATACATGACAAGGAGACGGAGTATGACGGTGGCGCTGTGGAACGATTTCTGGACGGTCACGGAGTGGACGGACCCCGCCGGGAGCCTGCTCCTCTGGGCGCATAGTGGCCAGGATGCCCATGTCGCGCCGCTCCTGGCGCAGTAAGGAATGCGATGGCTCGTCGTGTCTATACGCTGAATTGTAGCGGGGTCACGGTCGCCAACCAGGCGGTCACGCTGGCTTTTCTGAACCCGAGTGCGACCTGCGGTTTTGAAATTCTGCGGGTGCTCGTCTCGCAGCGGACCACGATTGTACCGCCGGCCAGTGCCATGCAGGCGATTCAACTCAGTAGCCAGGTGACCGCCTTTCCGACCCTCGTCTCGGCCACGCCCGCCCCGCATGTCATTGGCGCCCCGGCCTCGCAGATTGCGGGCGGCACGACCGGTGCGGCGGGCACCGCGGGTGTCAATGCCTCGGCCGAAGGTGCCGGGGCGAAAACGGTGATCATCGCCGATACCTTCAATGTGCTCAATGGCTGGCAGTGGGTCGCCACCCCGGACGAGCGCATTGAGTGTGAAGCCGGCGCCGCGGCGGGCTTTGGCGTGCATCTGCCAGTGGCGCCGATCCTGCTCACCGGCTGGACGTGCATGGTGACGTATGTCGAAGGTGGCTAGGCTGAAGTAGCCCATAACCATTCTAACCAACAAGGAGCCTGGCCATGCCCAGCGCCGTTGAGACAAGCCCGATGACCCCGTTTCTGCTTCCGACTCTGTTGGCCGAGCAACTGGACGCGCACGAATTTGCCGCCCTCACGCGGGACTACCTGCTGCGGAAACAAGGCTATGCCCGGCGCGGCGTGGACTATGGCGGGCTCACGTCCGTGCTAGCCCCGCCGGTCGTGGCACCGGCCCGGGTGCGGTTTAAGGATACGCGCACGGGGCAGTGGATCGAGGGGGTCAGCGAGCCGAAGATCGATTGCAACGCGTTTCGTATGGACCTCACCGTACGTGCCTATGAGCCGTGCCATAATCGCGATCACTGGGGCATCCCCGGCGGGTGCGCCTGCGACAAGACCCTCATTGGTATGCGCGAAGGGCCGGCCAATCTCCTCGTCAATAACTTTGCCAAGATGGTCCAGGTGGGCCTCTTCGGCCAGGCCACGACGATCAATGACACGGCGAATACCCCGCGCTCAATGACGATTACCGTGCTCGGTGGCGGCATCACCAGTAAGGTGGGGTGGGCAGGGACCGGGGCGACAGCGGCCACGGTTGCTGACGTTGCGATGCAGACACCCACCGAATCAGCGGCTCTTACAGTGAACGCCGTCTCAGGGGCAGGCGCAACAGGTACGTATACTGTGACCTATACCGTAACAGCTGGCGCACCAAGAAGCTATGTGGAAGTGGGCATGATCGTGACGACCACGACCAATAGCTGGCCCTTTCTCCTGTCGCATGATTCATTTAGTGCTCTTTCAGTCAGTACTAGTGGCACGCTCGCAGTGACGTACTCGATCACAAACGCCTAGTCTATTTAGGTATCTATTGACGATGACGACGGTATCCAAATTGTCCAACTGGCATTGTAAGGGCATCAGCATCAGACCATCCGTTATGCTTGCGATATAAGATGGTTTGCCGTTTGATGCCTGTATCCTCTTCCCATGATGCCGCACATTGCGTAACGCCATTATGCGTGAGCATGGTATTGTTACTTTTGTTTCTATTCTGAACTTTACGAGTTTCCCATGCGCAATTGTCAGGCTCATAATGACCCGTATTTGAACGACGTTCTATGGTATGATCCTTCGTAGGCCGTGGTCCCATATCAGCATAGAAAGCCTCAAAGGAATGTGCCCAACGCTCACATACTTGTATGCCTCGTGCCCCGTAGTCTGCATACGATTTTTGCTTAGGATTTGTGCAGCGCTGAATCATCGTATTCCAAATACGATACTCTGGCGTCGCGCTTTTCCCGTGCGTAAGATGTCCTGGAAAGTCTTCTTTCCAACAGCCGCACGATTTCGAGTTGCCGCTTCTGAGATTATTTGCAAGACAGACAACAACGTTGCCGCAGGCGCAGTCACAAATCCATGCCGCATGCCCGGCGGTCGTATAGCCTCGAAAGCCTATAACAATCAACCGTTCAAACTTTTCGCCCGTCAGATCTTGAGTTGTAGGCTTCAGAATGGTAGATATATACTGCATCGACGCTACTCCTGTTCAGTAGTAGAGGTGCCATCCCCCAGGCCGGTTGCACGGCGCTGGGGGTTTCACTGTCGGATGCCGAGTATACGCGAGGACAGATGTGCAAGCAAGAGGAAAGGACGTGTCCAATGGCCGAACCGCTTCTCCTCTCGCATGAGGACTTTCAGCGGTGTCCCCTGTGTCACACACCGCCGACGGTGGTCTATATTGCTTGGCGTGAACACGCCGTCGCCTATCAAGCACAGTGCCCCAAGTGCAGACTGACGGCAAGTGCCGCCACGGCAGACGCCTGCCGAAGCCGGTGGAATATGCTGCGGGTCCGCACGCCGGGCTCCCGCCGTCAGGAAGGCGCGATCCCCTATATTAGCCTCGCCGTCGACCTGCATAGTTGCGTAATAGACCTCGGGGCGTTCCTCGTGGAGTTGCAGGCATGGCTCGTCACGCGGCTCAGTCCCGATTTTGATGACGATATTGACGTACAACTCGTCCAGTCTGCGGGTCTCCATGACCTGCGCTTTCCCCCGGCGGACGCTGAGGAGGAGAAGGAGCCTGCCCATGGCTGAGCCTGCATTGTGGCATGCCTATACCGCAGGCACGGCACCGGCCTTTCATCAGACGCCCGAGCAGGTATTGTCGTCGGACGAGATCGGCGAGGTCCTACAGTGCGCAGCACGCTATAGTGGACTCTACGGTGAATCCTATCGCGACCTCATTACCGATGCGTTGCTCTTTGCGGCCACAACCAATAAGGTATTGCATCTGCAGGGACCAGCGGCCATTGACTATGGCGATTATCTCTATGAACTGTTTGTCCATGTGTCTCCGCCCCCACTCTTTCTCAAGGAGCATCCTATGGCCGAACCGGTCTATCACGATATCCCGACGAACCCCTGTAGCCGCTGTGCGGGCGAACGCCAGGTGGCGGAGATGAGTTGGCGGGACCCCGCCTGTAGCGTCACCTGTGTCGGTTGTGCCAATATGGCCGTCGGCGACAGCGTCGACGCGGCGATTGATGCGTGGGACGAGGCGAATCCCGAGCGCGACGTGAGCCCTGATGAGAGTCAGGCGGTGAAAGAACAGATCGTGGCGCGCCTGCTCACGCCGCCGATGCTGCACGCGATGACGCTGGCCGCCGACGCCTTTGACGGGACGGATGAGGAACGCGAGACGGTCGGCGCCTTTGTCGCGTGGTGTCAGACCCTCCTGACGCCGCAATAGAGGAGGCAGGACCCATGGCCATCCCCGCGCTGTGCCTCCAGGGCGTGCACCAGATCGTCAAGTTCCCCTCAGGGCAGTATATCTGTTCGCAGTGTGCCGCGGCGTTTGTCGAGTATCATGCCCTACATCTCCAGAGTGGCGTGCAGGGGCACCCGCAGGCCGCCCCGCTGCTCCAGACGCCCAAGCCCTAACCCATGGCGATCTTTTATCCGCCCCCGCCGCCGCAGCAGCCCAGGGCGCATCTTGCCCCGCTCCTCACGCCCACCGTGGCCACCGTGGCAGTCAGCGGGACAGCCAGCGCGGCCGCGTCGCTCCTGGCCAGTGCGCTCAGCAGTGGCAGTGGCGCGGCCACGACCACGGCGGCGCTCCTCGCCAGCTCCCTGCAGGCAGCCACAGGACTCACCACGGCGCTGGCCACCCTGCTCGTGCCGACCAACATCCTCAGTACGGCCACCGGGGCCAGTAGCGCCGCAGCGGCAGCCGTCGCAAGTTCCCTCCTGGCGCGCAGCGTCACAACCCAGGCCCTCGCGGTCGTCCTCGCGAGTGCGCTGGCACCCGTAACTGGTCAGAGCCAGGCGGCCAGCAGTGCCCTCATGAGCGCAGTCCTCGCGGCCGCCGGGGTGACGCAAGCCCAGGCCGCGCTGCTCCTCAGTGCCCTCGGCAGTGGCGCAGCCACCAGTAGCGGCCTGGCATCGCTCCTCGCCAGTAGTCTCCGCAGCGGGAGTGGCGCAGCGCAAGCGACCAGTGCCCAGCTGATGAACGCGGTGACGACGGGAAGCGGGGCGGTCCAGACGAGCACCACGCAACTCGCCAGTTCTTTACAGGCAACAACGGGCGCCAGTCAGGGACAAGCGACCCTCATCGCCAGCGCACTCCTCAGCGTCATTGCCACGGCGACGGCCCTCGCGAGCGCCCAGGTTGCCACGAATATGCTCCCCACAGCGTCAGGCGCGGTCAGCGCCGCAAGCACGCAACTGATGAGTGCCATCGCGAGTGGACTCGGGGTCAGTCAGGGGACGGCCGCCCGCCTGACCTCGTCGCTTGTGACCGCCACGGGACAGGCCGTCGCGACAGCCCTGGCGACGCTAGCCTCAGTCCAAGGGGCGGGCAGTGCGCAGGCGGGGATGAGCGCGCTCCTCAGTCAGGCGCTCCAAACACTCGCGACGACGCAGGCCAGCGTGATCCTGAGCATCCTGGCCCAACTGCTGCCGACCGCCGCCGGGGCCAGTGGGGCGACCGCCAGTCCCATCGGCAACCAGGTCGTCAGTGCAGCGGGCGCCGTGCAAGCCGTGAGTGCGCGGCTCACCAGTTCGCTCCTCAGTGCCGCAGGGGTGGCACAGGCGCTGACAACCGCGATAGCAAGTTCGCTCAAGGCCGTGAGCAGCAGCGCCCAGGGCGCCAGTAGTCAGGTGACCGGGAATCCGACCGCGCAGACGTATGCGGCCAGCGTCAGCAGCGGTGCCGGGGCGGCGATGCTCGCGAGTAGTCTTGTGACGAGCACGGGCGTCCAGCAGGCCGTCGCCCTCGTCATCGGGAATGCGCTTGTCCAGGCGGCAGGCACGCTCCAGGGTTTCGCGAGTCCAGTCGGCAATGCCAGTCGTGCGAGCAGTAGTAGTGTACAGGGGTTGGCCAGCACGATCGCCAGCAGTATTATCGCCACTGCGGGCGTGCAAGCCGCGATCGCGACGGTGCTCGCGAGTAGTCAGGCCCTCCGCCCCGCACTGACCCAGGCCAGTAGCGTGCCCACGGTCGCCACAAACCTGACGCCAGGGACCGGGAGCACGCAGGCGCTCGTCGGGACCGTGGCGACGGACCTCCTCCAGGCCGCAGGCGGAGCCCAGGCCCTCGCGAGTGCGCTGGCCACGAGTACGCTGGCGCGTCCGGCGGTGGCCCAGGCGATGGCCGACGCACTGGCAAGTAGTCTCAGCGCGCAGCACGGCGCCGTGGCCGCGGTGCCCCAGATGCTCGCGCATGCCATCCTCGACGCCCTGCTGCGTGAAGCAGCCAGTGCGGCCCTCACGGCCAACGCGGACGGCCCGAGTCAGGGCATGACCGGGAGCCAGGTGACGCTCTGCGCCAGTTCCCTCGTGACCGGCGCCGGGCAGACGCAGACCCAGGTGACGATGCATGTCGCCTCGGCGGGCGTCGTGCATGGCCCGCTGCGCAGTCAGTTTGGCGAGCGGCGGCCGGCCCGCGCCGATATCCAGGAGATTCCCACGCTTGCCGATGTGGAGGCCTAACGCATGGCGACGGACTATGACTTTGTGATGAAGGTAGGCGCCACGGCCCCGACGCTGGACGCGACGCTGGCCGGGGGGCCGCTCAATACGCGAGACCTGGGGGCCGCGACCGTGACCTTGCGCCTCCGCACGCCCAGTGGCACGCTCCTGGCCTATACGCCGGTGGAGATCGTCAGTCCCGCAGCGATGACCGTCCGCTATACCTGGCCGGCCCCGCAAGCCTTACCGCCCGGGGTGTATGAAGGGGAGTGGTACGTGGCGTGGAACGATGGGCTCATCGCCATCTTTCCCGATGATGGGTATTTTCTCCTGAAGATTATGGCGGCACTGGCATGAGATACCGACGCAGTCTGGGTGTGCTCCTCGTCCTCTGCCTTGCGGCTCCCACGCTCAGCGCTGCCACCGCGTCGCAAACGCTCTGGTGGGATTATGTGAGTGGCGGGATCACGGCCGTCGGCTATCGCATCTACCGGCAGCCCTGGTGTACCGGGGCGTATGTGCTGCGCACCCCCGTGCTGCTCACCGTCCAGACCTATACCGATGTCACGGTGGGCGCGGGCATTCAGTATTGTTGGCGGGCGACCGCCGTGGATGCGGGCGGCAATGAAAGTGTCGTGTCCAACACCGTCACTGCCACCATTGCAGGCTTGCGCCAGCGGCGGGGCCCCCATCGGCGGAGCTTTGCGAGTTGGCGGTACCCGTAGCGACGAACGCGGGTCCTTGACGCCGCCCGCAAACTCTGTCATGCTTCCAGCCATCATCTCTCTCTGGCATCACGCAGCAGGAGCACGGGCTCACGAGCGGCGAGACCCAGGTCAGTGCAGTCGAGGCACTGAGCGCGGGTCTTTTTTTTCGCTCTGGGCGGGTGCGCCATGTCCACGCCGACGTACCATCTCGCGATTTGGGATACCCCCCCGACCTATGTCTGTCTGCTCTGCAATGCCGCCAGCGGCCTGACGTTTGCCGCGCTGACGACCCATCTCAATACGGTCCACCGTGCGCCCCTCGTCCCCAGTCCGACCATTCCCGCGCTCAGAGCCCTGCGTGCCGCGGCAGACGCCCGTGCGGCTCAGGAGACGACGCCATGAGTGAATCCTTGCACTACCATACCGAGACAGTGGAGGGCATCGAACGCTTCCAGTGTGAGTTCTGCGACCACTGGGCGACCGATCGCGCCCTCTTTGCCCAGCACATGCAACAGCGGCATGACGTCACGCTGCCGGCCGAGGAAGAACCCGCTGACGAGGATGCGGCAGCCCAGGCCCGTGCCCACCGCGCGGCCCAGCGGGCGGAACACCGGGCCCCACCCCCCGCAGCACCCAAGCCGCCGGTACGGCCCCCAGCGCCAGCGGCCGCACCCAAAGCGCCGGAGCCCGTCCGCAGTAGCGAGAGCGAGAAAGGGTCTGCAGCATGACGACTCAGGCCCGTTCAGCCTTCGGGATGGCGCTTCAACTGGGCAATGATGTGCCTCTTGCGCCGCTAACCATTAGTGCTGGGACAAATGCAACCCCCATCGTTATTACCACCTCGACCCCGCACGGGATTGCCGTGGCCTCCCATGGCACCATCACGGGCGTGGTCGGCCTGACCGCGGCGAATGGCATCTGGATTGTCGAGCGCGTCGATGCGACCCATCTGAAGCTCCGGGGCTCGGTCGGCAATGCCGCCTATACCTCGGGGGGCACGCTGACGCTCGATAGCACCTATACGACTATTGCGGAAGTGCGCAATATCCAAGATGCCGGGTTTGTGGTCGAAATGGTGGATGTCTCTCCGCACGATAGCACCAGCGGCTTCGGCGTGTCAATCCCCATTATCAAGCGTGGCAAGGCGATGCGGGTTGAGATCAACCTGGTGCCCTTACATGCCACCCATGACAAACTCACCGGGCTGCTCTTCGTCGCCTTTGGCGGGGTCAGCAAGCCGTGGCTGCTCATTGCCCCCGGCACGCCGCATGCGATCTGTGCCTTTCGCGGCTGGGTAAGTGAACATAGTACCAATATGCCCATCGGGCCACTGCAATCCATTGTGACGATTGCCATTGACGGCCAGATGACCTGGTCGCCGTCCTAACTATGAGAAAGGGATAGGGCATGACAACACTTGCCAAGTCTGCAAACGGCACGCTTTTGAAGGTTGCGGGGACGACCGTGCCGGAGGTGCGAAATATTACGGATGTTGGATTTAGTACTGGATTGACTGATGTGACGAGCCATGATGGCGGCGGCTGGGGCGTTAGTATACCTACTCTTAAGCGTGGAAAGCCTATTACTGTTGATGCTAACTGGGTCCCAGGTAATGCCCAGCATCAAGCCTTGCTGACTGCAGCCCTTGCTGGAACGTCACTCGCGATCACGATAGTACTTCCAGTTACCGGGAATCCGACGTGGACCTTTAATGCCTTTGTGAGCGATTTCAGCATGCCGAATGCGCCGGTCGAGGGAGCTTTGCCTTTGCGATTCATTTTGTCTCCCGATGAGGCCATGGCGTTCGCATAGAACTGTATCTTTCTCGTCCGTATCGTAAAGGTATCTCCTATGGACATCCCCCGCATTATTGAGCCCGTCCCGGTCACCCTCGACCGCGAGCGCCACCTGCTCTTTGACCGGCGGGCCGTGCGGCAGAGTGAGTTAGCCTTGTCGCGCCACTGGGGCAAGGAGCGCACGTTCTTTTCCGCCATGGTGCGTCTGGCGCAGAATCTGGCGGACGGCGATGTGGCCGCGCTCAGTGTGACGGACATCAGCGTCCTCGTGTGGCAGGGCTTGCTGGCCGAGGATCCGTCCTTGACCTATGCCGAGGTGGAAGAGGCACTCCCGTACATGACGCCGGGCGATCTCGTCCCGTTCGCCATTGCCCTGATGCAAGCCTGGCAAGCGGCGAGTCCGCCCGCACCGAGCGACCCGACACCGCAAGGGGGCGGGACAGACCCGGACCCTTTGGCCGCATCGACTGGGACGCCTGTTGGGCCTATGACCGCACCGTCCTTGGTCTAAGCGAGACGGAGTTCTGGCGGCTCACCTTTCGCGAGGCGCATCTGCTCAAGGCCGCGCAGCTCGCCCAGCAGGAACGCCGGGAGGCCCCGCTGCTGCTCCTCCTGCAAGTGACGATGAACGTGCACCGCGATAGTGAGCACCGCCGCGACCCCTTTACCTGGGACGAGGTACGCAGTTGGTTTGGCTATGCGCCGACGCCGGCGCACGTGGAGCCTGATGTGGACACGCTGAAGGACCGGATGACGCAGTTTGCGGAGTTCTGGAACAGCCTCCCCGAGGTGCCCCGGACCGGCTATATCCCCTACAACGGGGAGAAGGCGTAGTGCTGTATACCTATAGCGCCCTCGTCACACGAATAGTCGATGCTGATACAGTTCTTTTAGACTGCGATTGCGGGTTCTCGCTCTGGTGGCGCGGGATGCGGCTTCGGCTGGCCCATCTCAATGCCCCAGAACTCGCGACGCCCGAAGGCAAGATCGCCCGCGACTATCTGGCATCGCTGCTCGGACCACTCCCGGCGCCCGTGACGCTGGTGACGATCAAGGATCGCACGGATAACTACGGGCGCTATCTGGGCGTGCTGACGACGCACACCGGCGTTGACGTGAATCAAGCCCTCCTGGACAGTGGGCATGCGGTCCCGTGGCCCTAGCACAGCGAAGACATCGCTGACACACGGAAGGACGTAGGACAGTGGCAGACGTCAATATTGGGACTTTGACCGCGACCCTGCGCATGGAAACCATGGGCTTTGGTGCGGCCACGCAAGCCGCCCAACAGCGCATTCAGGAATTGCGGGCCCAGATAGCGGCCTTGCAGCCGACGCTCTCCGCCCTGCCCTTTACCGCTATTGAAAACGCCATCCAGAGCTTCTCGCGCGCCTCCCTCGCCGCGGGCAATTCCCAGCAAGCCTTGCGGCAAGCGATCGCGCAGGGGGAGCAAGCTCTCCGGCAGTTTCAGGTCACGACCAACGCCAGCGGTCAGATGGTCGACCGCTTTGGGGCCCAGCTCTCCAGTACGGCGAGTGAACAACTGCGGGGCTTCGCAGCGGGCATCCGGGAAGCCCAGGGGGAACTCCGGACGCTCCAGCAGTTTGGCATTAACACCGGCGGGAGTCTCAGTAGTAGCCTGGGAGGACTCGGAGCCATCGGGCAGCGCCTCCTCGGCGTCGCCGGGGCGTTGGGCATTGTCACCTCCATTGAAGGCGCGGTCCAGGCGATGCACAGTCTTGCCACCTCGATTGTTGAGGTGGGTACCCGCATGGAAGGCGTCCGGTTGGGCTTTGCCGCCCTCTTTGGGGGACAACAGGCCGGGGCGCGGAATTTTGAGCAACTGACCACCTTTGCGAATCGTTTTGGCCTGGAACTGACTTCGCTGACCGAAACCTATCGGCGTTTTTCGTCGGCGACGCGTGGGACGGCACTCGAAGGCGACCGCGGCCAGAATGTCTTTGAATCCTTCATGCTCGCTGGGCGGGCATCAGGCTCGACCCAGGCCCAACTCCATCAGTTAGGCACGGCCATTGAGCAGATGGTGTCCAAAGGCACCGTCAGCATGGAAGAATTGCGCCGGCAGATGGGCAATGCCCTCCCTGGTGCCTTCCAGATTGCGGCGCGGGCGATGGGCGTCACGACGGATGAACTCGACAAGATGATCCGCAAGGGGCATACGGAAGCCATTCCGTTCCTCGAAGCCATGGCCCGTCAACTCAAAACCGAGTTTGGCCCCGCAGCGGAGGCCGCCGCGGGCAGTGCGCAGGCGGCGTTCAATCGGCTCGGCAACGAAATCCTGCTCCTCAAGGACGCGCTGGCGAACTCGGGGCTCATTCAGTGGCTCGGGCAACTCAACAATAGCCTGGCCGACATGCTGAAATCCTTGCGGGAGGTGCGGGAAGAGCGGCAACGCGACCTGGGCGGCCCTGCCCCTGTCGTCCCGCCGTCGCTGCAGCAAAGCCCGGAGATCATGACCCGGCAGCGGGAAATTGAGGCGTTACGTGCCTCACTCTCCCCACGCTTTGAGGCGGGGGACCCTGATCTCAGTGCGGGCTTTGCCCGGATGGGCATGACCGTTGAGCAGACCCTTGCACGGATCAAGGCACTCCAGGCGGAACAGCAAAAGATCATCGCGAATAACGCGAAGATGCTGGAGAGTGAGCAGGACGTCGACTATGCCGCGGCCAATCCCATGCGCGGCGTACCGGACCGCCTGCGGAAACTCTTTGAGGAGGGCCAAAAAGCCCTCAAAAATATTGACCTCGATGCCCAGTTTCTTCCCGCCCTCGACATCGCCGATCTCAAACTCAAATCGTGGGAAAAGACGGTCAAAAGTATCCGCGAAGAATTTGACAAGCTCGGGCCAGGGATCCGCCAGGGGCTGCAGCCGGGGATGCGGACGTCGCCGTATGACGAGCAAATTACGCGGCTGGCGGGGGAGCGCGGCATTGACCCGAGTGTCGCCAAAGCCCTGGTCGAGCAGGAGTCCGGCTACGATCCACGGGCGCGGTCGAAGGCAGGTGCCATGGGGCTCCTGCAACTCATGCCGGGGACGGCGGCACGGTATGGCGCTGGAGAGACCCCCTATGACCCGGAAACCAATCTGCGGGCCGGGCTCAGTTACCTTGCAGATCTGCTCAAGCAATTTAGCGGGGACATGAATAAAGCCCTCACGGCCTACAACGCGGGGCCGAGCCATGGCGGGATCCCGCTGCGTACCGGAGAAAATAGCACGTTCGCTGAAGACGTCCTGCGTCGGATTCCTCGCGGCCCGCTTGATGTGGTGCAGCAAGCCGAGCGCATGCAGGAAGCCCTGCGTGTCGGGAAGGACGAGCAAACCCCCGACCGTGAAGCGATGGCGCGCGTGCATGCGACAGGCCGTGAAGATATCCGGCGCATAGAGGAACGAGCCCGGGAAGCCGCTGCTGATGCGAAGACCTATCAAGATGCCATCGATACGGTCACGATGACCTTGGCGCGGCATGAAGAACAGGCCCTCGGGACGTTAGCACGCCTCCAGGCAGCGTATACCCAGACGAAAGAAGCGCGCGATGAGGATGCCGCGGCGGCGCTGAAAGCCCAATTTGCTGGCAATGCGGCAATTACGACGGCAGCCGATACCGTGATGCAACTCGCGCAGACGCGCAGCGCCTACAAAGAAGAAGTGGAGGTACTGAAGGACCGGTTTATCGCCCTGAAGCAAAACGCTGATGCCCAGCGCGCACTCGAACAGCGGATGACAGCCTTTGATGAGCGCGTACTGGAATCGCTGATGGGGCAAACCCGCCCGCGTGATGAAAGTCCCGCCATGGCCTTACGACGCCAGGGTGAACGTGAGGGCATTCCGCTGACGCCTGGGCGCGATCAGCAACTCCAACAGGTAGACGCCGCCTGGCGCCATCAGCAACGGCTCAATGAGGCCGTGCAAATTTTTGAAACGTTTGGCCAGTCGGTGGGCCAGTCCTGGACCAACGCGCTCCTCAGCATCGCTGATCACACGAAGACGGTGGGACAGGCGTTCCGGGAGATGGCACGGAGTATCTTGCAGTCGATCATCCAGATTACGTCGCAAGAAGCCTGGAAGAGTCTCATCCACCTGGGCGTCGGGCTCCTCACGAGTGCCATTGGCGGGGCGGTGAGTGGCGGCGTGGGACCCTCAGGCTATGGCGCAGATCTGTCGGGCAGTGGCATGAACCTGGCGACGACGTTTGCGGCTCAAGGTGGCGCAATTGTGAATAAGCCCACGACGATCCTTGCTGGAGAGAATAGTTCTGTTAATCCCGAATATGTCGTCAACCATCCCCAGATGCAAGCCTTGCTCGCCTCGGCTGTTAGAGCTGCGCCGACAGCCGGAGGGCAAGCGGCCGGCGCAGGGATCGTCATTATGAACTTTCCCAGCCAGGCCGCCGCCGAACAAAGCGCCGCCGATCAGCGCGCGCTCGGGAAGCAAGTGATTCTGAATGAGGTGCTGAACGACCTAGGGCGCGGAGAGGCCTCAAAGATCTCACGCGTGCTCAGAATGACACAGCGCTAGAGGGTATTAGGGAACGTGCTTCCAGATACGACGACGAACAACAAGGCCTGCATGCTCTGGTGTTATGGAAAATTGCCTTCCGAGATCACAGAGACGCGCTCCCTGGTCATACAGCAGACGCATCGATGTGACTTGTGATTCTGTTAGCTTCGCGTTGTGGTGTGTTATGCCACGCATTTTGTTTGCATGCGTTTGCATAAGAATGTCTATATTAGAAATAGTTGAGGGAATATGTGTCCATGTTTTTCCATGAACAACATTATAGATGGCAACTTTATCTACCCCAAAATGCTCAGCAATCGGTTTGATCTTCCATCCATCAACATACATCTTACGTATGAGTGGAATATCACTATCTTTAAGCTTAGATTGCGGCAACTGTTCTCCGCGAGCCTGAACGCCATGATAACGACCAATGAGACTCCCACGCTTAACTGCATCTTGCGAATTATCTTTCGCAGTGCCTGGGCGAATGTGGAAGGGATTACAGCAAGGCGGGTGCGAGCAGTAGTGACAACCGAACAGTCCTTTGGGAATAAGACGCTTATTCCACAACTGCCAAGCAATGCGATGCGCACGATCAGATTTCCATTTCCCATTTATACATACATTGAAAAGACCATAGCCTTCTGGCCTGCGGCCTGCAAGCCATTCCCAGCAACAATAGGGACATTCAGTACCATGCTCGCACACGGCAACGTTTTTCCAAAATCTCTCAGACAGAGAAGGGGCATGGCGAATGCAGGTTCGCTTACAAAAAACTCTCAATGGATCTTTAATTCTCGATGGGTTACGAAAAAAGACTCTTCTGCAGTCGGGGTTCTGGCAAATACATTCAATATGCATGCTCAACCTCCACACATTGAGAGCGGCTCCACAGGAAGAAGGGTGCGGCGGCTGACCAGTGTGGAGTTGCTGGCTTGGCGGGCTGCAGACCCGAGCCGCGCGCCTATATATTATAACAGAAAAGCAGCGTGAAATATGCCCTCCTATCCGCAAACGCCGCTCCCGAGTGAGATTTCAGTTCCCGACTATATCGATCCCGTCTTCCGGTTCGATTCTGACTCGGGCGTCTCTATACGGCGTGTTAAACATAGTCGGCCAAGGCGTAGGTGGGTACTTTCATATTTTGGCAAAACGACGAACGAAATGCATTTGATCCGCGATTTCTTAGCATCACAACGCTTTGGCACACTTCCCTTTGACTGGTATCACAGTACTAGTTTGGATAATGTTACTTTTCTTGCTACTACACCTATTACACTCAGCTTCAATGGTGCGCATGGGCTCATCACGGGGCAGATGTGTGGTGTATTTTCCTCACCCGGCGGGAATGCCAAGAACGGTTTCTATACGCTGACACGTGTCAATAGCGTACAAATTAGCCTAAACGGCAGCACCTCCGGTGGTGCCGGCGTGGGGTCAGTCCGTGTCTACGTCCCCAATGCCGTCGGCATCTTTAGTGATGATACGTGGGCGTCCCCGGTCACCTTGCGCGGGCCAGAGACACTGACCCCTCTCAGCGGCCAGACGCCACCAGCCTACAATTTCACCGTCACCATTGAGGAATTGCTCTAGCCATGCCGCGCATCTATAGCGCCAATCTCGCCCGTGAATACGCCCGTGTCGCCAGCGATCACGTCATCACCGCCGCGATGCAGGTGGACATTCCTGGGGCGGGCACGCCGTACCGCATCGTCAATTACGACCAGGACGTGACCTTCCACGGCTTCGTCTTTACCGCCTTCCCTATGGACCTCGATATACTAGAGGAACCGACATCCGACGCCCTCGTCCATATCCGCGTGACGGCCGCAAACGTGGATCAAGCCATACAATCACTCCTCGAAAACTACTGGGGCGTGGACCCGAACTGGCAGGTGACGCTGTGGCAGATTGACGTCCAACAGCCCAACGAGACCCCGTTTGGCGCAGGCGCCATCTTGCAAGTGGATAGTGTGGAAACCGATTTCCTCACGGCAACATTTGATCTCGTCTGCGAGGGCTATACGCTCGGGACACTTGTTCCTAAGCGTAGGTATAATAGTACTTCAGGTTTTACTAATTTACCTAGGCATGGTTAATTGAGGACTGAGAGAGTTGTTCGTATGCTGACGACCATCCCCGATCCCCGCACGATTGCCGACCGCTACCTGGGCCTGCCCTACGCCCACGCGGACTGCTGGGATCTGGTGCGCCTGCTCTACAAGGACGGCTTTGGCATTGACCTCGCGACGGATCAACTGACGGCCGCGGAGGAGTTTGTCGAAGTGTGGTGGCACACCACCGCGACGGATCCGCTCCCGCTCCTGCGCCCCTGGGATCTCTACATCCTCGCCAAGGTCGAGACGCTGCCCTTTGCGCGGCATGTCGGCGTCATGCTGGACGGCGGCCTGTTTGTGCATGCCCGCGAACACACGGGCGGCGTCAGTCTGGAGCGCTGTCGGCATTGGCGCCCGCGCCTCCTCCAAGTCGCCCGCTGGAGGCCGCTCACATGAAGAGTATGCGCAGGCTTCCCCGTCCCCCGCCCTGTCCGCGTGAAGGGCTGCTTGTCACCGCGGAACTCGTGATTGTCTGTTCCCCCGTGCGGGGCGCGGATCGCCACTGGCGCACCGTCCGGCTCCCGCTCACCCCAGGTGTGCCGCTGGCGCATGTGCTGCCCCCAGACATCCCTGCGGCCCAAGTCAGTATCAGCGGGAAAGTCATTGCGCCTGAGGCCTACATGACGACGCTGGTGCAGGACCAGGACGAAGTGTGGCTGATTCCGCGCTGGGGGATTGAGAGTAGCGTCCTGATCCCGCTCCTGATCTATGCGGCGGTCGGCATTGCGGTGGGCATTGCCACGACGGCCCTCACCTACTTGCTCTTTCCGCCCGCGAAGCCCCATATCCAGCAGGCCGTGGACGAACCGACGTTCAGCTTTGAAGGCATCCGCACCACGATTGGCCCCGGCAACGTCGTGCCCGTCCACTATGGCCGCGTGCGCGTGGCAGGCCAACTCCTCAGTGCCGCCGTCGAGCAAGCCATGACCGTGATTGACGTCGATCCGTCTGGGGCGACCGCCGGCGTGCCGCATGCCATTGACAATGTCTATGGCGGCGATCTGTCCCTCGATGGCACGGTCGGCAACCCCATCGTCGTGGTGGCTAATACCCATGGCGCGAGTACCGGCAGTCATGTCGATATTGGCGGCGTGACGGGCAAGACGGCCGCGAATGGCGGCTGGTACGTCACCTACATCGATGACAACACCCTGTCCCTCCAGTCCTCCGCGGGCATTGATCAGCGCGCCTATACCGGCGGGGGCATCCTCGTGGTGCTCGATACCCCGGCGACCGCCCCCACCCGCCGCGTCGATGCGATTGCGGCCGCCCCGACGCTCAATCTGCTCCTCGGCTTTGGCGAAGGCCCCATCGGGGGGTTCCTCACCGAGACGATGGAGCTGAATGGCCAGCCGCTCGGCAACTTTCCGCAGGTCCTCGTCTACGTGCGCAACGGGTACAGCGACCAGACCGCCATCCCGGAGTTTGGCGAGACGGCCAATACCTTTGCGGATGGGCGCGTGATCGCGGCGGATCCGGGCATCGTCTACACCACCACGCAAGCCGTGCAGGCGTTTGCCCTCAACATCGTGTTTCAGGAAGGGCTCTTTTTCCTGACGAAAACGGGCGAAAAAGAAGAGAACGTGACGACCCTGGGCTACCGGTACCGCGTGCATCCAGCGGGCACCTGGACCAATTTCAGCTTCTTTGACGTGGCGGCCGCGCGTACCTCGCCCGTGCGCTTTGGCATCCGTCGTGAAGGCCTGCCGCTGGCGATCTATGATGTGCACGTGGAGTTCTCGCATGCCCGCCAGGTGAACGACGTCCAGGCCAAGTGGATGCCCACGCTTGAATCGGTCACGGAGATTCAGCACAACACGAATGCCTATCCCAATACGCCGCTCCTGGGGTTGCGGGCCGTGGCGACGGATGCCCTCCAGGGCGCCCTGCCGAATGTGACGATTGAGATCCTCGGGCGCATCATTCGGGTCAATGAGTTCACGCAGAACTGGAATTACTCCCAGGACCCGGCCTGGTGCACGATGGACATGATGACGCACCCGCGCTATGGCCTGGGCATCCCCGATGCGGAGATTGACCTGGGCTCCTTCAGTGCCTGGTGGGCCTACAATACGCAGACGGTGAACGGCAAGCCGCGCCACACATTTAACTATAGTCTGGACCGGGAACTCCGGGCGCAACCCGCGCTGCTGGAGATGGCCGGAAATGCCCGCACGCTGCTCCTGAAGGATGAGGGCATCTGGACCGCCCGCCCGACACGGGATGAAACGCCCGTCCAACTCTTTAACTGGGCGAATTGCACCAACGTGAAGCTGCGGTATACCCGCGATCCCGACCGCATTAACGTGATGGAGGGGCGCTTTAACAATGCCGAGAATGGGTATCTGCAAGACGTCATCACCTGGCCCGCCGTCGATGACTGGCCCGCCGAGGTCCGCAAGGCGAGTCTCGACTTGCGGGGCATCACCGTCCCGAGTGAAGTGATGCAGGCCCTCCAGTTTGAACTGAATCGCCGGCGCTTTGAGACGCTGATTATCGAGATGGACGTGGCGCTGGATGCGGCCCGCGTGCAACGCCATGACCTCTTTCGCTTTGCGCATCCGCTGCCGGGGTGGGGCACCGGGGGGCGGCTCCTGGCGACCAGTACCACGACGACCTTATTCCTCGATCTCCCCGTCACGTTTGTCGCGGGCAAAACCTATCACATCTATATTCGCCATACGGACCTCACCACCGAAGTGCGGACCGTCAATCATCCCGGCGCCAGTACCGTCAGTGCTATCACGCTCGCAGCAGCGCTCAGCCAGACCCCCGATCAGGCGCGCGGCACCCTGTGGGCCTTTGGCGAGTTGACGCCCGTGGACACCGCCGTGAAGGTGTTTCGCGTCACGGCCCTCCAGCGGAAATCCGATACCACGGTCCATATCCAGGGGATCATCCACAATCCCTCGATCTATGACGAGGCGACGGCCACGAGTCTCCCCGTCATCTCGAATCTCTTTAACCCAGCCGGCCCCGCCCCGCCCATTACCTCGCTCATCCTCACCGAAGTGACGCGGATTCAAGCCAGCGGGGCGAGTCTGCGCGTGGTCAACCTCTCGTGGGATGTGGCGGCCCTCTCGGCGGGCTTTGGCCCGTATGGTGGGGCACTCATCCTGCGGCGGGCCGTCCTCGAAAGTAGTGGGGCCGGCGTCGCGCAAGCGGGCATCATCAACTTTGGCGCGATCCAAGACCCGAGCGATGCGAACGTCAATTTTATTCCCCTCATCCAGTTGCGGGGCCATGTCCTCGACTACGATGACTATACCGTGCTCACCGGCACGACCTATGTGTACCGCGTCGTGCCGATCTCCCAGGGCGGCACGCCGAATAATACCGGGGCGCGCGAAGCCATGATCCACGTCGCCGGGCCGACGACCCCCGACTTTTTTCCGGGCACGGTGCAACAGTTGCGGCTCAAAGGCCAGGCGGTGGGGGTGACGGACTTTGAGGGGCGTGATGTCCATATCGAATGGCTCCCGGTCGCCGATAGCCCGCTCTTTACGCAAACCTATTTTGTGCAGGACTATATTGTCGAGGTCTGGGCGCCGGGGCAGCAATACCTCATGCGGCGCACCACGGTGCTGGCGGGCTCCCCGGGCGTCGCGATTCAGTGGACCTATACGCTGGAGCAAAATGCCGAAGATCAGGCGCGGGCCGGGATGGGCGGGGCGCGCCGGGATATGTGGTTTTTCGTCTGGGCTCGCACCAACACCAATCGCATCTCCCTCGATCCGGCGATCCTCAAGGCGAATAATCCGCCGCCCGACATGGGCGACATGATCCCCGAAATCGTGCCATTTCTCTTTGTCATTATTGATTTTTCGCAGTTTGTGCAACCGCGCGACTTTGACCATTATGAGATTCACCTCGACCTCATGGATCCCCCGATTGCCATCTATGACAATCTCAGTGCCTTTTCGGTGGCGGAAGCGAAAGCCTTTAGCAAAATCTTTGTGAGCGGGCTCCAGGTCGGCGCGACGTATTACACGTATATCTTGCCCTACGATAGTTTTGGGCCGGGCATTCCCACGCATACGGCCAGCTTTGTGCCTGCCGGGATCACGGCGGATTCCTTTGATAGCACGCCGCCCGCCGACCCGACCGGGCTCGCGCTCACGACAGGCGTGGACCTGAGTTCCGATGGCACGACGATGAGTTGGGTCGAGGCAAGTTGGGACCTGGCGATGGAAAGCGATGTGGCCGGCTATGAGGTGCATGTCTATCTCAATACGAGCACGAGCCCCACCGTCTACAATCCGGAGCGGCGGCAGCACCTCATTCATATTCCGGTGCCCGGCAATACGCCCGTCATGGTGCGCCTCCTCACGTTTGACAAATTCCACAATGTCTCCGGCTATAGTGCCGACGTGTCCATCATCTCCGCCAAGGATACGACGCCGCCTGCGGCCCCGACGAACCTGCTGGCCGTGGGCAGTATTCGCTCGATTGCGCTGCTCTGGACGCCGCCGCCGGACGGGGACTATGCCTATAGTGAGATCTGGTCGGCGCCCGTGAACAACCGCGCCAGCGCGACCCGCATTGGCACCGGGGAGAGTAATTTTATTCATGACGGGCTCGGGCCGAACGACACCCGCTATTACTGGCTCCGCGCGGTCGATACGTCGGGAAATGGCTCGGCGGCCTTTCAGCCCGCGTCCGCGATTGCGGGCGTCGCCGGGACGGCCGGCCAGCTCGACAGCACGTTTATCAGCAGTCTGATTGCCACGAAGATTACGGCGGGGACCATTCAAGCCTTGGTGCGCCTCGGCGTCAACAATATCGTGCTCGATGGGGTGAATAATCTCATCACCATCTTCGATAGCCAGAATGTGCCGGTGCCCCGCGTCTACCTGGGGAAGCTGGGGACGCTCAATACGGCCTACGGCATGCAGATCTTTGATGCGAACGGCGTGCTCATGTGGAATTTTACCGATGGGGCGCAGACGGCCGGCATTAGCGATGCGGCCGTCGTCGCGCGCCATATTCGGGCCGGGAGCATCGAGGCCGCCCATCTCCAGACGGAGTTTGCGGTCATTACAGTCGGAGCGCAGATTGCCAATGCGCTGATTGAGGATGCCAAAATTCTCACCTTGAGTGCCCCCAAAATCACGGCCGGGGCCCTGCAGGCGGTCTATAGCATCGGGGTCGGCGGGGATGCCATTACGCTCGACGGCCCGAACCATTTAATAACGATCTTTGATAATCAGAATACGCCCGCGGCACGGGTCTATCTCGGCAAGATCGGCGCGACCAATATCGACTACGGGATGCAAATCTGGAGTTGGGATGGCCAACTCATGTGGGACTTCAACAGCGGGGCCACGAGTCACGGCATCGGGACCCTCGCCGTCACGACCCCCAAGGTCGATGAGTACGCGATTACCACGCCCAAGATCGGGCTGGCCGCCGTCTCGGAATCGCTCCTCTATAGCTCGGCCTCGATCATTTCGAGTAGCGGGACGGAAACTGTCGTCGCGAGCCTGACCTTCACGCTGCTCAATCCGGGCGATGTCGTGCTGTTTCTGGCCCAGGGCATCGGCAGTAGCGGCGTCGGGCAGACGATGACCGTGCGCATTCGGGAAAATAATCTCAGCGGCAACATCCTGAACAGTACGGCCCAGTCCGATGCCGGCACCGCCACCAGTATCGCCCTGAACGCCTTCTATCAGGTGCCCTCCGCCCTCAGTGGGAAGAGCTTTTACCTGACGCTGAACCAGACGCTGGGCTCGGGGGGCCTCAGTGTGTCGGATGTCAGCTTTATCGCGTTGCGGCTGCAGAGGTGATGACATGGCCCTCCTGAAATATCGCCTGGATACGGGGTTCATCGATGCCGTGATTCAGGGCAGCAGTCTCGGCCTGACACAAGCCCAAATCGTGCCCGACGACCCGACCTATGGCTATCTGCTGACCGACGACGCGCATGATCCGCGCGTGTGGCAGGAGCAGTACGCGATTGTCGAGGGCGCGGTCAGTGCCAAGGAAGAACTCACGATCACGGCGACGCCCAACCCCTTTGTCGCCGATGCCGTGGCCACCTGTACCGTGACCATTGACCCGTTTGAAGCATGTACGCTGGTCGTCAATGGCGCACCGCTGGCCCTGACGACGGAGGATCCGACGCTGGTCCTCACGTCCGATGTGCCGGCGCTGTTTGTGATTGCCCTGCACACCATGGCAACGGCGTGGGCGGCACCGATCACCGTGGAGGCGACCTAGGATGCCGAGACTCGACCATCGCGTTGATCCAACAACCGTCCTAGCCCCACGTGAGCGCATGGTCTTTGACGTACTGCTCACGCAGATCAACGCGCTCCGGACACAACTGAGTTTGCCCGTCCTCACGCAGCAGGCCATCCGCCAAGCGGTGCGGCAATATATGCACGATCACCCTGATACCCGTGAGGACCGCTAATGTGAGCCAATTGGGGGCGGGTTTCGGGACCAGTTACTCAGCAGGGATTGACACCGCACAAACGTATGTCAATGGTACTCCTGCTGCGCCTGATTCTAATAGTCGCATCGACTCTGAATTAGTCAATGATATACTAGCGGCGATCCTCTCCATCGAGACCTGTCTCGGCGCGCAACCGCAGGGGAGCCTCGGCAGCGTCGCCGCCCGCTTGAACCAGTTTCTCCCCGGCATTGGCAGTGCGGCAAGTCTCATCGACTTTGTCAATCGTATTAGCGTGTACGTCGGCGGCACGACCCATCGGCTCGGCACACGGGGACTCCTGGCGCAACTCTATACCGATGCCGTGCCTGCCGCCGCCGTGGAGCCGGCGGCCCTCACGGTGGATCAGAGTACGTATGACGTCCTGGCGCAGTTTGCGGACCCCCTAAGTGGCAGTCTGGTCCTCAGTGGGGCGGCGCCCTACATTCGGGACTTCACGGCCGCCACCACGGTCACCGTGCTCGGGAGCGCGCATGGCTTTGCGACGGCCGACCTCCTCTGGCGCCTCTATGACAATACGCAACCGGCGGGCCAGATTCTCGGCAGTGCGGTCTTTGCCCCCGATAGTATCACGGTGCATCCGAGCACGTTTGACGTCGTCGTCACCTTTAGCGATCCCATGACGGGGTATCTGGTGTTGACGAAATCGGACCCGCAATATGCCGCGAGTTTCACGAGCCAGATGACCGTGACCGTGGCCGGGAGCACGCATGGCCTGGGCACCCGGGCACTGCTCTGGGGCGTGTGGGATGCGAGTACGCCGCGCACGGCGCTGGCCCCGAACACGCTCACGGTCCATCCCACGACCTATGATGTCGTCGCCACCTTTAGCGATCCCACCAGCGGGCGCCTCGTGCTCGGCAGTGTGGCGGACTTTAGCGGTACGGACTTTACGATTCGCGACGGGGGCGTGGTCAATCAGACGGCCACCAGCGTCTATTCCCGGGCGGGGGATCTCTCGCTGCAAATGGGCGCAGGCGGGCATGTGTATCTGCGCAATGCCCTGAGCGCCATCCTCGCCACCCTGACCACGGCAGGACAGTTGGGGCTGGGCGTGACGTCGCCCTCCCACCAGCTGGAGTTGAGTACCGATAGTGCTAGTAAACCTGGAACGAGTGCTTGGACGATATTTTCTGACGCCCGTTTGAAAGAGGTCCGACGTCCGTATCTGGAAGGCTTAGACCTCCTCCTGCGCCTAGAGCCCGTCGTCTTTGCCTATAACGGGCTCGGCGGCATGCCCAAGGACGGCAAAGAGCATGTCGGGTTGATTGCACAAGCACTGCAACAGGTGGCCCCGACGATGGTGGGAAGAGCACGGCGTGCTCTCACGCCAGGCGGCGCGGTCGAAGATATTCTGACGAATGAAGGGAGCGGGACGCTCGTGTATACGCTCATGAACGGCCTCAAAGAACTGCATGCGCGTGTCGAAGCACTGGAAGCGACGCTCGGACGCACGGAGGCACCGCCATGCGACAGAGCCTAAGAGGCATCCTCCTCAGTATAGGGCTCCTCCTGTGCGCGGTGACAGCGAGCTATAGTCAGAATCCCATTGCCGGACCGCGCACGATCTATGGATGGTTTAATACCGCCACGACCTCAACGGGCGCAACGAATACGTATGCGATCACCCTCACCCCAGCGATTCTGTCCTACCATGTCGGCGCCTGCTATGCGTTCTTCGCGCATGCCGCCAACACCGGCCCGGCGACCCTCAACGTCAACGGGCGCGGGGCGAAGGCCCTGATGAAGCGCGTGGCGGGCGTGGCGACCCCGCTCGTCGCCAATGACATCGGCATCGGCCAGCGGGTCGAAGCCTGCGACGACGGTACCACGTTCCAGGTCGAGGGGCTGAGCGGGGGCACGGGCGGCAGTGGCTCGCTCGGCAATGTGACGATGAGCACTGCCACGGCCACCAATCAAGTGCCGATCACGACGTCGACCGTGGCGGGCACCTGGCAGCGCCTCCCGCTCGGCGGGGCTGGCACGCTCCAGGCCGCGGATGGCACGGGGCTTTTTGCGGCCTATGTGGGCAATACCTGTCAACTCGCAGGGACCTATGCCAAAGGCGTGACGGCCACGGGCGTCCTCATCTGCGATGTGCCAGCCATCGCCCAATCCGTCGCCAAGCCGCTCCTCGCGCAAAGTAATAGCCAGTTCCCGGTCGGCGTGAATCTCGGGGTGTTGCCCTCGGGCGTCCTCTACGCCACGACCAGCGGGGGGCTCGCCGCCGTCACCACCGTGCCGTTGCCCGCGGGCAATCTGGCCGGGACGGATGGCCCGCAGACGCTGGAGCAGACGTTTGTCCCGCCGCGCGTCAATACGCTGGCCGATCCCAGCACCACCAGCGGCACGATTCAGCCCAATCCCGTGCTGTATGACCTGGAGCGCGTGACGGCCATGACGACGGGCGCGCTCATCCTCAACCCGTTGGGCACGGCGCGGGCCGGGCAGTGGTATCGCTTGCGCCTGCGCAGTGCCACGCCTCAGCCGCTCACCTGGCAACCGCAGTATAGCGAGAATGCCGGCTGGGACTTGCCGGCCGCGACGACCGGGCTGAATAAAGATGATCTCCTGCTCTTTGAGTACGACTCGACCACCTCGACCTGGCAGATCATTTTCAACTCGCAACTGATTGCCACGCTGGCGGGGGGCGGCGGGGGCGGGGCGGCGCTGGCCACGGGGGCCTACAAGGACGTGGCGTTTCACGGCGAAGGCACGACGTGGGACGTGGACACCGGCCGCTTTCTCTATGATCCGGGCAACCATGTCGGCACGATCCAGGAAATGACGCACGGCCAGGGCAGCGGCCTCGTGGAACTGACGGACCCGCATGGCTGGACCAGCACGCTCATGGCGGGCAATTTGAGCGCCCATCACTTCAACACGCTGCCCGATAGCGATGGGGCGCTGTGCACCGTCACGTCCTGCGGGGGCGGGGGGACCATTACGATCTCGGGCACGCCTGTCGCGGGACAGTCGACGGAATGGGTCAGCGCGACGGCCGTCCAAGGGGTGGCCGTGACAGGCACCGGCAACTACGTCAAGGCGACGAGTCCCACCCTCGTCACGCCCGCGCTGGGCACGCCGAGTGCGGCGGTCCTGACCAATGCGACCGGGTTGCCCCTGAGTACCGGGGTCACGGGGAATCTGCCGGTGGCGAATCTGAATAGCGGCACGTCCGCGTCATCGTCCACCTTCTGGCGCGGCGATGGGACGTGGCAGACGCCGGCAGGCGGGGGCAATGTGTCGAACACGGGCACGCCGACCAGCGGGCAAGCGGCAGAGTGGACGTCCGCAACGGTCATTCAGGGCGTTGCGGTGACTGGGACGGGCAACTACGTCAAGGCCACGAGTCCGACGCTCACCACCCCCACGATTGCCAAACTCGCGAATCTGACAAGTAACGGCCTGGTGAAGACGTCGGGCGGGGATGGCACGCTCAACGTCGTCGCGGCACCGAGCGGGGCGGTCGTCGGAGATACGGATACGCAGACGCTGTCTGCGAAGAGGATCACGCCCAGAGTCACGACCTTGACAAGCAGCACCACGTACACCTGTGCGGGAGACTCGTCCGACGACTGCGAGATGCAGATGACCGCTGGCAGTGGGACGCTCACGGTGGCCGCCCCCTCAGGCACGCCCGTCAATGGCCAACGCCTGTTTCTGCGGTTCCTCTGCACGTCCCAACAGACGTTTGCTTGGAATAGTATTTTTATTGCGAGCCCGAACGTCGGCCTGCCCACGGTATGCCCAAGCGGAACATCCGCCTGGACAGCAATTGGCGTGGTCTATTCCACAGTGCTCTCCAAATGGCAAGCGTATGCTACTAATTAGTTTAGGATTATTCTATATGTTTATGTATATTATTTTTATGTATCTGCAATGGCCGAGCCATAGCCTCTTCAAGAGACAGTCCACACTGCAAGCGATAATACAACGTGTGATAGTTCATTCCGATGCTTTGCGCCCACTCCAGCAGCGATTGCGTAATATCATTCAAGGTGAAAGAAAGGCTCGTGCGTTTATTACGTGCTTGCACAGACAATGTTGCCCAGATGCAATTGTCTGGCGCATACCCTTCCGAGTTTCGCACTCTCTCGATAGTGTATTTCGGCCCTGGGCGAGGCCCCATATCTTCATAAAAATTGACGAACGAGTCTTGCCATCGTGCACAGATAGTAATCCCGCGACCACCGTAATCTGCATAACGCGAGCTGCGCGGGTTCAAGCATCGTGCCTTCATGTTTTTCCATACAAAGTATTCCGCAGTGTGTGCCATGCCATGCGTTCGACTACGTTGCGTATTCTCCTCAATCTTAAAACATCCGCAGCTTTTGGTTGCACGTCGGCGCAAAGCCTTCGCATCGACAACGCGCAGAGCACCGCAGCTGCATTGACACATCCAACGTGTCCGACCATCACTCCCATTGGCCGCACGGCTCAAGACGGTCAATCGATCAAAGAGTTGTTCAGTCAAATCAATGAAATTATGGGCAGTCATGCCGCCTCCTTACAGGCTCAGAAGGATGGATGGCTTGGACCTGTCTGGGTAAGGCCAAACAGGATTACGCTAGCAAGGCAACCAAGCCTGCTAAGTATAGCACAGGAGTACGCACAATGCTTGTCGTAACACGCCTCGGAGCAGCCCTGCTCCTCATGCTCTGTCCCCTCATCGCCGGGGCAGTCTGCACCCCGTCGGATTTGAAAACGGAATTGCAGACGAACCCGGCCAATCTCGCCGACAGCCAGTCGGTCAGTCTCCAAAACCTCTTTGCCGCAGGCAAGGATGCCGATGTCCTCACCGTCATGAACCAGGTGCGCAGCGGTGCCACCTACCAGGTCGATCCTGCCCCCGTCGCCGTCGCCGACCTGAAGGCCACCGTGCTCGACCCCGCCGAGTATCTGGCGCTCTCGGATCATCAACTCGCGCAACTGAACACCATTCTCGGCACGACGACGGTGGATCTCAGTAAAGCGAATATTCGCGCCATCCTCGTCGGCGCAGGCGGCAGTCCCCCGATTGTCGGCATCTTTGCCAATCCCAGTGCCACCCGCACGGCGCTCATTGCGATGGTCAAGCGGCAGGGGTCCCGGGCCGAGGTGGTCTGCGGGCGCAAGCTGACGCTGGATGATATTTCTACCGCGAGGGACGCCACATGAGACGTCTGCTCAGTCTTGTGCTCATCCTTGGGATAGCAAGTCTTGCCCACGCCGCGATTGTGACCAAGTTTCTGCTCGGGAGCCAGACGAGTCTCCTGACGACGCAACTGAACTCACTAACCAGTAACGGATTCACCGCCGCCAGTGCCGCCTTCAATAATACGCCGCTCCAAGCGGGCGACGGCTATGTCCTCTGCGATGTCGAGGGCGTCTTTACCTTCGGGGCCAATCCCACCGCCAATACGGCCGTCGTCGTCTGGTTCCTCATGGCGGCGGACGGCACGAACTACGAAGATACGCCGACCGCCTCGATCACCCTGGGCCGGGCCCCCGACGTCGTCCTCCCCGTGACCGCCGGGCAAACAGGGACGCGGGTCACCCGGCGCATTCTCTGTCCCTGGGGCTTGTTTAAGGCGGTCGCAAAGAACGACTCCACCGGACAGACGTTGGCGGCCTCTGGTAATACTATTAAAATTAGGCCAGTTACTATCGAGGGCATTGCGCAATGATCCTGCGTCTGTTGCTCCTCATCGCTCTCCTCTGCGCGAGCGTCCTCCCCTGCCAGGCCCAACTCTCGCCCTTTGCGCATGTCGGGGGCCTGGGCCTCATCAGTACGCATGCCCCCGTGCAGCGCGAGCATCCCCTCGCCTGGGGCCTCGTGAGCATGTGGCGGGCCATTCCGGGCCTCGACGGCGGACGCCAGTGGTATGACCTCATGAGCACCCACCACGGCACGTTGACGAATGGCGCGACCTGGGGGGCGACCGTGCGCACCGGGGGCTTTGGCGAACTCCGGTTCGATGGCGTGACGACCTACGTCGATGTCGGGCTCACGTCGGACTTCTACGCGAGCACGCAGACGACCCTCACGGCGACCATCTGGCTCAAGCCGACGACGGCGGCCCTCGCGGCGGCCCAGCTGCGCCTCTTCTCCTTCCAGCGCTCGACCGGCTCCCTCGGCTGGGCGCTGCAGACGAGCGGCACGGGCGGCATGCTGGAGGGGCGGTACCGCAATGTATCAAACAGTAACACGCTGCTCACCGGCGCAACGGCGCTCGATACCGGCTGGCATCATGGCGCGCTCGTCCTGAATGGCACGGTCGTCACGCTCTATCTCGATGGCAAGCAGGAAGGGACCGCGTCGGATATGGACAGCGCGAATACGTTCCTCGCGGGCGCCAATCTCGCGGCCCTCGGGTCCTTTGATGGCAGTTCGAATACCTGGGACGGGGCGCTCGATGACGCGCGGCTCTATCTGCGGGCGCTGAGCGCGCTCGACGTGGCCGCCCTCTATAGCCTCGGACGCCAGGGCGATACCGGGCTGCTCAATCGCGGCCCGCTCATCAATGTGGGCGGCAGCAATACCGCTGGGTTTTTCCAGTTTATGCACTGACACGTCACCGCGGTCTAGACGCCGCCGAAAGGATACGTATGTTGGCACGACTCGCCCATCTGCTCCGCTCCCCGACCCTGCGCCTCCTGCTGCTCATGCTCGCCCTCGCCACGCTGCTCCCGGGCGTCGATGCGCAGGAAGCGTCGCGCGGCACCAATACCGTCAAGGCCGTGCTCAATGACCCCAGCACCGGAACGACCCTCTGGTCCCTCGCGAAGATCACCTCGACGGGGGCGGTGATCGCCGGCACGGGCGATACGAATATCCCGCTCTATGTGGTCACGCGCAACGGGACCACGACCGGCTATGCCATGCTCAATCTGAGCGGCGTGACCAGTTGCCGCATGGACGCCACCGCGAGTAACGTGCGCGGCCAGTATGTCGTCGCGTCGGTCACGGTGGCGGGGGACTGCCACGCGCAAGCCGCTGCCCCCAGTAACGGCATTGTCATCGGGCAAATGGACGACAATGCGACGACGGCAGGCAGTCTGGCCCTGATTGATACCAAGATTATTGCCTATGTCCCCGGCAGTGGCGCAGGCACCGGCACCGTCACGAGTGTGACGATCACGCCGCCGACCGAGTATACCGTCACCGGCTCGCCGATCACGACCGCGGGCACCATTGCCTGGGTCAAAGCCACGCAAACGGCCAATACCCATTATGCGGGACCGGCCTCGGGCAGTGCTGCAGCCCCGACGTTTCGCGCCCCGGTCAAAGCGGACCTGCCCCCGCAACTCGCAGTGACCGGCACCGCGACGACCGCGACCCTGGCAGGCGATGCCAATGATTACGCCTTGTGTACCACTGGCGTCTGTCGCATCAATGGAGGCGCAGCGGATCGACTGCTCACCGGCCTGACCGCGGGGACAGGCGGTGATATCATTGCGCTCCAGAACGTGGGCACGACCAATGCCCTCACCCTCAAAGACCAGAGTGCCAGCTCCTCGGCCGTGAATCGCTTCCTCTTCGGGGGGGACCTGACCCTCTTCCCGGGCGAGACGCTGGCGATCATCTATGATGCGACCGCGACGCGCTGGAAGGCCTGGAGTATCGGGATCCCCGACAAGTACAAGATCAAGCCCTGCGTCATTAGCGTCGGCTCGGTGAGTGTCGATGCCCCGCCGCTGGCCGATGATGAGGATTCGCCCCGCGCCTGTCCGAACGACTTTGAAAAAGACTGGAAAATCACGACGGTCGCCTGTATGGCCGACGCGGGCACGCCCACCGTGCGCCCCATCCTGACCGGGGACATCACGGGTACCTCGATTCTCACGGGGGCCTGTACGTGCGGCACGGGTATCTGGGCGGCGTGTACGGTCAACGGCAGTCCACTGGTGCACCCTTTTAGCGGGACGGGGGCCACGTGTAGTAGTACGCCGTGCGATCTGGCCGTCAACATTACGGCAGCCGGGGGCACGGCCAAGTTTGTCCAGGTGAAGATCAAGGGAGTCCTCCAATGAGACACCCTCGCATGCTCCTGGTCGTCCTCCTCTGCGGTCTCTGGTGGGGGCCTGCCCACGCCACGATCTATTATGTTGATGGGGCCGTCGCCGCCGGCAATAGCTGTGCGGCGGCCACCCAACTGACCACGCCCCGGCGCACGATTGCCGCTGGGGTCGCGTGCCTGACACCGGGCGATACGCTGCTCATTCGGGGTGGGACCTATAATGAACTCTTTAGTCCCGTGGGCTTTCGCCTCCCCAGCGGCACGAATGAGAGTACGCGCATCACCATCGCGGGGTATCCCGGCGAAACGGTGGTGATCCCCAACCAGATCAATATCCAGGACAACTTTGATGCCAGCATCCCGCAATATCTCACGCTGGATAACTTGACCTCGCCCCATCTGGAAATCTCGATCAATAGCCACCATATTACCGTCAGCAACAGCAACTTTACGGGGGGCGATTTCGCGACGGTGGGCATCGCCCGCTATACCGATCATGTCCGCCTCGTGGGCAATAAGATCCACGGGGCGCGGCTCGATCTCAATTATGTCGGCGATCCAAACGGCATTCCGGGCCAGTATGGCTGCTACTGTAACGGGACGAATATGACGATGGATGGCAACGAGTTTTATGACAACTATGGCTATGCGATCCATCTCTATCTCAGCGGGGGTGGGGTGGAAAATGCCGTCGTCACCAATAACCTGTTTCACGAGAATTGCTTTAATGACGGCACGCGGGGGCAAGGGCTCAATGTCATCATTATGAATGGCGGGAATAATCTCCTCGCGAACAATATCTTTTCGAATAATCTCTGCATTGGCAATGGAGCCGTCGTGAGTATCAGTCCGGGCACCGGCGGCTTTGGGGTGGATAATAATCGCGTCTATAACAATACCATTACCCAGAACCCGCAGAGCGCGGCGATTGAAATCAACGTCGGCAATACGAATACCAAAATTCAGAACAATATCCTGACGGGGAACGCGGACACCATTCAAGATGACGGGGCCACCGGCACGATCCGGGATCATAATCTGCTCACGGGCGATCCCCTCTTTGTCAATGCGGCTGCCGGCGACTTTCGCCTCCAGGCGGGCAGCCCGGCCATTGATGCGGGCGTCACGCTCGCCGCCGTGCCGACCGATCGGCGCGGGATCGCACGGCCCCAGGGCGCGGCCTATGACCTCGGGGCGGAAGAGTATGGCAGCGGCGTCGTGACGACCGGCCCACAAGCGCTGCGGTGGAAATTCGATGAGGGCACGGGGACGACCGTGGCCGATGCGACGGGCAATGGCTATACCGGCACGCTCGCGGGGGGTCCGCTCTGGGGACCGGGGCGCGTCGGGACCGGCGCCGTGACGATGAACGGCGTGGCGCAGTACGTGACCACTGCCACGATGGTGTGGACAGCGGGGCAGCCCGTCACCGTGCTCCTGTGGCGCAAAGTGACCGCCGGGGGCGTCACCGGGGCCTTTGGCGCGCATAGCGCCGCGGTGCAGGACCGGTTTGGCGCGCATCTCCCGTACAGCGACAATGTCTGCTACTGGGACTACGGCGACTGGCATACCGTCGGGCGCGTGAGCGTGGACTGTACACCCTATCTCGGGCGATGGGTGCGGTTCGCGCTCGTCTCCAGCGGGGCAACCAGTAGCGTGCGGGCGATCTATGCGAACGGCGCGCTTGTGGCGTCGGCGCCGTCCTCGACCGCCCCGACCGTCGATCTGACGGTCTTTGACGTCGGCCGCTGGGTGAATGAATCCGGCACGTACTATGACCCCGGCAGCGTCGATGACTTTCGTCTGGATAATCGCGTCTGGAGTGCCGCCGAGATTCTGACGGACTACCGCCAGAGTGCCACGGTGCGCCGCCACCGCGTGAGCATGCGGTGAGGAGGGGAGTACGATGCGCTGGGTCTGGAGCGCGCTCCTCCTGGGACTGCTGTGCGGCGGCTGCGCCAGCGTCGACCATCTGGCCGATACGCTCAACAAACGCGGGGATACCGCCTGCCTCTGGGTGAGTGGCTCCTATGGCCCCTTCATCGGGGTCTCGGCCCTCATTGCGACCGGCGGCGCCACGATTGACCAATGTCGCGCACTGCGCTGAGCACGAGACGAGGAGGCCCATGGAGCCATCATCACTTCCGACGTCCCCGTATACGCGATGGCAGGAAGACCTGCGCTCGGGCGACCTCCTCCTCTGTCAGGGCACAAGTCCGATGTCCCAACTCATTCAACACGCCACGCAGTCCCGCTGGAGTCATGTGGGCCTGCTCTGGCGTCTGGAGGGGCTGCAGCGGGTGCTCGTGCTCGAATCGGTCGAATCCATTGGCGTGCGGGCGGTGGCTATGGAGCAGTATGTGACCAATTACGCCGACACCGGCCAGCCCTATCCGGGCATCGTCTGTGTGGCCCGGCATACGCGCTTTCCGACCGACGCCGTCCTGCTGCAGCGCCTCAGTCAGGAGGCCGTGACGCTGCTCGGCACGCGGTATGATGGGCGCGAGATTGCCGGCATTGCCTTGCGCATCATGGGGCAGGTCCTCGGGATGCCGCCGCACGCGCCCCATGCGAATACGCGGCTCATTTGTTCGGAGTTTGTGCAGCGGCTCTATGCCCAGGTTGGCCTCGATATCCCCTACGATCCGCGTGGGTTTATCGCCCCCAAGGATTTTGCGACCTGTCCGGACATTGTGGTGCTGGGCGCAGTCCACGACGTCCACGCTACGGAGGAACCCCCATGCCCCTAACCGTGTTTCTCGTCCTCGCGGTCCTGGCCCTCGCGTTTCTCATTATCCACATCCTCCGGGGCATGGCCATCTGGCTCTGCGTGCTCTGCCTTGTCCTCATCGAACTGCTGCGGGCGATCCCGCTCGGGAGGTAACGATGCCGGATGTCCATTTTTGGCTCATCTGTCTGCGGGCGTTTATCGTGGCGTGTGCCGGGATGCTGACAACCTCGCTGGTGCAGCTCTCCGGCACGACGACCAAGCTTGCCACCGCGACGTGGCTCACGGCACTCCTCGGCGGGGCGGTCGCTGCAGCGAATGCGGGGCATGCGGCCTGGCCGGAGACGCCGGCATCCGCACCACCCACGCATACGTCACTCTAGGAGACGTGTCTATGTGGTTACTACTAATAGTTATATTAGTCATCGTCCTCTTTGCAGGTGTCCCAACGGCCCCCTGGGGGAGTTGGCACGGCACGGGATGGGGCATGCCAGGGATTGTGGGCATCGTACTGATAATCCTCGTGGTCCTCTTGCTCACCGGGCGTCTCTAAGGCGATGTTATGGCTGACGACACGATCCACCTCTCGCACCCTGCGGATCCGTCGCTACTAACGACCCAGCTTATGCTGCGGGAAGTGGCGGCGCTCAAAGCCATCTTTGATGAGCGCTTTGATAGTATTACGGTGCGGCTCGTCGCTATGGACAAAGCCCAGAACTTATTTGAGACCAACTTGACACGCGTGCCCACGGAGGTTGACAAGCAGATTAGTCATGTGCGGGAAGTGGTCGACAAGATGTTTAGCACCGTCGAGGAGCGCTTTAGTAGCATTGCGATCCAATTTCAGGAACGCGATATCCGGGTGCACCAGATGAGCGAGGCCCTCGACAAAAATCTCCAGGCTGCCCTCGCGACGGTGCATCAGCGCTTTAGCACGATTGACACGCAGTTTGTGGAACGCGATACCCGCACCGAGCAAATTGCCCAGGGCTCAGAGAAAGCCATCAATGCGGCGCTCGCGGCGGCCAAAGAGGCGTTTCAGGAGCAAAACCGCTCGTCGGCCCTGGCGATTGCGAAAAGTGAAGCGGCGACCATGAAGAGCATCGACCAGCTCACCACGTTGTTTCAGACAGCCATTGGCGGGATGGGCGAACAGGTCGGCGATCTCAAAGGCCGGGTGCTCCTCATCGAAGGCCGCACGGTGGGCCTCACCGCCGCGCAACAGACGCAGCAAGTCGTCAAGACGAGTGAACAAGCCTCCAGCAGTTACACGGTTACGATTATAGGACTTATAGTAGCTTCTATAATAGGCATAGGCGGACTCATGGTCTCAATCCTCCTGCGGAAATAGGCCATCCGCGCGGCGTGCCCACGCACGAGGGGTATGCTATGGTTGTAGAGAATCCTTCGCATCATCCTCGCTGCCTCATCTGAGAAGGAACATCCCATGCCCCGCGCGCCCAATCCCCCCCCGCCCCACCGCAAACGCGGCTCGCCCGGCAAGCCGCTGGCCTGTCTCGCGCCCCCCGCGATGCCCGGGTTCATCCCGCTCGCCACCTATCTCGCGCTCGTCCAGTATGCGCCGCCGCCCCCGGTGCCCGTCCAGGATACTGCGTCCCCGCCGACCGCGCTGATCCCGAAGATCTACGCCCCCAGCGACGTCCCGCACCTCCCCCTGCGGATCCACCATGCGCTCCTCCTGATCGGGCTGCCCCGTGCGCGCGTCTATGCGGACCGCAATGGCCTCGATGCGCCGACACGCCGCCACGGGTCGCCCCGGCGCACGACGGGCTTCTGGGAGCAGTCGCGGGAGGTGCTAGAGGCGCTCGCGATGGACATGCGCACGATCTATCACGCGCATCTGCGGCAGGTGCACCCGGACCTGGGGGGGACGCATGAGGCGGCGGCGCAGCTCGTGGGGGCGTTCACGCGGGCACGGACGTTGTTTCGGCAACATGGGGTCAGTGTATGATGAATCATCTCTGGGGGAGACAAGATGCACCTGGCGGGACAGGATGAGGATTGGCAAAGGATGCCATAGAGACAAAGCGCATATTAGGATCGAGAACAGCTTTGCAGGATTGCGCAACAGCAAAGCCTCGAATGGCTTTATAGTTGGCAATATAGTTCTGAAGTTGTTTCTTCGCAGCATTGTCAAAGACATTGCGTTTAATTTCAACAGGACATATGGCGTTCTCTATCTGAACGAAGCAATCAGGATGCCCACCTCCTTTGACATAGGGATGCTTGACAATAACCCCGCCAGGAATAAGTGTTGCTATATGATCCTTGAAAAGTCCATGCCAATGAAACTCGTCTTTTTCTACGTCGCAATGTTGTCTATTCCAAATAATATTTCCTATGGCACACGCATAGAGTTGCCAAAATGTTCTCGTATCCCTACGGAGAAAGGCCATAAATTTTGAAAGCGCTATGAGAAAACGGATCGCCTGCTTATCATCGTCTAAATCAGACGCAATCGCGAGAAGATCGTAAACGGTCATACATTCCATATCTGCGCCGGACGTAATCCCAAGTGCTTCGCACACATCAATTGCTTTCCACCAGGGCTCTCCCTGATCATCACGGATGGTTACAATATCAAAACCGTTGAACTGAAATGGAAGAAAATCTGGCATGACAGCCCTTTCCCCAGAGGGTTCCCAGGTGGGGTCTGGGCAGCCGCGAGATGGGAAGTCTCGCACGGGTTAACGCCGTTTGCTGCCCAGGTCCGCGCGTCGTGATCGCGACGACAGGGGCAGCATAGCAGAGCGCTTCTCCTCGCGCAAGCCTGTGATACATCTCACACAACGCTCAATGGCAAATCATGCTAAACTCGGTACCAAATTCGTTCGCTAGTACTTCTTACTCTAGGAGACCCCTATGCCTCGTGCCATCAGCACTGTTGTGACCCTCCTGCTCCTCGTCCTGCTCTTCCCGTCCCGCACCCCAGCGGCCCCGCTCGCCGATGCGTATACCCTCACCGACCTGGGCGAGGTGCTCGTCGCCGGGGTCGATCCGCTGCAGCCCCTCGTGGCGGGCACCCTCCTTGGCCCCAACCAGATCGCCGCGCTCCTCTTCCCCGTCCCCGTGCCCCTGGGCTTCCTCCCCGGTGGCACGTTCTCCATCGCCGCCGCCATCTGTAACGGCGCCACGGTGGGTCTGTGCGGCACTGGGCCGTTCTCGCTCTTCACTCATGCCTGTACGTTCACCGGCCCGGGCGGCTTGATCGATGAGGGCACTCTCGGCGATCCCGATCTCTTTAGCGCGGCGACCAGTTGTAACCTGAGCCTCGTCGTGGCGGGCTATGCCGAAGTGCCAGACCGCAGTCACCTGGAACCGACGCTCTGGGAAGACGGACAGCCCCGCACCTTACGCCTGCTGGCCGACCAGCAATCCGCGTTTCTCACCGCCATCAATGACGCGGGCTATAGTGCGGGTGCGGCGACGGATGAGGCCGGGGTGCTCCATGCCGCCTTCTGGAGTTTCGCGGGCGCGATCTTTGACCTCGTCGCGGGGAGTGAGGCGCGGGGCATCAATAACCGGGCTGGGGAGATTGTCGTGCAGGACCATGCCCCCGTCAGCCAGGCCGCGATCTATCGCAGCGATGGCAAGCACGTCCTGACGCCGCTGGAGGGCTTGGAGACGAGCGAGGGCGACGGGCTCGATGACGACGGCAACGTGCTCGGGGCCAGTGTGACCGAGGGGGAGGAGCCGGGACTCACGGTCCGTGTCGCCACGCTCTGGGATGCGCAGGACCAGCCCATCGCACTCCAGGCCCGCGTGACCAATGCGGACGGCTGGCAACTCCAGCGGGTGCTCAGTCGCAATGCCCAGGGGCTCATCGCGGGGGAGGGGCTGGTCCAGGGGGTGCGGCATGGGTTTGTGCTGACCCCCGTGAGTGATCCGCCTGCAGGCCTTGTCGCGACCGTGTCCAGTGACACAGCGCCGCCGCCTATGCCCCAGGACCACGCGCACGTCATACGTGCCATCGAGGCCCAGTTGGTGATGCAGCGGCTCCTCCATCCCGCCAACAGCGAGAGGATAGCTGAGCGCATGCAGCGGGCGTTGCACACAGACTAGCAACGTGGCACGCATGCGCACGGGAGACGATCAGGAAAAGGTGCTGCCCATCGTTACGTCATAGGGCGCATCGTCATGAGAAGGCCTGGGGTCGGGCGGGCCATCCCAGACCCCGGGCGTCTGGTCAATCACACTGTCGGTGGTATCGAGGGGCAAGGCCGGGCAGAGGGCATCGAGAGGAGAGCCCATATCCTCCTCAAATGAGGCATCATAGCCTTGATAATCCGCCACGCCCTCGGCCTCACGTTCCTCAAAATAGTCCTCGACGTAGGGGGTATCCGCTGGATCGACCCAGAACCCCTCTGTGTCACGGAAGACATCGCGGTGGGCATGATCAAAGGCGTGGATCCGGGAGAAGTATTGCCGCTTGGACAATGCCCCGTGCCACAGATGATAGAGATCACCAGGAGCGTAGGCGATGTGGCCGCGGACCGACGCATAAAATGCGGACGACCATTGGAGGATGTCAGGCAGTTGGTGCGGGAATGCCGCATCAATACAGGGATGGGGAATATGCCCGGCAGCCGCATGCGCTATAATATGATCGGCGCCACCAATCAGCGCTTTGTCATAGAGCAGGTGCGCATCAAGAAGTGCACGCCGTATGCCCCAGGCAAAGCCGACATGGCCATGGCGGTCATAATTGGCGTCCGCAGCCAGGGCAGCATGCTGGGCATAGGTGGCCGCAAAGCTGCGCCAGACCCGAGGATGGCGCAGAGGGGTGGCGGTACCTGCGGGCCAATGCTCGACGGGAAAATCTGGCTGCAGCTGATGGCGGCGAAGATGAATCGCAAACTCAAAGGGCTGTACAATCGTCGCCTCGGCTTGCAACTGCGCCACACTCTGCGTCAGCCACTGCGGATTCGTGAACAGCACATCGGTATCCACCCAAAAGACATAGCGATACTGCGCAGGTAATGTCTCGATGAGTTTGTTGAGTAAGGTCTCTTTATGCCACAGGAGTTGCTGGACATGGACATGCGCAATGGAGGGGCTAGGAGGCAGTTGGCGGGTTGTATCTTCCCCAATCGTGCATTCCAGAATCTGATGCGGCAAATGTTTGATGCTGCGATACCAGTGGTGAAAGGCCAGCAGCCGATAGGGCGAGTGTTGCGGATTAAAGAAGCAGGCCAGAATGATAGCCTCCGGATGGGTATGGTAGCGATGCCGGTTGCGGAGTCGATTGAGCAGGGTCGGAAACATGCGATACTCTCCAGAATAAGAGGAAAGAGAATGACACTACCCGCCCCGTCCCCCAGGCAGGAGACGTAAGCGATGGGGGGGGCGTTCCGCAGCAAGGCGGGCACGCAGACGCGCAATCCCCTCGGGATCGAGGAGCGGCACGGGCGCGGACCGGGCAGAGGGGGCGGTCACACGTAGGATGGTCGACAGTGCGACTCGTATAGGGCGTGCGGTGCTTCGTATAGCCCACAATCGTCCAGGCAATCGTATAATCACACCAGCGGGTCGCGGGGGCGTGACAGTGCCAACACACGTCGGCCTGCGGCATAGCGCGCCTTTCATCCATCGGCCTGGCCCTGCGACGCAGGCGCGTGGATCGCATAGTCTTTGACCACAATCCCGTGGTCCGAGGACCCGCGCAGCCGTTGGTCCCACCAGTACAGGCCGTGATGCTTGCCAAAGAGCCCACTGCCGTCCTGATAATTCTTAAAATGGCCGCGCATGATATGGAGCGCCTGCCGCAAGTCCCCCTGGTGCGCGGTGCGCTCCCGCTGGAGGAGCCGCTGCATGGGGTGAATGTCGAGGACCTTATAGTGCACCCGACGACAGGGATCCTGCGGACGGCGCTTGCCGCGAGGATGACAGGGATCCGTCGCGGTCGCGGTCACATTCTTACAGTGCAGGAACGAGAGGGCGAGCCAGAACGGGAAGAGGAGCGGACGGCAGACCTCGCGGCGCTCGCGCAGGTGCGCGCTGGGCCACGCGTCGAGATGGACGGTCCACCATGCCTCCACCGCGCTATGCGTGCGGTGCGTCCGCGGGCAGGTACAGACGGATTGACCACAGGCCGCGGGAATCCAATGCGGCAGGAGGGCGCCATGCGCATCGACCAGACACATCCCAACCATCACCGGGCCGAAGACGGGGGCGGCCCGGTCGAGCAGGACAAACGGAAAGCACTGATACGCCCAGCGCGCCTCCGCAAAGCGGTCCTGCGCGGCGCCGTGAAAGGCGCGGGCGGCCACGGCAAGCACGTCCGGCCGCTGCGTCACGTCGACGCTTTGGAACAGGGCGCCCCAGGCATACTGCCCGGGCCAGGGCAGGACCGCGGTCTCGGTGCGGATGGCGGGCGGCTGGCGCGTCTCCATCCAGAACACCGGGGCGGGCGGCGCACAGTTCGGAAAGTCGGTGCTGAACCAGACATTTTGACTGGTGCCAGCGTACATATAGGCCGTCACATTGTCCACGATAAAGGGTTGCGCATGCGTGAAGGGGAGGACCCCGCCCTCCGCCAGCGGCTCCCCCACCCGGTAGTGCCGGAGCGTCCCCGGGCGCACTTCCATCACATACCCCTCGCGAAAAATCTGATCAATCATGCGCTGACTCATCGATATACCTCCTCACTCACTTAGGGTGGTCACATAGGACGATGATCACCCAACAGAGCATGATAAGCATCCCTAACAGAGCAATGGCATGCCGCGCGCTTTCGATGATGTCACCCATACCTATCTTCCTTCTAGTGTGAGGGGAGAATCGCTAGCACCCGCAAGTGCGTGGGCGCAGGCGGCTTCTGCGCCACCGGCACGGGCGAGGGCGCCGCGAGCGGCGCCGCACAGTCCACCGTCGTCGTCGTCACCATCGTCGTCATCCCCGGCCCCACGATCCCGCCCTGATTATTGGTGAGCTGATTGCCCGCCACCACCGTCCCCACCGCCGAGTCGTTCAGTTCAATCGCCGGGCCATTCGTCCCACTGATGGTATTGCCGACGATCACGTTGCCGCTGCCATACTCCGCCGAGACCGCCGGCCCGCCATGCAGCGTGGGGTTGTCCGTCAGCGTATTGCCGCAGAACAGATTGTTGCTCCCGGCCAGAATGACCACCCCCAGCGTGAGGTTGCGGGTGCCATCATCCGCGGCGTTCCCCACAAACGTGTTGCGCCGCACGATGGCATTATTGACCGTGCTGCCACTCAAATAGAGGTGGAGCGCATACCCGCTGTTCTGGCGAAACGTGTTGCCCTCGATCAGCATATGCTGCCCGTTACAGTAGCAGCCATAGGTGGCCGTCGTGACGCTATAGGCGGGATTGCTCCCCACCTGCGCATCATGCACGAGGGTGCGGAGAATCTCGATATGATCGGTCGTGGAGGTAATCGTGATGCCGTGGTTGGCATCCCCCGTCATGTCGCTGTCCTGCACCCGCAAGAAGCTCGTCTGATCGCCCACACGAAAGGTCGGCATGTGCAGGTTGGCGAGGATGAGATAGCGGACCGAGGACCCGTCGCTATTGGCCTGGATATTGACGGGCTGCGTCAGGACCACGGTGGCACCGGGCGCCCCCTGAATGGTAATCGGCGCCTGCCAGGACGTGCCGCTGGGGAAGACCACGTCGCCCGAGCGCAGCGGCTGGGTATACGTCCCGCCCAGCAGGGTCAGCGTCTCGCCCGGATGCAACTGCGCCACGGCGGCACTGAGCGCGTCCCCAGGGCCAATCGTGAGGGAGGCGGCAGACACCAGCTGACTACTCAGGAGGAGCAGGAGGAGCAGGAGGAGCAGGACTCTGCGCATGCGTCATCCATTCCCGTTCTTCAATCATCCGTGTATGGTCCTCCACCGCCGCCACAAGCTCCCCCAGGGTGGTCCAGATCCCGAGCAGGAGACACATCGTCGTCGCCACAAGGACTCCGAGACAGCCAACGCTCACGAGCACCCACACACTCATGCAGACTCCCGCACGACCCCTGCACCCGACACGAGGCGCTCCACCCGCGCCTTCTCCCGCGCAATGGTCGGAAAACTCTGCCCCAGCCCGAAGTGCAGGGCGGCATCGTTCGCAAGATCGAGCGCATTGACCACCTGCGCCAGCTGCGGACCGCGCGCGGACGCGGGCGGCAGGGCGATGAGATGGTCCAGCCGGGCGAGGGCGAGGCTGACGGCCTGCGTCAGGGCGCGCACATCCTGCCGCGCCGTGCGCAACTGACGGGCTGTCTCACGCGG